GGGGGGGCATAAGGAAGATTTTGCCTCTCGATTAAACAAAGTCAAATCTGTCTTTCTACAGGCGTTTAATGAAGCCCAACAGCTTTCATCAGAATTGAAAGATAGTATATCTCAGAAAGAGAAAACTATCCAAGCAATTCAACTGGAGAAAGAATCTCTCAATAAAATGCTTGTCGATAATGACAGATTCATTTCAAATTTAAAACAATTTGTTGAATGAACAGTAAAAAATTCTTATTGTTTGCTGTCTGGGTTGTTATAACGTTTTTAGTTTTAGCAGCTTGTAACAGCGGCTTAAATGCACCTAGTACAATTACAGCTATACTAGGATTCCTAGGTATAGCAGTATGGATTGTAATTTCTATCAAAACACAGTTCTTTACGAATTGGACAAATATTAAAATATTTAAAAACAAGAAAAAATGAAAAGATTCTTTAAATTGTTTAGCCTTGTGGCTATGATTGGTCTTCTGATGACCTCGTGTGTAACCAAAGTTGACCCTGCTGCCGAGGGTATTAAAGTTAAGCTTGTCGGAAGTGAGCGTGGTGTTGACGATGTCACTCTCGTTTCTGGATGGGTATGGTATAATCCATTTACAACTCAAATCTACGAGTATCCCAATTACGTACAGACAGTAGACTATGAGCCATTTGAACTAAACTCGAAGGATGGTTCTCGTTTTACCGTTGATCCTACTATCTTGATTCAATTGGATAAAGGTGAAGGTCCTATTGTATTTAAAAAGTATCGTAAGGAACTCGAAGACGTTCTTGCTAGTACAATATTTACTTATGTTAAGGACGCATATCGAATTGAGCTTAATAAATATACAGCCGACGAGCTGATTAGTAATCGTAATCAATTTGAATCGGATGTGCAGGCTCATCTTGATACTATTCTTGAACGTGAACATTTCCATTTAAGTCAAGTTACTTCAGGTCTTGCCTATCCCGAAAGTCTTGTTCAGTCAATTGATATGAAGAATAAGGTTGTTCAGGATAAATTAAGAGCTGATAACGAAGTTGAACTTGCTAAAGCGGAAGCAGAGAAACTTATTGTAAAGGCTAAGGCAGAGGCTGAAGCTAATAGACTTCGTACTCAAGCATTGACACCTCAAGTCTTGGAGAAAGCTTGGATTGATAAGTGGGATGGTAAACTTCCTGTTTATGGAACTGTTCCCACAATGTTTAAAGACATTTCTAAATAAGACATAAAAATGTTTTGGATCATCTGTATTATAATAGCAATCATATTTGTTGTTTCTACTGTTCGTAATATGTACGAAATTTCCTATAATGGAAATGAGGAAAAAATTACTCTATCAAGAGGAATGTGGTTGCTTATTATTATGGCTTGTTTCATTCCAATTATAAATTTAGCAGGTACCATTACATTTTGTATACTTCTTATATGTTTAAGAGAAGATTATAAAGTTAAAGGCCCTATAGGTAAATTTATAAATTGGTTAACAACTAAAGTTTAATTAATTAAAATTCTTCCCTCCTCTCATTATGATAAAAAATTCAGACGACAACTTTTTATTATTTCCTATTATTTTTGTAATAGGAAGTATATTTCTAGCTGTATCCATTTTAACATTCATAGATCACAATGATCGTTTGGATGTTCTTGAACAAAGTAGAGAAACTAGTTCAATAGAAGTTCGTCTGGAGAATCCAGAATTTCTACTTTGTGGACCTAAGGATGGATTAATGGATGCTTTACTCTATTATAATATTCCTAATCCGGATATAGTATGGTGTCAGGCTTTTCTAGAAACAGGGAATTTCCTCTCTGAAAGATGTATAATTGACAATAATTTGTTTGGCCTCTATAATACTAAATTAAAACGATATATGCAATTTGACCATTGGTCAACTAGTATTAAAGCTTATAAAACATTCTTTTCAGACAAATGGAACCCTGATGAAAACTACTATGAATATTTAGAACGAATAAAGTATGCTAAAAATGATCCTAATTATATCTCAAAGTTAAAAGAAATTCACAAACAGTTCTTTGAAATAAAATAAATACATGTGGCAATCTTAATTGGTTGCCACTTATGGGAACTTAGCTCAGCTGGTTCAGAGCATCTGATTTACATTCAGAAGGTCATCCGTTCAAATCGGATAGTTCCCACAAAATTTAAATAAATTAACATGGAAATACAATTTGATATTGAACCTACATGTTCTGCTGAATTAATGGATCAAATTTCATTTATTTCTGGAGAATAATAAAAAAATTAATTAGATATGAGAACACTTCCCAGCATTTTAAATATTAAAGGAAAAGAGTATATTTTGGAAGAATGCCATATTCCCGAATCAGACAAATTCATTCCTAATTGGTGGTCATTTTCTTATAGAAAACTAAATAGTGGTCTTCCTCCAAAAGTTTCTAATGGAAAATATTTCTATTTTCTATGCTCGTGTGAAGAAACAAAAGAAGCTGCTTATAATGACTTATTAGACCGTGTAAATTCAATGGTAAATGGTTGATAATTTTATTCAAATTAATTCTTTAATTAACAACTCTTTTAGTAAAGTACCAGATAAATCTGATGCTTACTATCATTTACAAATTCTACAACGAAAGAAAGAAAATCCCAATTCAGGATCAAATTCTAAATTAATTAAAGCTTATTTGATTGATGAAAATCATTCAATAGACTATTATAAAGATCGTATTATAAGATATTGTAATGAATTTAATGCAAGAGCTTATATTAACCCTTCTCCAAAGTCTAAGCGAGCAACTGCTATTCAAATGTTAAATGAAATAGCTGATTGTTTTCGAAAGAATGATTTTAATTATCTTCAGAGATTATGGGATTCATCTGCTGGAAAAGTAGGAGCTATCGATAAATATTGGGTAATTGATTGTGATTATTCCGATACTTTTAATGATAGAACTATTAACGATGTTGTTAATTTTATAGATCGAGAATGTATGCCTGAAGGTAGTAAATTTGTTGCGTGTATTCCAACTAAAAATGGAAAACATATTATAACAAAACCTTTTGATTTGCAACATTTTAAAACTGTGTATCCTGATATTGAAGTACATAAGAATAATCCTACTGTACTTTATATTCCTTAATAAACTAAATATGTCTGATACTCTTGTTATTAATTCTAAGGACCAACTGGAGAAATATTTAAAGAAATATAATTGTAAAACAGTTGATGAATTAGATGAACTTCTTTGGTATAACTATGGAGTTACTCTACAAGTTAATATTAAAAAATATAAATATGGGTCTTGAATAGAGACGGTTGTTCTTTGTTCATAGTTTTATAGTACTGGTTGTGTAGGACCTATAGTATTATAAAATCCCTAGTATAGCTACACCTATACTTTTATGGCCTCATCGTCTAGTTGGTCAGGACGTAAGATTTTCATTCTTAAAACGGGAGATCGTGCCTCCCTGAGGCTACTAAAATATAAACTAATATGCAGACAACTTATTATTTATTGCAATCTTTGTTTCTTTCTGATAAAGAATATAAAGAAATAAAGAAATTAATTGAACAAGCTAATAAACTTTCACAAGAAATAGATAAATTATATGAAGACGTACATCACACAACGGAAACCACAGTTTCGGAGTATTAGAAACTCTAATGGAACTACTACAATTGAATGTTTGATTGTAGCACAATTAAATGTAGCTAAACTACAAAAACATTTTCCTTATCTCAATATAAAGGCGTTATGTCATAGTGTAATGCCTCGTTATCATGTATTTTCTGTACATAGAGGTTATGCAACTTGTTCATTGAATGATAAGTTTGATGAATCAAAGGGAAAACATCTTGCTGAATCAAGAGCAAAAACAAAGATGTATTCTCACTATACAGAAATGTTTAAGCACATACAGACAAAATTAAAGAAAAACTGGCTTGGAATAACATCTATTAGAACCAAAATCTTATCTTGTTTTGCCCACGAAATAAATCATGTTTCTGAATTGGTAAAATAACATTAAGGCGTTGCTTAATAAGTGACGCCTTTTATTATATTTGGGGATGACGTGGTTTTGACAGTAATTACAGAAGTATATAAGCATGTAGACCTCAATACTAAGCAAGTCTTAAAACTACTGGTAAATAAATTTAATTGGCAATAGCCATCGTAACATCATCAGCCTCTATAACGAGAGAAAAGCTGCCTGACCTGAAGAACAGTAAGGATCAAGGACCTAATTTTATTAAGAATAGTTATCGCTTAATATATTATTAGGTTTGATAAGGTTAAAGGATAATTTGCAATTGTAATCTATCCGAATTATAATTAAAGATTAGGATGTAGTATAAATGAATTTTGTTAATTTGCTAGTTTATACGAAACACTAAAATTAACTAAACATGTAGAAAGTATATCATGAATTATTTGGACTCGGGTTCGACTCCCGACATCTCCACTAATAAAAAAAATAAAAAAAATGATCACAATCAGTAAAATTGGAAACAATCCTAAAGAAGTTGGTGTATGCCACACTGTTGAGGAAGCTAATACTTTATTAGATTCTCAACCAGAAATAAAGAATTCATTATATCAGCGAATAATGGAAGCTGAAGATGGTCTTATGATAGATTATGGTAGCCATAATACTTTCTTTTTAATAAAAGGAGTTAATTATAAAGAATTTATACAAAAATTTAAGGGTAATGGGTAATATATTCTTTACATCAGACCCACACTTTGGACATATTAATTTACAAAAGAGTCTTCGTGGATTTGAATCTGATGAACTAATTATAGAAAATTGGAATAAAGTAGTACGTAGTAAAAAGGATAGAGTTTATGTTCTTGGCGATTTTTGTATGCAAAAACCATCTGTTATTCGAGCAATTTTGCCAAAATTAAAAGGCGAAATTATTTTAATAGGCGGAAATCATGATAATTTACCTTGTAGTCGAGAATTTATGAGACAAGGTATTCCTATTATAGGATCACTAAATCTTCATGACCTTATATTTACGCATATTCCAATTCATCCTACTCAACTTGAATTTGGATTAAAAGGAAATGTTCATGGACATATTCACGTTGAAGGAAATATAGAAGGAAGAAAATATGCCCCACAAACTATCACTGATCCTCGATATTTTAATGTAAATCTTGAATTTCATAACTATCAATTAGTTTCAATTGATACTATTGATAAATATTATCAACAATTAAATAAATAACTATGCTCGGTTTACTTTTTATCTTCATAGGAGTTACAATAACTAATGTAATCACCTATACGTTAAAATCTATTATTACTATTAAGGGTAATAAGTTATCTGCTGCATTTATAAATGCAATTAACTCTGCAGTATATATGTTACTTATTATTTATACTGTAAGTGACTTACCTATGTGGATAAAAGTTGTAACAACTATGATATGTAATTTTGTTGGAGTTTATATAATTAAGTTGTTAGAAGAAAAAACACAAAAAGATAAATTGTGGAAAGTAGAAGCAACAATTAAATTATATGATAAAGATAAAATTATTAATTCTCTACGCGTACACAATCTTCCATGTAGTTATTTTCCTATTACCAACCCTAATGCAAAGATGGGAGACCGAATGGAAATAAACATATATTGTAGAACCCAACAAGAATCTAAACTAGCTAAAGAAGTTTTAGATGCTTATGATACTAACTATTTTGTAGCTGAAAGTAAAACGTTAATCTGATGGATAATCTTGACTGGATTACTAGATTGAATGGGTTATGTAAATCTCTTGATCAGGTTTACCGAATTAACAGTGGTGGTTGTGCAAAAGTAGCTTATTATATAGCAAAGGAATTACATAAGCAACATATACCCTATGCTATAAAGGTTTATTTTGGAAACGATTTAACAAAAAAAGATAAACGTAAATTATCTAAAACAGGACCTTTTAATAGTACAATTGATAAATATTATTGGACACATTTAGCTATTGTAGTTCAAAATAAGACAATTAATAGCTATTTTAGTAATTCTTATGTTGTCATAAATACTCCACATGATCTTCGATGGTTAAAGGCTTTTATAGATAATCATGAGTTTAATCCAATTTATGGAACTTCTAATAATCATATTGTTAAATCTTACATTAAAGAATTTTTTAAAAATAATATAATATGAGTAGCGGTAAAGTAAAAGGAGTACAATATTACTCCAAAATTAATACTTGCTTCAAACGCGATATGGATCACTCATCTAAGTTTTATAATTGTATCCAGCCAAACGAAACTTTATCAACTCCAGAATTGGATTATTTTAGAAAGGTTGGATTAAAATTTGAAGCAACAGAAAAAATTGATGGTGAATGCACATCAATTCATCTGATTCCTCATGTAAACTGTCAAGGACAAACTTGGAAGGATATTGCAGGTAATGAACATTGGGTTATTGATCATTATACCGTAGAAGTTCATGGTAAGACTAGTGCTGCTTCTATGAGAACGGAAGAAGTAGAACTTCTCCAAAAGATAGGAGATCTTGGTACTCTTCTTAGTATTTTCTCACAAAAGAAAACAATAACTAACGGTGAACAAACTCAAGATGTGGTATTACCTCCGGAGTCTGAAATTATCATCTTCGGAGAAACTTATGGTAAGAGAATGCAGAAAGTTGGAAATCGATATGATTCTCAAAAATTAAATTTTATCTGTTTTGATATAAAAATAGGTAATATTTGGTTAATGAGGGATTCAATTGAAGATATTTGTAATAAACTAAATATTCAAGCAGTTCCGTTTATAGGAATGTTTACTATTGATGAAGCTATTGAATATGTAAGAAAAGGTTTTAAATCTACAATTAGCGAAGATTCAACTCTTGAAGCTGAAGGTTTGGTGCTAAAAGCTCCACTTGGTATTCTTACTCGTCTTGGAGGACGTATTATTACTAAGATAAAAACTAAAGATTTTCAGGATTTGGAACGTGCTACTAACAGTTAATTTATGGAAAAGAAAACTTCAATAACAGTTAGTGCGTTTTCTGATTTGCATGGAAATCTCATTAACATCCCTGAATGCGATTTAGCTTTTATGTGTGGAGATTTCTCTCCAGTACAATATGATCGTAATTTAATAGCAGTCGCAATGTGGATACAGAATTTTATGATTCCTTGGCTTAAAGAGCAAAAGAAAAATTACGATAAATTTATCTTTATTGCAGGGAATCATGATTTCATTTGTGAATCTGAAGAATGGAAAGACTGGTTTCAAAATCAGTTAAAAGAAAATGGTCTTGGAGACTCTGTAATTTATTTAGAGGATTCAACTTATAACTATAAAGGAATTGACATTTATGGATGTCCTCATTCAGAGATATATGGTTGGGCTTTCTACAGTGGAGATTATAAGGATTACATTCCATCTCCCCAAGCTGACATTATGTTAGTTCATGCCGCACCAAATATTGGAGGATTAGGAGATACAATACTAGGAGGTTATCCTAGATCATTTGGATCTAATTGTCTTGTAAATGGAATCACTACTCCTTGTTTAAATCTTCAATATCTATTTTGTGGACACATTCATGGAGGAAGTCATAGACCTTACAAACATGAGAATATCACTATGTATAATGTTTCTATCCTTGATGAACAATATCAAGTACATTATGAACCTTTAACTACGTCATTATGCTTTTAGCTGGTATAATTATAGCAATATTTGTTGTTTCTTTGGCTTTGATATTTAAATCTTGGTTCGAAGAAACTGAAGACGCAATTGAAGACCCAGATCATTTTATTTCGCCATGAAGAAGATTTTATTATTGTTTGTTTTGTTTTTTAGTTTTGTAGCTAATGCTCAACTAATTAACCCAACTTACTATGTTGTTAATAACCTTGGATACGATACATGTACTGTAGTTTATAATATAGATAGTATTAAAGAGATTACAGTAAGTGTTAATAATCAATTATTTTTGAGTTCTGATAAATGTTCAACTTGCTTTTATGTGTGGAATAGTGGAAATGATTTTACAGGTATAACTATGGGATATGGATTTTATCAATATCTCGTAACTTATAATAAACCTGGTAATTATATATTAGAACTTACAAAATATCCAAGTGTTTCTGAAATGAAAGTATTACACGATAAGATAAATATTATTGTAACTTCTCCATAAATTTATATGGGATTAGACATTTACTTTGAAAAGCGTAAAATTGGAAGTAATGAAAAACCCGTCGAGGTTGCATATTTCCGAAAAGTCAATTTCTTAGTTAGATACTTTGACTATGAAGATAATTGTAGTTATAAAGTTATATCTAAATCAGAAATTGTCGAATTATTAGATCGTTGTAAAGAAGTTTTAGATAATCACGAGTTGGCACAAGAACTACTACCGGTACAAGAAGGATTTTTCTTTGGAAGTTATGACTATGATGAATACTATTTTGACGATGTAAAAAAAGTACAAGAAACATTTACACAATTAGTTGAAGAAATAGATTTTAACAAAGAGGAACTTCTAATGTATTGTTGGTGGTAGAATGGATCAAGAAGTAATACAACAACTAACATCCATTTATCGAATAAAGGTAAAGTGGTGGAATGATAATTCAAATTCATCAGTATATTTAGAATTTTATGATGTACAGATTGAAAATGATAGAACAAAAGTTATTTTGTTAATTACCTTTCCTTACTTTTTATCTGATTTAATGGATGTTTGTGTATATTTTCATACAGAAGCAGAAAATTGCATAATTGAAAAAGATAAAGTTACTCTTATTATATGACTAGAGAACATTTTGTAACTGCATATCATTATGATATTATGGATATAAATTATCCATTAACCTGTCGTAATTGTGTACATTCGGATGGAAATTCATTATGCAAATTAATGATTAAATGGAATTGTCAAGATACATTGGTAGATCCACAAGGAAAATGTTTTAATCATGAGTTAAAACATAATAAGCCACATGAACAATTAACTTTATTTTAATATGAAACTTTTAATAGTTCCTGATGTTCACGGACGTGATTTCTGGATAAAACCTTGTAGAGACATTAAAAAGTATGATAAAATCATATTTCTTGGTGATTATCACGATCCGTATCCTTTTCAAGTAAGTGAACATACATCTCGTCAACGTTTAAGAGAAGATTTAGTACCATTTGTTGAAGACAATAAGGACAAAATAATATGTTTAAAGGGTAATCACGATTGTTCTTATACGATAGGGATTATGGCAGATCGTCATGATCGTTATAATCATAATAAAATTAAGAACCTTCTTGAGAGAATGAATTTAAAACTATCTTACAAAATAGACAATTTCTTATTTACTCATTCTGGTGTATTACCAGAGTGGTTAGAAAGGAATAATCTTACTTTAGAAGATGTTTTGAATGATAATATTTCTGAGCAAGCATTGTCTCAAGTATCTCCGAATCGAGGAGGATGGGATGATTGTGGAAGTTGTATTTGGGGAGATGTTAGAGAATATGCTCTTTCTCAAAAAATTTCAGGAATTTATCAAATTTTTGGACATACTATGTTATATCCAGATTTTAATCCCATTATAACAGAAGAATTTGCATGTCTTGACACAATGAATTGTTATTCGTTGGATACTGAAATTGGATATACATCATTAACAAAAATCGATTAAAATTATTATAGGTTATAGATTAGTTTCTATTTCCTATACAATCCGTAAAAAGCGGTATAAATTAATTAATTTATTAAACAACAAAAAATTTTATTAAAATGGAAAAAACTAATGTTAAGAAGGGCATGGCTGCCCAGATGCTGGAAACTATGAAGAATAACTTTATGCCTAAGATCGATGACGTGGCTAAGCTTACTATCGATGGCACTGTTGTTGTACGTACCAACACTGCTAATGGCAAAGAGTACCTCGGTTTCAAGAACGGTAACCTCATGCGCTATCCCGACGCTATGGTCCTCGAAGATGTCCCCGTCTTCACCGTGTGCAAGACCAAGGAGCAGCTCCGCAAGGGTGATATCCTGAAGGCCACTTCCTCTACCTACAGTATTGTAGACGAGATCCGCGCTGATGGTACCATCCGCAGCGTCTCCTTTGGAGGCAATGTTCGTAAGGTCATGCCTATCGCTGACTTCTTCACTAAGCAGGCTACTGTCCGTGTGGTTGTGAACCCCTTCGCTATGGCCGGTGGTGCTATCGATGGCAACATCATGCCTATGCTGCTCCTGATGGGCAAAGATCAAGACGGTGAAGGTAACAAGCACAGCCTCGTCGAGATGATGATGGTCAGCTCTATGATCGGTGCCCAGGGCGGCAATCCCTTCAATGGCATCAATCCTATGATGCTTATGATGCTTAACCGCGACGGTAGTGATATGAGCGACATTCTTATGATGTCTATGCTCGGTCAGGGAAACATGAACTTCTTTGGAGGTTTTGGTGCTCCTGCTCCCGAGCCTGTTGACGTTCGTGAGGAAATGCACGCAGCTGGTAACGCTGAATAATTTTATTAACTAAAATGTGAAAAGCCCTTCTAAGTTATAATATTTAGAAGGGCTTTATTATTAGATTATGGCTTGGTATACAGGTGCTAATAAGTGTATTTATTCTTGTTCAGGTGCAATTGAACTCCCTTTGAAACAACGTGTATGTTTTGCAGACGCCTTTCGCTGCTTATATACTGATAGAAAAAGCACAGTTGATTATAAAATCTATATAGCTCAATTTGATAAAGGTTCAGCTTCTAATTTTTGTACACCTGAAGAAATAAAATACACTTTAAATAAATTAAGAAGAATAGTTCCATTTTCTTTTAAACTTGACTTTGCTCCTCATACTTTTGATAGACAGCCTTACGGAGTTCTTAATCTTCACATTGAAGGAGATAAATTAACTCACAAAATGATCTTAACGTTTACTCGTTGTTTCTTTGAATATCCATCTAATGTAGCGGCTAGAGAAGCAATAGATGTATATCCGGAAATTATAAAAAGGTTAAGAGTAGGAAATTCTATTAGTTGGTTTAATGTTTTCATTACAATTGAATCGTGTTGTGTCGCAAGAGGCGGAGGACATACTTTTACGTGCTCTTATCAACCTGATTCTCCTCTGTTTACTACAGATGAAATGATTAATCGAATTCATGATAATCCAGGTATTAGTCTTAATAATTTCTTCGGATGTGGAAATGAGCGACTAAAACATGATGATTATGAATTTCCAAATACTATGGAAAAACTTACTAACGGAAAACTAATTGAAAAACGAATTCAACATTATGTTGAATTATTAAAAACAAAATTACAATGGCTGAGATAAAAGTTTATGTAGTGGGTTATTCAACTAATTATGCAAATTGGATTAAAGACCACGTATTAGTTGATAAACTAGAAGATGCGAATATAGTTCTTTTTACCGGAGGCGAAGATGTAGATCCTTCTTTATATGGTCATGAAAATGTACGTTCTTATACAAATAAAGATCGTGATCTTAAAGAGAAAGCTATCTTTGAGCAAATGAGTCAGTCTCAACTTGCTTTAGGTATTTGTAGAGGATCTCAATTACTATGTTGCCTCAACGGTGGTAAACTATTCCAAGATGTGACCAATCATGCTATAGGTCGTACTCATCAAATTACAGATGGTAGTCGTATACTAGAAATAACATCGACTCATCATCAAATGCAGTGTCCTTTTAATCTTCCTTCAAAGACATATCGCATATTATGGACTACTCCTGAGCGTTTAAGTAGTCGTTATGCATGGGGAGGTACGGAAGATAGAATAATTCCTCCTTGTGAACCGGAGATTGTTGAGTATCATGTAAAAGACAAACCAATCAGTCTTGCTATTCAAGGGCATCCAGAGATGATGCGAATGACAAGTCCGACAATCAATGAATTAAATAAATTAGTTAGATCATGCTTAAAACACATAGAATCACAGAGTTTCTGATAGGAACTGATCCTGAATTGTTCCTTGTAAGTCAGAAAACAGGTAAAGTAAAATCAGCAGTACGAGTTATTCCTGGAACTAAAGAACATCCCCATAAGATTAAAGAATTTGGTGATGGATTTGCTGTACAGACTGATAATATTTTGGCAGAGTTTAATGTTCCGCCAGTTAATTCCCAAGAAGCATTCGTTCATAATATTATGAGAATGCAACAACACATTAAAGAAATGGCACAAGCGAAGAATCCTGACTTAGATATTAAGTGTATGGCTAGTGCGCATGTACCGAAGAGCGAATTACGCAGCAAACAAGCAAAATTGTTTGGCTGTGATCCTGACTACAATATCTATACTGGTGAACAAAATGAAATACAGCGTATTCCTGAGAGTGATTTACGTTCAGCTGGATTTCATTTGCATCTAGGATATAACAATAATAATATAGATAATTCAATGAATATATTGTTTTATCTTGACTTTTATTTAGGAGTTCCTAGTGTACTTATTGATCCCGATACTGAAAGAAGATCACTCTATGGTAAAGCTGGATGTTTCCGACTTACTTCTTATGGTCTTGAATATCGTAGTCTTTCATCATATATGATGAAAGATGAAAAACATTTAAGATGGATTTGGGATCAAACTATACAAGCAATACAGGCTTATAATCATGGTGTAGCACTTCCTGAAGCTAGACATGTTGTTAATTGTATTAATAATAATGATCAAAAGTTAGCTCGAGATCTCTGCAAATATTATAAACTATGTGTGGATTGTTTGGAATAGTAAGTTCTTCTCCAAGAACTTTAGATTTAAGAGCGTTTTGTACGCTCGGTGTTATGAATGATTCTAGAGGAGGTGATTCTTGTGGTATCTCTCTCGATGGTAATATTGAATATGGTTTTGGTAAAGAAAGTGCTCTTTTTATCGATTTTATGAGAGTTTCCAAAACATTATTTAAACGGAATCGAATCAAAGTAGCATTAGGACATTGTCGTAAAGCTTCTGTCGGAGGAGTTACCCTAGAGAAAGCACAGCCAGTTAAAGTCTTTGATAAAGATGGAAATCTTAGTATGATCGTTATTCATAATGGAACTATTCATAATTATCAAGACTTAGCCGATAGGTATCTTCCTGGAGAAGATATTTCTGATTTATCTGATTCTCAAGTTATGGCTCGGATTTTTCAGAAAGGTCATTATTCGGTGTTGAAAGAATATCGAGGTGGTGGAGCTTTTGTTATTCATGACTTAAAGAAAAATACTGTTTATCTGTTTAAAGGAGCATCTAAAGCTACTGAATATGCTAAAGAAATTACTGAAGAAAGACCTCTTTTCTGTTGCTATGATAAAGATGCTTTTATTTTTAGTTCTTTAGCGTATCCATTAGTTGGATTATATCCTAAGAACAAAATCTATCGTATTCCTTGTAATACTCTTTATAAAGTTCATAATGGTAGACTTGTTAAACTTGAGGTTTTAGATAGGTCTGAATGTTTGCAAAGTAAACCTACAGTTGTAACTGTTAATTCTTATTCTGGCTTCTATCAAGACAGATATATTGATTTTAATGTTAAAACTGGACGTTATAAGTTAGGAAAGAATTATCTTACCGGAGAACAATTCTTTTCTGACTATGGATATCATTATGATATAAAGAGTCAATGGGCTAATTCTTATTGGTTCTGGGGAGGATATATGCTTCCTGGACAGAAATCTTATGAAGCTGTACTTAAATATAGTACAGAGTGCAAGGATCCTCAAAAGGCATTACAACTTGCAAAAGCATTAACTTATCTTCCATTTGATGAAAAGGGGTGCTGGATGGAATCCTATGAAGATGGTTCTTTTCATGTTGTAAAAGACAATAAGGTATCATTTCCTTTGAGTAGGAACGAACTGCATATTAAGAATGGTAGAGCTGTTATGACTTCATATTTGAGTACAATGGATGCTACTGTTTTTAATGATTTATCTGATGATATGATTCAAAAAATTGTAAACAATGTATGCCGTAAATGAACTTACAAGAAGATTTGAAGATTATTCAAGTTTAGTTAGATGTGCTGTGGCATATGAGAATGGTATTATAGAATTTGGCTACGTTAATCCGAAAGAGAACTTATGTGTGTATTGCTATGATGATCATGGAAAGTTTTTAGCTAGATATAATTCTTTAAAAGACTGTTTGAACTTTAATAGAGAATATGGTATATATACTTTTGATAAGGTTCCTAATGCAAACATTTATGCTGCTGGAAATTTTCCATATACTTTTACTAAATACTATAATACTCGATTTTTGAGTGATACTTTTCAGAAATGGCAAGAAAATTACCATAGCATTCAGTTTAAATATGCTGACGAAATGCCTTATACTTTTGGGTTAGAATTTGAGACTAGTGGAGGATATATTCCAGAGCATGAACTATTTAATTTAGGATTAATTCCTTTAAGAGACGGTTCTATTAGAGGTCTTGAATATTCTACAATTGTATTAAAGGGGCAACAAGGATTAAACACTCTATACGAAATGACTAAATGTTTGCGTAAATATACAATCTTTGATAAAGAGTGTTCGTTACACATTCATTTAGGCAATTGGAAACTTGATGAATCTACTATTTTAAAGCTGAATAATTTATTTAGTTCAGCTTCTTTAGGACAATATCTCCCAAGAGATACTTATAATACTGAACGATATAAAGCAACTGGTAAGAGCTATTGTAAGAAGAATGCTAGCTACAGTACTTTTAATGATTTGTATCGTTCTTTAGTAGGTAGATCTTATTATGGAGATCTGTATCAACCTCATCCTGATGATACTAATGGAACTAGAAAATGGAATATTCATTCAAGATATAAGGCATTGAATCTTATAAATGCTTTATGTTACAATTTTGGTAAAACTGCAGAATTTAGAATATTGAGGCCGACTTATAATTTTGATAAAATTATTTGTTGGTTATATGTTTTCGCTGCGTTTATCAAATATGCCGAAAATGGATATCGAGTGACTACTTCTGTTGATAAGATTCTTGAAAGAGTTTACTCTCCAGAACTTGCTACTATTCTTAAACAGTTCTTAAAATTAGAACAAGAGGTAGTAGATAAGCAAACAAATAACGGAGACTATATTGGTGCAGATATTTCATTAGAAGACTCAATTATCACTAAAGAGAACTTATCTCCTGATAACAATTTCTTCTATTAATAATATATAGTTAGAAAAAATGTTAAATTTATTTTGATATTTTTTATAAAATAACTATGTTATTATTAACAACTAAAACCGTTGAAATTGTCGCATGTTACTAGACGATTTAATTGTAAAGGAGAACTATAAGTGTATAATTACATAAAGTAGTTCTCCTTTATATTATTATTTAACCTTCTAATATAAATTATAATATGAAATCATACATAATTTTCTTAGATGATATAAGAGATCCTGATTCTAATTATGGTATTTCAACGGTTACAAATAGAAATGAAATTATAGTTATTAGAAATTCTAATGAATTTGAAGCATTTCTTAAAAATGCAATTAATAACCATTTAAAAATAACTCAAGTTATGTTTGACCATGATTTAGGGTTAAATTCAAAAGATGGTTATGAATGCTTAAAATGGATGCTTAATTATATGAAGGATAATTCATATCCAATACCTTTAGTTACTTGTCATTCGAGTAATCCAGTAGGACGAGATAATATATTATCCTACTATAATAACTTTAAAAAATATAATACTTAATATTATGCTTAAAGATACAATTGATAATGATATACAATCTGCAATCAAATCTAATGCTGAAGAGTATAAAATTAATACTTTGCGTGCTATTAAGACCGAGCTTTTAAATACAGAGAAAGGTATTGGAGGCAAAAAGCCAACTACAATTACTGATGTTATTGAAGTTAGTGTCCTTAATAAAATGTGCAAGGAGCGTAAAGAAAGTGCTGACCAATATCGAAAAGGTGGAAGAGAAGATCTAGCTATTAATGAAGAGAAAGAAATTTCTATTATTAAAACTTATCTTCCAGAAATGCCTTCTGATGTGGAAGTTATAAGTTATATATCATCGTGTATAGAAAATTTAGCAAAAGAGCATCAAATTTCTTCTCGCGATACTGGTACTATTTTGAAATCTGTTAAAGAAAAGTATCCATTTATTAATGGAAAATTAGTTTCAGATACTATTGCAGCTTACGTTAAATCTCACTAATATGTTATATGTTTTATTATATGTAATAGGAGTAATAATTACTCTATTCTTATTAAAGAAATATATGCCATATAAAGAAGGAGATTATGAAATTGATGACGTTACACACATTGCTTTTCCGATAGATAAAGAAATGCACAAAACTAATCAGATAGCTCAAGCATTATTTTGGCCATTTGTTTTAGGATTATTAATTACATTATATCCAATACATTTATTGGATCATTTTTATGATAAGATTCCTAATAAATAGATAAATTAAAAATAACTTAAATAAATAAAATATGTCTATCTTTCTTCTTGTACTTTCAGTTGTTTTATTCTTTTTCTTAGGAATAATCCTAATCCGAAATAATTATGTCAATCAATTGCATAAAGATTCAATGAATATTGCATTTGATATTCTTGAAATGATTAGCAGGGATAATGTTGAATTATCTGATGAAATGCTTGAACTTCAAGCATCTAAACTTGCAGGAATGATTGAGGTTTGTTTACCAACACATCAATGGTTAGGTGAGAAAGAACCTCTTGCAATCTTTGTGTTAGGTTTTGACTTTGAGGTTGAGCAATTGATTAATGGAAATCCTCTTATTAGAGAACTAAAACATACTATTACTGAAATAGAAGATTCTATGAATTTTGCAGATGAATCTGATAATTTAGGTGGTATATATGTTTTGGAAATTTCAAGACAACAAGCTGGTTCTTTGTATGATATATTGAAAAAACTTCCTAATCCTTCAAAAAATATAAAGAAAATTCTTTCAAAACTTAAAACTATTATATATAACAAGTAATCTTGTTATTTGCAGGCATGGCGTAATTGGTAGCCGCGCAAGAATTAGAATCTTGTTCTGAGAGGAGTGGGGGTTCGAGTCCCCCTGCCTGCACATTACTATCATGAAGAATGGTTCGTCTGCACAAACAGGGGAGTAGTAAAATTCTGCGGTAATGATATCCCTAATTTAACCCATTAGGGATTAATATGTCGAGTTGCTAGAGTGGTCGAATAGGGTAGTCTGCAAAACTATCGGTGAATAGCCCACATTGGTTCGAATCCAATACTCGACTCTCAGTAAGACTGTTGTAGATAATTAATTAGATTAGATTAAATTTAACTTTTAATTAATTAAAAAAAATAAATCAAATGAAGAAAATCACAAGTATTTTTATGGTACTGACTGTGGCTATGTGCATGATGTTTACTGCTTGTAATGGTTGTAGCCAGAAAAATGAACCTGTTAATGAGATTACTTATCCCGTGGCTGGTTTAAATGTGGAACGTGTTACCGCCACTGACTTTGAGTACATGACTGCCAACTATGGTAATGACTATCGTTGGTACGAATGCTGTATCGATGCTAAAGATTGGATTGATGAAAGCGATACATTCTATGTCAACGGTATTGCCAACGTATTCTATAAGGTGTATTTCAATGAGGATAGTACGTCTGGTACTGCAAAGGTATATCTGCTTGCACACGTTGGTGATGTATTTACTATTGACTCGACAGAGGGTATTTGGGTTGGTGATGAGCCTATGAACGAATTTAATCCTATGAAGATTAATTTTGCTCAAGCTTATGATGCGATGATGAGAACAAATTGTATTAAACCTCATAGTCGTCACTGTGTCCTTCGTAAGGAACTTGGCCCTCTAGACGCTGCTCCTCAATATATCTTTGGTAATCAAGAGATTCAAGTATATGTGGATGCCCAGAATGGCAGTGTAAATGTTGACAACCCAGTGTTTCCTGTGGATGCTAATGACATTCCCGCTGATCGTTCTGAGAATGACAGCACTCTAAAGAAACTAGGCTACGCATTTAGTTGGTAATTCTATAGCTCAGTTCAAATACTGAGCATCTTGTATCCGTAGCTCAGCTGGTATTTAGAGCACAGGATTTTTAATCCTGGAGTCGTGGGTTCGAACCCCACCGGATACACTAACTAATACTGATGTAGCTCAGTGGTTAGAGCAGATGCCTTATAAGCATCAGGTCGCTGGTTCAAGCCCAGCCATCAGTACATTAAAATTTTTACACAATGAAATTAAAATATAGAATACAACGAAGTATTGGAAATATCTATAAAAAGATATTTGGTTATAAATTTGTAAATTTTAGTTCATTAAAAGAATATCATGATTGGTATAATTCTAAAAAGTTTGAATTCTATTGTAAGATAGGATTATTTAATGGACACTATGATAGTCCAATACAAACAAGTCTTAAATTAACAAGTCCTGATATGTTTGATTGGAATGAAATTAAACAAGAGCATGGTCCAAATTTAAAACTTATCTGTGAAGAATGTCAAGATAAGTTCGGTAAGCTTTGTGTTTTTAATTCTAGTTATACAAATAAATCTATAATACTTACAGCTGGTAAGTTTACTGGTATAGAGATAACACATGAAGATTATTACTATATAGTTGAATATGGTGATGGTCATACTAGTTATAGCAGTTGTGCAGGAAGAATATTATTTATAGATGAAGATAAATCCACTAAAAAACAAATTGATACTGAATTAGGACCTTTAACAATATTTGAATATCAAGGAATAAATTATGTAAAATAAGTCCTTTTTCAATATATATTCTTCTTTTTTATTAAAAAATACTTGGAGGTAGGCTTGGAAGCAGCCATCCTTTAAAGAGTGACATTCAACAGTACCACCCTTTATACAAAAGGGGTATAAAGTGTGTTGGTACACAATGTTGAGTAAACGTAAAACGTGACACTAACATATTGTTGAGTAATCCTGTGAGAGTCGACGAGAGCAGGTCAACGCAATATGTAACTTTAAGTTTGCAATGAAAGTGGTCTTTGGTGTAATAACACACAAGTATTTTTTTTTCAATGCTTCTGGAGTCTAGTTGGTAAAATGCGGGATTTGTACTCCTGAGTCCACAGTTCGAATCTGTGCAGAAGCTCTATATAATATATAAAATATAATTAAATATGAAAGTTGATTGGAATAATGAAAAGGAAAATTTAGCTCGTATGATTTAGAATAAAGAATCATATGAATCTATAGGAAGATATTATAGTGTTTCTGGAACAACTATTAAGAAAACTGCTATCAAGCTTGGAATCGAACTAGAACCAAGAAGAACAATAAATAAGGTTGAAACATTCTAGAAAGGAATAATAAAGACACATCGTTATTGTTTAAATTGTGGTAAAGAATTAGAAGGACAAAAAAAGTCTAAAAATATTTTTTGTGATTGTACATGCCAACATGAGTATGAATATAAAGAATATATTCGTCGTTGGAAAAATGGTGAAGAAAATGGTTTGAATGGTGAATATGGTATATCAAATCACATTAAACATTACCTTTTCGAAAAACATAATTGTAAATGTGAAAAATGTGGTTGGGGTAAAACAAATGAATTCACTGGTACAATACCATTGGAAATACATCATATAGATGGCAATTATAAAAATAATAAAGAGGAAAATCTTCAATTACTTTGTCCAAATTGTCACTCATTGACAGAAACATATAAATCACATAATAAAAAAGGTAGACAAGGAAGAAAAAAATATTATAAATAGCCGTTACCCTAATTGGTTAAGAGATTAATTTAATCAGCCTGTCGTGGGTTCAAGTCCCTCCGGCGGCTCAACTTATAGTTCCGTAGTTCAGTTTGGTTAGAATACATGCCTGTCACGCATGGGGTCGCGGGTTCGAGTCCCGTCGGAACTGCTTATTTTGGACAGATAGCTCAGCTGGTAGAGCGCGGGCCTGAAGAGCCCGGCGTCGTTGGTTCAAATCCAACTCTGTCCACAAGTAATATTTAACGAAAAATAAGTCTAGAAAATAGTAGTTCACGCCTACACCACTGGCACCAGTTACCCTGACCAGGATAGACTAAGAGTGTAAGTCGTCTAGACTTTATACTGGAGTGTAGTTTAGAGGTAAAATGTCGCTCTCCAAAAGCGAAGTCGGGGGTTCGATTCCCTCCACTCCTGCTAAATTTTAGGAAATGGAAACAGAATATCGTATAAAAACTAAATTCAAACCAGGAGATACTGTGTTTGCACTTAATAAGTATCCTGCTGGAGGTCGTATATTTAATACAATAATACACGATATTTGTATATGTATAGATAAAGCTGGAATACACATTAAGTATCAAATTCCTGAACGTTTAAAAATGCCTATGCCAGAATCTTCTTTATTTGAAACTATGGAAGAAGCTGAACAAGCTAAACAAGAATGGTTAAATAAACCAGAGGTAAAAGAGCGTTCAGATAGATTAAAAAACTTAAAGTAATGGAAAAGAATGTTACTGAATTAAAATTCAATATAGGTGATATTATTGAATATATTGGTCCTAGAAAAGAGTTAGTTTCTGAACGATATGTAATTAGGAATATTAACAATGATTGCTATATTACAAACAAAAATAATATTCCGATCAAATTCCAAGAGCATTATAGGCTAGTGTCTGAAAATAATGAAGTTGATATAACTAAATTAAACGCTTTAGCTTATCTTGAACAGCTTGGATATGTTTGTTTACCTCCAGATTATAAAACTTATATAGCAACATGTATTGGACCTGGAGAAAATACGGCTTTATATACTTTTAAAACTACAGATATTCCAAGTCCTTTCGGTAAGAAACTTGATATTATAATTGTTAAAAAATGAGTTATATAATATGAAGAATTATGTAAGTTTTGAAACATCAAAACTTTTAAAAGAGAAAGGATTTGATGAGCCTACTAATTGTTTTTATTTTATAAATGGAACATTTAGTAATAATAATTTTTATACAAAGAATTCATATACAAGACATTATGCAGCTCCTACCCTCCAAATAACAATGGAGTGGTTAAGAAAAACACATTTTCTTTTTATAGATATTAACCCATTAACAGGTTATAAATGGTCATGGTCAATTTGGCTTATGAATGATCCAAATCAAAAAGTGGGCGAATCGGTAGAAGTTTTTTCTACCGATAAAGAAGCGATAGAAGCAGCAATTAAATATGGTCTTGAAAATTTAATTTAACTATGGAAAACTATAAAAAGAAATACGAAGATTCTCTTGAAAGATGCAAGAAAGAGTTTAATTTTGATAATCTTGCATATTCTCACGAGGAGATAAAACAAAGACTTGAACGTGTCTTCCCCGAACTTAAAGAGAGTGAGGATGAGAGGATAAGGAGAGGTTTAATAGCAAAATTATCTCAAGATAAAGAGTTGCACCACAAAGAAATTGCTTGGCTTGAAAAACAAAGTAAACAAGAACAATTATATATTCGCTTTGGTGAAATTCCAGCTGATGAAAAATCTAAGATTTACCAAGGAGAAATAGAAGTTGGTACTGAAAATGGAGTATCTGTTTATCCTGCCTTTAAAACAGATGAAGGAAATATTGTTTTAGGGTTAAATTTACCTATAACAAAGACTACTTTATATACTCAACAACATTTGCTTGAATATGACAACAGACCATGTTATCTTGTAAAAGGTAATTATGTCGGTAAGGATTTTGACGGACAGCCTTTGATTAACAATATTAGTATTATTGAAAAGATTGATGGCTATAGAATCAAAGAAAAAAATCAAGGCAATCAAGCAAATCCATACAGCGGAATATCATTTGAATACAATGGCCACACTTGGGGAATGTGTGCAAGAGATAATGGAGTAGAAATTTTAATAGATAGTAATCTTAAAGCTTTTATTTCATTAGAAAAATCTTTTATCTATCCTGTTTATCCTCAGCCAGTTCTTGCACCAAAATCAGCACTTGAAGCAAGTAAAGAAGAAAAGATTAATAATCAGAATTGTGTTAAACCTGCTGATAAGATCGAGCCAAAGTTTAAGGTTGGTGATTGGATTACTGATGGTACAAGTACGTTTCAGATTGTAAAAATAGAAGATGAATGGTACATTGCAGATGATGGAGACAAAGTCTGTTTCTATGTAGTTCATCAATATTATCACCTTTGGACAATTCAAGATGCAGAAGATGGCGATGTACTTGCAAGTGATAATGGATGTCCTTTTATTTATAAAGAATCTAATGATACAAAGGCACAATTTTACTGTTGTGTAGGCATTACTAATAGGTTCTGCATTGGCGATGATACAATTTATTGTGGATATAAAGAATCATCTAAACCAGCTACAAATAAACAGTATGATCTCTTATTTCAAAAGATGAAAGAGGCAGGTTATGAATGGGATGCTGAGAAAAAAGAGTTAAAGAAAATTGAATCGAAATCTGCTAAGTGTATTCAATGGACAGGCAAGAATCTAAAAGAGGTTATAGACTTTACAGGTAAAAGTGCAAGATTTGACGAATGGTTCAAGTCTTGGGATGAATATGAAGCTTATGTTCATTCTCACGGAGATATTTTTAAACTGTTCTGTGTAGACGGAAGTCACTATGAAGTTCCAGTAGGTGCATGGATAGTTAAGACTCCGGATGGTTATAACATTCCTTCTAGTTTTAGATTCGTTCCGAAACTTGCCGAATGGAATGAAGAAGATGAAGACATGTTCAATAATGTTATCATGTGTTTAGACGGTAATTTTAAGTCTGATAAAAGTATGATAAATTGGATTAAATCTATCAAAAATAGATACACTCGAAAGTCTGACAAGGAGTAACTATTATAGTTAAGATGTGCTATAAGCGGATGTTTCTATAATATAGAACCATTTGTATTATTAGAAGACAACTTAAATAACCCTAAATGGAGGTAGACTATGAGTAGAGCAAAGGCGAAACTAGCAATAGTCCATGATTTACAAAGTAAGCAATCTGATATAATCTTAACAAAGAAAGATTGTGATATGATTGCAGCTGCGTTATTGGAAAAGTATGAATATTCAGAAGTTAAGGAAATGTATTTATTTTTTAAAAGATTAGGATACATATGAAATTAGTAGACAAAGACACTATAGTTGCTGAAATAGAAAAAAGATTAAATGCTAATGGATCGTTTGACGAATTTGGTGACGAAACGTGGTTTGAAGAAAATTGTTGGCTTGCAGCTTATAAGTCTATTCTCTCATTCATAAATACCCTTGAAACGAAAGAAGTGGATTTGGACAGAGAAATCAGACGTTATAGAATGAGGAATCCCATTATACAACATAGAGAAGAATCACTATATGACTACATGGCAAATGTTGCTAAACACTTCTTTAAACTAGGTCTTAATGCAAAAAAGAAGGAATAGATATGCTGACAGTAATAGTGTTCACAATTCTAATCTTCTTGCTAATATATGACGATTACCTTTATAAAAGAGGAAGATATAAGTACCGCGTTATTGTGGGTATTAAAGGTGAGAGTATTGACTCATGGGAAGAGTATAATGTATATGCTAACCTATATCATATAGCAGAAGGTAAGGCAAAATATCTGTATGTAAAGGATAATATAGTGCCTTATGAAGAGTTAGAATGTATAACAGAAAAGATAGATTGAATCACATAGAAAGAAGAGTAATATGACACAAGAAGAATTAATTGAATTTCTTTCAAAAAATTTGACTATTGAAGTATCACATCCGGAACACGATGTCGGATATTATAGTACTTATATGGAACCAGACGAACATAATATTACAGTTGCAGTCAAATTATGTGGAAAACTAATCTGTAAAGGTACTTCTTATTAATTATGACACAAGAAGAAAAAGAACTATTGATGAAGGATATTTCTGCAAGGTTGCAGTATAAAGTTCATTGCCGTGTCTTTAAATTAAATGAAGATATAAAAGAAAACGATGATATTTTATACGGTGTTATTGGTGATAATATTATAACATTAAAATCTAATGAAGATGAATGTTTAATGTATTACCAAATAAAGCCCTATCTCCGTCCAATGTCTAGTATGACTAAGGAGGAAAAGGTTGAGTATGATTCTTTTAATGCTCCAACTGCTCACAGAAAAGTGTGGATTAATAAAATCGATTGGCTATTATCTAAACATTTTGACCTACGTGGTCTTATTCCGATGGGACTTGCATTGGAGATGCCTGAAGGAATGTATAATAATTAAAGATTATGACACAATATATTGACAAAAACGCTGTTGTAGCGGAGATAGAGAGAAGACAAAAAGAAGAAGTGTCTTATTGTGAAAACGGCTCATTTGCCTCATGGGCTGACGAAAATCATTATTTTACTTTAGAGACTATTAAAAGTTTTATTGATACCCTTGAAGTGGAAGAGATGGACGAAAAATCTACCAAACATTTTCCTCACTGGAAGCCTACGAAAGAACAAATGTCTGATTTGTATCATGCCGCAACTATGAACTCTATATCTTGCCCTTCACTTAAATTACTGTACAACGACCTAAAAGTAATAGCACAGAAAGGAGAATAATGAATGATATTCTATCATGGTACATCAGAAGAAAATTGGGAAACTATTCAGAAAGAAGGTATTCTCTATGGTAGAAGATTTGTAACTGATAATGATGGTAATATTGTTAAAGAAGTAGATAGATGTACTTATCTTGCTACTGACATTGAAGAGGCTAAATATTATGGTAATGTTGTTTTACAAGTAGAATATAACCCATTCTTATCAAGACATAATAACTATAAAGAAAACTGTTGGCAAGTAAGAGTATATGAACCTATTCCTATTTCTAAGATTAAAGTAGTAAAGAAAGGAGAATAAAATGCAACATTACACAACAATAGAACAAAGTAAGAAATTAGTAGAATTAGGATTGAATCCTGATACTGCCGACATGAGTTATTCCTATGATTTTGATGATTCAAGATATATAATAACAATGACTCCAGCTAAAAGTTGGATAGTTCCCAAATATGCAGAATGTATAGAAAATCCACAAGTACTGCCTTGTTGGTCTCTTGGTGCATTGTTGAAATTATTAAGAGAGTATAATGACTGCAATAAACTTGATATCTTTTCAAATAGAAGCCAAAAGTGGCAGATTACAATATCCTACTATGATGTTGTATGGAAAGAGCATGAAGAAGTAAGTATAAACTTGCTTGAAGCATCCTACTCCATGATAGTATGGCTGCTAGAAAATGAATATATCAAAACTGAAAAGGAAATATCATGAATGTAAATGACTATTCTGTTCTAATAAAAGAGTTTAGCGAAAGACTTCCGCACGATTTGTATTTTTCCCATTGCGGTAAAGTACATAAATTGAAATCAGTTGAACTTGACAGTAAAAATGTCCTCAACAACAAATATCCTATTGAAATATGTTATCCATTTCTTCGCCCGATGTCAAGTATGACAAATGATGAAGAAGAAACTTATGAATCATTTATTATTGGTATTGCAACGGATGAAGTTGGTGCTTGGGAATTAACTGATTGGCTCAACAAAAATAAATTTGACTATCGTGGTCTAATTCCTATGAGTCTTGCACTTGAAGCACCCAAAGAAATGTATGCCTAAAAGTTTAATAATAAGTATTATTAGTTTTATTATTTATTTTCTATCGATTAAATTTGAAAATAAATATCATTGTGATTGGTTTAATTGGACTGTTCAATACGTTGTGTTAATTATTGGGACAATTAATTTAATAATATATTTTGATATTTATATCTTATGAATAATAAATTAACAATCGTTCATCATAAAAATAAATGGGATTGGGGTGAAAGTATTATATGTATTACGAATGATGGATATGGAAGTGCAACATTAAGTTTTACTGCTGAACCTATTTATGATGGAGAATCCGATAAAGTACAATACATAAAACAAGCAACTATCTCCGGTGTGTCAGTATATACTACTGAGAGACAGAAAGGTTATGGTAATCTTCTTTTAGAAGATTGTGAGAATTTAGCTAAAGAAGCTGGATATAAAGAAGTCTACTTATGGTCAGAATTAAATTCTGAGCCGTATAAATGGTATAAGCGTCATGGTTATATAGATACTAATGAATTAAGTTATATTCCATCAGAAGATAATACCTCTAATCCTGTTGTTAAACTAATGAAAATGTTAACATGAGAAATAATAAGTATATAACTGATTTTTATGTTGGTATGAAGATTAAAATTGCTTTACCAACTTCTTGGTGTCAAGTAAAATCTAACTCACCTATACAATGGCTTAAAGGTAAAATTACATCAATACCAATTGATAAACGAACTGGAGAACCAAGTAAAGATGCTATTATCGTTTCAGTTTGGTCTAAAAAGGTAGGAAGAATTGATAATATGCTGTGTTTTAGAGATAAAGAAACTGGTACATTTGACCATATAATTCAACAAAAATAATGGATCAAAATCTTAGAGAATATATAATTAGAGAACTAAAATATACTTCTCACCCAAAGTACTATAAATATATTGAAGAATATGTTGATAATCTAGATGATTATCATCTAATGTATTGGAAAGCTTGGAGTGAGGGAAAAATGAGTATATATTCGTAAATTATGAGAAACGATAGAATTATTAACATTGATTTTCAAGGTTGGCCAGTATATGCTTTAACTTTAAGAGAAATATTATGTCATCTTGGAGCAGTTGAAAAAGATGGGGTTTTAGGATTTAACATTGATGATAAAAAATTAGATATTGTTCCTAATGTTTATGATGATGATGGAATGGCTTATGGAGTAAATAAACGCTATATATCAGAAGCTGGTTCTTATAGTGATGATGGTGATTATATAAATATCTTTACTGATATTGAAGATAATAGAATTAATGAAAAATTATCTTAATCATGTGTTTATTTAAAAAGAATTCAAAACATAAATGTGAACATAAATATAAAACTATAAAAGTATATGAATGTAAACACACAAGTATGCTTTGTAATGAATATATAACAATACATTATATTCAAGAATGTGAGTTATGTCATGATATGAGACATTATAGTTTTGATATTGATTAACTTTCTAAGCCCTCTTAGTTCAACGGATTAGAACGTAGGTCTACGGAACCTAAAATAAAGGTTCGAATCCTTTAGAGGGTACTATAAGGAGACTGGATAACCTAGTCTCCTTTTTTATTAATTAAAAATTTAAATTATGAGTCAGTATTTAAGTTTTTACTTGAAAAGACGAGATACTTCGGGTATTAGAATCGAATTAGGATATTGGTGTACTACTCCTGCCAGAACATTAAGTGGAGAAGGTATTTTTAGATATACTAATGAAGAAACTAAAGTAACCCCAGAATTATATGAATATAATATGCATGAATTTAATGCCTATATTAAATCTATGCAAGATTATATTCAAGATGAAAAAGATAAAAATTATAAGGAGCTTTTTCAGGGATGTAAATCTGAAGAATCTGCCAGAATTGCATATGAACACATGCAAGATTCTGAAGCTTGTATTAAAGAATGGACAGAAGAATTAGAAATATATACTGATATAAGAGATACAATTAAAACTTATTGGAATATTGCTCAAGAAAATGATCAATATGACCTATACTATACAAACTGGTAATGTATATAGATACTGATAAAGGGCTAGTATATGCTCGTGGATGTGTATATAAAAGATTTTTGATTGATGGTGATGAGGATCCATGTAGTAAATGTGAACTAGATTGTAAAGTATGCCCAGAATATTTTTTTTCAGATTCTAGTGACGGATATTATAAACTTACTGAAGAATTTCCTGAAGGGTTTAAAGCTAAAGCAGAAGAAGAAATAAATTCAGTAAAAGATTTAAATCAATCTCGAACTATTAGTTTACAGGAAGCATTGTCGTCAGCTGCTATTAAACCTTTTGTTAAATCAAATAATTTTCAAAAAAATATTGAATTATTATGAAAGTTACAGTTGACATTGATTCAAAAATTATCAAAATAGATAATGATATTTATTTTGGACAAACTCAAGAATCTCATATAGATGATGATGATTGTCAGATATGTGCATTAAACAATTACTGTGAGCATTTAGATAGTTCACCTCTTTGTGAACCATTCAACGTTTGTTTCTTTAGTAATGGCCCGATAGTGGTAATAGATGCAGAAAGTGTTTCTAATATCACTAAAATTCCTCAAGAAAATATTGTATTTTGTTAAATCTTTTAGATTAACTATTTTTAATAAAAAATTAAATTTTTTAAATTATGTTTACAAAAGAATTTGTTTCTAAACAATTTTGTGAAGGTGGCATTGATGCTATCATGAGTTTAATTCATGCTTTAGAGGTAAAGCCGATGATTGATGATGTCATTCGTCAGTTTGACTTTGAGAAGGTTGCTACCATTATTTGTAACACGACAGATAATAAGATTTGCCCTGCTGAACTTAAAGCCGTGGCCACTAAGATGTTGGTTAAAGCTGTTGAAGGATATGAATCTGGCGAGTCAAATACTGTTGAGCAAAATGGTTTAATTGCGGAATATTTAGCTCCTGGTGACGGTATTGAAAGTGAGAACGGTGAACTTCATCTGAGATATGTTGCTGAAGCTACTAGTGTAGAGCAGACTGACTTAAATCAACTCTAATGAAACTTCATGTAATAAATAAATATTTTGCAACTATAAATCAAGATACAGAAGTTATCTTAGTTTGCAAAATAATCTTTAAAAACTTTACTCTTTCTGGGCCAGAAATAGATAGACTTTTAAAGAAGTATGATATAGATCCACTTTCTTTAACATTTAAAGTAAAAGCTACTGCTCATTTAAAACCTGAAGATACTTTTGACGCAGAGATCGGCAGGAGAGTTGCTGAATCGAAAGCGATGCGTAAAGTATTTCATAAGCTCAGTGCTTTAAATCTTGATTTTCAAATCGTTGTAGCAAATGAAATTATTGAAGATACCGATAAGTATATGTGGGCTTTAGCTAATGAAAATCTTCATTTTAATAACCTAAGTAATGGACAGACAACAAATTCTTGATTGTCTTAATTCTGGAAATATAAGTCCTGAATTTATAGCAGATTGGGTATCTGATAAAGTTCCTTCCGATAAAGTAGGACAAGTTGTTAGTGCAATTATCCAATATGGGATGACTCCGCCTAATATGATACCTGAAATGCTTGTTAAGTATAAAATAAATCAAGTGTTGTCTCGAACAGGTGAACATATTATGTGGTATTGATATGAATGCTACAATTGATGATATAAGACAAGAAATTTGGTTAAGGATGAGAAATTCTGGGGATTTAGTTTGGAAAAGTAAAGACCGAGAAATTCCTATTAAAGACATGGAATTATCTCATCTTCTTAATACATATCAATTATTATTAAGAAAAACTAAATCAGACTCAACTGATATAGATTCAAGTATATTACAACTTAATGTTAATAAATGTTAAAGTACTTGGATTTTTTAGTAATAATGTGTATTATAAATTAAATGTGCTTCCGGTTTCTAACTTACCGATAAAGTTAGTGACTATTGCTGGCCTTCTCAACAAGATGAAGGCGGAGTTGGTATAACTATAAAATACGCTAACCTAGCCTTAGTAAGACCGAAGCACCTTACAACAAGGCTAGGTTTTATTATTTAATTACTAATAATTTAAACATTGGGAGATTTAATTGTTTATACAGACGGAGCTTATTCACCTTTGAGAGATCAAGGAGGGATAGGAATAGTATTTGTAAAAGACGGCAAAAAAATTGCCCAATATTCTAATATGTATCCTCATACTAGTAATAATCAAATGGAAATTGGCGCAGTAATTGTTGCATTAAAGTCAATTAAACCTCAACAATTTTCTCGGATTATTATTAGAACAGACAGTCAATATGTAATTGGCTGTGCATCTTTAAATTGGAAAAGAAAAAGAAATCCAAAGTTATGGGAACAGTTTGATTTAATCTTTGGTCAAATTAAAAATTCTGGAGTAGAAGTTTTATTTGAATGGGTAAAAGGTCATGATGGGGATATGTATAATGAATTAGCAGATGATTTAGCTAGAGATGCTAGTCAAATTATGGTATGAGAATTGAAGAAGCTGATTTTATTTTAGAACCTTCTTTGACAGATTATGATGGAATATTTGATTTATATCTTCCTCAACAAGTAAATAGTAAAACTAATCCTAGAATTGAATTTAGATCTGCAGGATATGGAATGTCTTTAGCAAGTTGTGTTAAACGGATATGTAGATATCGTGCTATATCTAAACTAAATAAGGAGACTATTACACTTATGGAATATATGAAAGCTCTATTAGAATCTGAAGAGGAATTAAAACAGATGTTCAATGAACTTAATATACGTAAAAGATAATAATGTTGTAGGAGTAAGTAAGAGGTATGTTTATTTAGAGGAAATCTTTGAATATACACCTAATTCCTGTCGTTTAGCAGATTCTAGATATATCTCGTGTGCTAAGCCTTTAAATCTTAATAAATCTCAGTCTTATAAGAGATTTCCCAAAGAAAAACGTTCTTTAAGACGTACTTTAACCTTATTATATGCTCCAGAGCATTATCTTATAGAACAAGAATATATACAAGTAAAAGGTTCCGAACTATTAAAATATGCTAAACAAGTGGGAAAAGGTTAAAATTATAGGAATCATACTACTTATTTTGATTATTTTAGTATTTTCATGTATATGGATATACAATAGAACTGTTAAATCTTTGCCTGATACTGAACGAATTATAGATTCTTTATCTAATAAGATTGATAGTATTAAAGTTGAAAATATTACTTTAATTCAAAAGAATGATAGTATTCAAATTAAAATTGTAGAAGTAGAAAGAAATCATGAAGAGAATACTAACACTATTCTTACTAATAACGTGTCTGACGACTACCTCTTTTTCACAGACTACATTGCTAGATACAATGATAGCAATTACGCCAGGACAGTTAAAGACAGCTAATTTAATATTTGTGGACCATTCTTATCTACAAGAAAAAGTCAATTTATTACAACAGCAGATATCTAATGATAGTATTATTCTTAATAATACATACACAATAGATTCTCTTAGAAATGAACAACTTTCTCAGTATAAAGTTCAAATAAATGCATTGAATGAGCAAAAAGATTTTTTAAAGAAATCATTAACTTGTTCTAATTTTGTTGCTGGAGGAAGTGTTATAACTACAGTTATTCTAGCTGTTGTATTATGGGCAACTCGATAAATATATTTAAAGATGAGGATGGATTTACTTATAGATATCCTGAACGTAGCTGTAAGAGCTGTTTAAAATATCCGTGTATCCCTGATATGAATACACTATTAAGTGATTTTGCTAAATATGGTTGTTTTGACTATTATGATTTTAATATGCACATTGCAGATTTAGAAAAAAAGAAACATAAAAATCATAATGGAAATTAACGAAATAACTATACACGCTAAACTTCTAGCTTCTGTACAAGAAGGTATGGGTTATATTACTTATGTATTTGAAAATTTAGAGTTTACTGACGATGATTTTCAATATATAATGTGTGTCCGTTTTCCAAATTGGGAAGGAGTTCTACCTAAAAATGGGGATGAAGGATATGTATCTTTAAGATATATCCAAGCGGGAGTTGATAAATGGTTTGATGGGAAAGAATTTGTTCCTTATAACTATACTAATGTGCAGTTTTTAAAATTTGTCCCTATACAAACTAAACAGACAACTACATTGATATTAGATTAAATATTTTTTAATAGATAAATTATGACTACAAGTTAAAAGTAAATTTTAATAATATGGCAACAGAATTTGGAGATGCACTCCAGACAGCATTAAGCAAAGCTGACAATACTAGTAATTACATTTGGAAAGGCCCAAAAATTAATGGAACTCAAAAAGAAGTAAAATTAATTGATTGTAGTGAAGAAGAGTTGAAACATTTTCTTGATCATTGTAATCAAATGCTTTATAATAAGAATGATAAGAATCCAGGACGTCTTGTGCTTCTTGATATTGTCAATGAGCAAATTATGAGATGTCGTGCTGAATTGTTAATTCGTTGGCTTCGTTCCGAAAAGAATTTTACATATACTCAATGTTTTGAAGCTGTTCGTGCTATTATAAGTAAGAATAAAGCAGAAATTCCTAATATTGAACAATATGCTATAGGACAGGTTATGGATGGTATTCCTACTGAATATACTCGTATTCCAATAACTCTTGTTCAAAGCGCTTGTCTTGACGGCCTCGGACTATTTAATAATAGTCATCTTACTTTGAATTTTATTCTTCGCTTAGGAATTTGGTTGACTCAAAAGGAAATGCAAACACCTTACCCCGAGGGTCTATATATTAAAGATCCTGTAACAGGTAAGGCTCAAAATAGACTTGAACTTATTAAGAAAGAGCTTCATTTGAATCCTAATATCAATCTTAAAATTATTGATACAGGATTGTCTTATGCTGAATTTAGATCTATGTGCAGACTCCGTAGAGATAAATATGCAAACTTAACTTCGGATCAACTGAAACTTTTAAGTAATAAGGTATTATATCGTTTCCAAGAACAATGTGAAGCTCAGGCTAAACAGTGGCTGGATAAGAAAGCTGAAATACTCGAAGTAGCTAAAGTAAAGAATTATAATATTGTTGATCCAGAAGAAAAAGTTAAGTAGACTTTAACTTATTCTAAACATGGATCTATTTACTCCCGTTTCACGTGATGTTAGACAAAATGAAGCAGTAAATAAATGGATAAAAGCTAAAGGTAAAGGTACTATAGTAGCCTGTACAAGTTTTGGTAAAACCTTTTTAGCGATGAAATCCATTAAACTACTAAGAACTAAATACCCAGACTTATCTGTATTGATTTTAGTTCCTACTACTGCATTAAAACAACAATGGATAAATGTTTTAACAGATAATGATCTCATTTTTAATATTGATGTTCAAGTGATGATGGGAGCAAGTCAAAGAGAAACTTCTTGTGATTTACTAATTTTAGATGAAGTACATCGATGTGCTGCTACAAAACTTTTGAATGTTTTCAAAGTAGTTAAATACAAGTTAATTCTTGGATTAACCGCAACATTTGAAAGATTAGATGGAAGAGATGTACTTCTAGCTGAACATGCTCCTGTGGTAGATACAATAACTTTACAAGAAGCAGCTCTTAATGGATGGATTGCTAAATATACTGATTATGTTGTAATTGTCGAACCAGATGATTTAAGTATCTATAAAGAATATAATAAGGAATTTATACAACATTTTGAGTATTTTGGATTTGATTTTAACTTAGCAATGAAAATGACTGGACCTAAAGGATTTGAAAATCGTAAGGAATATACTAGTGCGATTTGTAAAAATCCTGATGAGTGGAGTAATATCCTTAAAGAAGTCACTTATCATGCAATGGGTTTAAATCGAACTTTAGCTAAACGAAAAGCTTATATAGCAAACCACCCAGCAAAATTACGTGTAGCACAAGCTATCATTAACGCAAGACCTGATAGTAAAATTATTACGTTTTCTTCTAATGTAAAAACTGCTGAATCCTTTAAAAATGGATATGTGTTTACAGGAAAACAAGGAAAACAAAAGAATCGCATGACTTTAGAAGAATTTGCAGCAAAACCTACCGGAATATTACACACAGTAAAGCTTGCAGAAGAGGGAATCTCAATACCCTCAGTAGATGTAGGTATTATGTTAGGTGTGAATTCAAGTAAAACTAAAGCTGTTCAAACTCTTGGAAGATGTCTTCGACTTAACGGAGAAAATAAACATGCAGAATTCTTTACAATAATTCTCGCAGGAACTGTTGAAACTGAATGGATGCAAAAATCAAGAAGTAATGATAACTTTATTACATTAGATGAAGAAAATTTAATGTTAATGCTACAAGGTAAACCATACGAAACATATAAAAGAAAATTACAACAACTCAATTTTCGATTTTAAAAATGACTGAATTTTATACCAGAGCTGAATATAATAAGCTCGCTATGAAGTTAAAGAGTCGAGAACTCACGATTGAACGTCTTAAAAAGGAAATTGAAAGTCTTAAGGCTAAACTTAAGAAAGAAGTTCAACTTCCTGAAGGCACTTAAATCGAAACTCCTGCAGGCTCTATTAACCTATTTCATAATAATTTAGTGATATGTAACTAAATTACCAACAGATTAAGTATATGATTACTTAATTTGTATAAATGAAACATGTTAATTTGATGCTTGATGAAGAGTTCGTTATTTTTGAGAAATATAAAATTTCTCCGAATGAACTATTCTTTTTACAGATTCTTCTTTTAAGCAAAGAAGAAGATGAACAAGAAACTATACATCGCTATTTTAACTTGCCTGAAGAAGCAAGAGGTTCTATTATAGATTTATTAAAAAGTTTAAAGGAAAAAGGAATTATCCTTTCATCATATACTATTCCTAAAAAAGGAAAAACATTTAATCCACTTGACGTACCATTAAATCAAAATTTCCAGAAAGCTTATTTTAAAGCTTCGTTTGACATGTTCCAAGAGTTGTATGAACACTATCCTGTTAGTACAATTGTAAATGGAATTGAATACAAGTTAAAACGTATTTCAAAAAAATTTGATTCTTTAGAGGACGCTGGTAGATTTTATGGCAAAGCAATTAGGTTTAATCCAGAAAGACACCGACGTATTATAGAATTAGTAGATCTTGGTAAAGAAAATAACTATCAATTTACTACATTAGATTCATTTCTAGTAGATAATGATTGGTTAAATTTGGAAGAAATGCAAGATCAAGGTTTACTTAACCATTCTATGATGCGACAAATATGATTCACGAATCTCTACTAAGACAAATTGATCGAGGACGAGAGAAAAAGAATCAAGGTATTTCTACTGGATTACCAAAAGTCGATTCAATCACTGATGGAGTAATGCAAGGCACTAATACATTAGTGTTTTCTAATTCTGGAAGTGGTAAAACTTCATATGCTATCTTTTCTTATATTTACATGCCATTAGTTAAACATCTTGATGATGATAAGTTTAAAGTGATTTACTTTTCACTTGAAATGACCGCAGAAATGTTAATGGCGAAACTTTTAGCTATACATCTGTATTATGAATATAATATAGAAGTGTCAGTTAAAGAACTATTATCTCGAAAGAAAGGTTATATATTATCTGATGATATATATGACTTAGTAAAACAGAGTGAAGAATGGATGAAAAAAGTGGAAAAACATTTATTCATCTATGATAAAAATGTAAATGCCGATACGATTTATGCAATTACTATGCAGCAGTTAGAGAAATATGGAAAATTCTCTGAAACTGAAAATAAACATGTCTATACTCCATATGATCCTGATAGAATAGTTTTAGGTGTAGTAGATCATGTTAGTCTTGAAACTCCAGCTAAGGGACGTACATTAAAAGAAGAAATTGATTTAACTTCTAAGTATGGTGTTAGCTTGAGAAATAGAACTAATATGAGTTGGCTCTATATTCAACAAACTAATAGGGACCAAGGTAATATAGAACGTTTTAAAGCTAATAAATCAGCATTTACATTGAATGATACTAAGGATAGTGGGAATATCGTGCAAGATTGTGAAGTTGTAATAGCAATTTACAATCCTTTTAGGGATGGTCTTAAACGATATAATAAATATGATGTTGAACAACTTAATAATTGTTTTAGAAGTTTACTAATCTTAAAGAATAGATATGGTGAATCTGAAGTAGAAATTCCTGTAGTATTTTTTGGAAAGAATAATATTTGGTATGAATTACCTCGAAGCGAAGAAATCTATGATTATGGATATTATTCAAGTTCCTTAAATTTATTACAATCTGAAGAAATTAGATCTGAAGAGAAATCTAAGATGAATAATACTTCTAACTTAAACTTTACTATATAATATGGCTGAAATGCTTGCTATAGTTGGCGAGAGTGGATCCGGTAAGTCAACTAGTATTCGTAATTTGGATCCTCAATCTACTTTCATCATCTCCACTACTGGTAAACGTCCTGGTATTAAAGGAGCAGTGAAGAAATATCCTGCTTTCGTTAAAACTAAGGATGGATATACTGGTAACTTCTATACTACAGCTAATGTAGATAATATAGAAACTGTCTTAAAATATATCAATTCAAAGCGACCTGATATTAAAGTTGTAATTATTGATGATTATCAATATGTAATGGCTTTTGAGGCGATGGACAAAGCCGATCAGAAAGGGTATGATAAATTTACACTTATGGCTCAACACGCTTATCAAGTATTAAAGAGTGCTATGAGTATGAGAGACGATTTATACGTTGTTATTATGACTCATAGTGAGAATACTGGTGATAGAATCAATCCTTACTACAAAATTAAAACTCTTGGTAAATAATATTTGCCTGTATAACCCCTAATTCGGCGAAACCTAAAACAGTTATGTCATGGCAATGCCGAGCCAAGCAGTTATTAAGTTTAATATTTAATAACGGGCGCGTGTAACGACTAGTTCCGGATCGGGAACGTAGGAATTAAATTTATTATTTAATTTCGAAATGGGGATGTAAATTCTTTATAAAATATTTTGGATGTAAATTTTATATACATATAATTAGATGTCTTAAAAATTTAATTATATGAAAATTATTATTTACTCATTAAGTTCTACTAGAAATCCTAATAATATTAGGTATGTAGGAAAATCTAAACAACAATTAAACAGAAGATTAAATCAACACTTAAGTGCGGCTAGAAGAGCTAAAAAGTCTAATTATAAGTATAACTATAATTATAATTGGATTAATAAAGAGCTCGATGAAGGATATGAAATTCTGATTGAAGAACTCGATTCTCTTGAATTTGGTGAATACGATGACTGGAAATGGTTTGAACAGTTTTGGATTTGCCAAATGAAAGTATGGGGATTTCGATTAACTAATCTTACTGATGGTGGAGATGGTAATCAGAATCAACATTTTTCCAAAGAATCCTTAGAAAGGAAAGCAGCAAAATTAAGAGGACGACCTAGAGATGAAATTACTAAACAAAAAATTTCAGAAAGTCATAAAGGAAAAGTTTTATCTGATGATACTAAGCAAAAAGTTTCAGAGGCTATTAAACTTATTCAAGGAAGAAAAATAAAACAATTTGACTTAGAAGGTAATTTCATTCGTGAATGGGACTCAATTGTTGATGCAGCACAAGCTTTAAATATTGACAAAGCAAATATAGGGCACTGCTGTAGACATACTATAAATCATAACAGTGCAGGAGGTTATATTTGGAGATATAAAGACGATATTACTCCAATTATAAAATTTACTTCTAATAGTATTTGTGTTTTAAACTTAAATAAGGAGTTAGTTAAAATATTTAAAACTGCTAAAGAAGCTTCTGTAGAGTTAAATGTTAGTACTACAAGTATATCTAATTGTTGTAACCACAAAATAGAAAATGTAAAAGGATACATTTTCATTAAATATAAAGAATTTATGAATACATAGTCTACACCTATATGAAAATATAGGATTATGTGAAAATGATTGATTCAACAATCACGTTGGAAGGCTTATTTACTTATGTATTGTTCACGGCTATACTCCGTGACGATGATGGTAATCCATCCTATAAGTTTATGACCAACAGTGATGGCACAAATACCGGTAAGAGTCCTATGGGACTTTTTAACGAGCTTTATATTGATAATGATTTGAAGATGGTAATAGATAGAATAAATGAATATAATAGCGAAGACTAATGAAACTTGACATCTTGTTCCATTATGATGTAAATCCCACAACTGGTGAAATTACATTCATAGGTAAAGAAGAGATTACTGTAGATACTAGTAAGAAGACTAGTACAACTAAAGCATCGACTAGTACTGCAAAAGAAGTTTTGGGAGGAGATACTCCCAAACTAGTTCTTGAAGATAGTAAGTATCTGATTAATCCTGCTGCTGCATCTGCATTAGGTGTTGAAGCAGGTGATACTATTCATATTCATTACCGCAAACACGGTGATACTATGGTACCTTCAATTGGTAAATCTGAGCGACTTGGAGTTAAAAGTGGTAATAAACTTACTAAAACTTTGACTGTCTCTTATAGAGGTGCAGCTAATACTAAGTTATCTGAATATGGCACAGAATTTACCTTTGAACCTACAGATAAAGATGGAATTTTCTATCTTGTAGGAGATCGTTCTATAATACCTAGTGTAGAAGATCTGGATGCTGTAGAAATTAACGATGATATTGAATTAGATTCCTTAGAAGATTTAGATCTTGATAATAGTTCCACCGATATTAACGGTTTGGACTTAACATTCTAATTTAAATTAATATGGAATTAAGTTTTTCTTTATCTGATCAATCTGCTGTAAGAACCACACGTCAATTTACTCCTTTTGAAATTCACACTGTAAAGTTTGCAGGAGCTGAAATTAAAGAGGTTGGTAAAGAAACTAAATATAAAATTCTTTCTATAAACTTTGAGAATGAGACTGGTATCGCTAACATGTCTATTTTCTGGCCAACTGAAGCCGATACTGTTCGTCCTGTAGCTACTGCAAAGGATGGCCATGAGTATGAACGTGCTTCTAGATGGGAAAATACTAAGGCTGTTATTGCTCAGACTCTTCAAGTTTTAAATCCTGAAGGTTATCTAAAATTCCAAGCCGTAAGTAGCAAATTTAAGAATTTTGACGATATGGCTAACGCCTTTGTTAAAGTTGTTAATGTTGCAAAAGGTAAGGAAACTAACGTTAAGTTTACTGGATATGTAAACAAACAAGGTTATACTCAGTTATCTTTTCCAACAATCGTAGGTATTAATAGACAAGGCGAAAGTTTCATTTCCGATAACTATATTGGAGATGTAGTCCTTTCTACCTATGAAATGCAGAAAGCTAAAGAATTTGGCGCTCCTAAGCCAACTCCTATGGAAGGTGATGAGAAACAAGATACTCCTCAAGATGAGAGTTCATTCGATTTGGAAGATCTTGGACTTTAATGAATAAATAGACTCGGCTAAAAATTATCTGAAACAAGAGGTTTTTAGCTATATAAAGAGACATGGATTTTACTATAACTCAAGATATAACTAAAGAACTCTTGTTTCAGTCTCTTACAGAAGAACAAATTTTTTGTAATTATCTTCACTTAAGTCAAATACCAAGGAAATTAATTCTTTCTCCAATAAGAGAAGATAGAAGTCCAACTTGTGGGTTTTATCGTAATTCAAATGGCGTTTTAATTTTACATGATTTTGCAACTGGCGAATATATGAATTGCTTTAATTTAGTTATGAAAATGTATAACTGTAGTTATCATCAAGCACTTAAAATTATAGCAAATGATTTTCATATTCAAGCGTCTGCAAAATCTGCAATTGCTCCAAAAAGACAGACTCCTGTCTTTATACAGCAAGAAAAAAATACTCAAATACAAGTTGAATTGGATAATTTTTCTGATAAAGAATTGGATTGGTGGAAGCAGTTTGGAGTAAGTCAATCTACTTTACAAAAATATAAGGTTTTTTCGGTAAAAACTGTCTTTTTAAATGGAAATATCTTTTGTAGAAAAGCACAGCATAATCCGATTTATGGTTATTATTTTGGAAAAAAGGGAGGCTTAGAGCAATGGAAGATCTATATGCCACAATCTAAATTGCGATTTATTGGTAATATTAGTCAAAAAACCATTCAAGGTTATAAACAATTACCTAAGAGTGGAAAGTTATTAATTATTAATAAATCTATGAAAGATGTGTGTGCTTTAGCGGAATATAATATTCCTGCTATTGCACCACAATCTGAAACCACATTTATTCAACCACATATTTTGGATGATTTACGAGAAAGATTTAAACATATAGTTGTTTGGTTTGATACTGATATACCAGGTATTAATGCAATGAGAAAATTAAAAAAATTATATCCCGATTTGCATTATTTCTTTATTCCTAGAAGATATAATGCTAAAGATTTTTCTGATTTTATTAAACTACATGGTAGAGCTGAAGGTAAACAACTTTTGTGGAGTATAATAGACCGTGTTAAAGAAACTATCTAATTGTGAAATAGAAAATTTATAACACAGCCTGTATTTGTACTGATAAAAACGGTACTGAAACAGAGTATCATTCACTGGAAGAAGCTTCTGAAGCTACTGGACTATCAGTGAGAACAATTAAAGGAAGATGTGTAAACTATGGAAAAACTGGACGCGATGGTAACATTTTTCGATGGGTTGATGAAACTACTAAAAAAGCTTTTAAAGCAAAACAATCTAGAACAAAAGGAAACGCTTTTGAATTAAAGATTGTAAATGATTTAAAAGACATTGGTTACGATGTATGTAGTTCTAGATCTGAATCTAAGAATTTAGATGATAAGAAAATAGATATTTTTGATAGAAGAGGTGATTTACCTGTATATATTCAATCAAAACATACAGCTTCTCAACCTAATTATTATAAAATTGAAGAAGAATGCCCGTTAAAAGATAAACCGTTTATTATTTGCTGGAAAAAATCATTTAACGATGGGACTCCTAGTCCAGAACCAGTAGTAATACTTCCTTATACGTATTTTCTAAATTTAATTAAGAAGTGAATATTTATTTAATTCCTATATGTGATCAGTCAGATAACTACATCGAAAAAGTTATCGCTAATAGCTTAGAACAAGCAAAAGAACGTTTATATAATGAGCTTTTCGATCGATTTGATTGGACTGAGTCCGACAATTTTGATGATCTTTGCACTGAGCTTGCTGAAGATGGAATTTTCGTAGGAGACTTCTATGATATTGAAGATTTTCAATAATAAAGCCCTTAGAATTGCATTAGACATTGATGATACAATAGTATCATTTAGTGAACAATTTTTTAATCAATTCCCATTTGTAAATCCAAATGATAGTTTTGCTATTACTAGACAAGTATGGGCATTACGTCATTCAGGAAATTTTTGGGAAAATTTAAATTTGTTAGAACGTCCTGTTGGTTTTGAACCAACAATTTATGCTACCAAAAGAGTTAATAGTAAACAATTTACTAGAATTAATTTAGCAAAATTAGGGCTTCCAATTAAACCTATTTATCAGACTTATACTCAATCTGGGAATAAAGCTGATAAAATAAAGGGACACTGTGACTTACTTATAGATGATTCTGTATATAATGTGAGGCAAGCATTGACAGTAGGATTTCCTGCTATTTGCATTAGTCGTCCTCACAATTTACATGATACAAGTGTGCCTAGAATAGATAGATTACACATTGATGATATTATTGACGTTTATAATAAAATTATTATAAGTTTATTGTGATTAACGATATCAAATTCAAGGCACTTACAGAAACATTAAAAGTAGGTAAGGTTGACGATGCGACTTATTTCTCAAAAGAGTATTCGCATTATGTCAGCAATTCTAGATTAGGTAATATAAATCCTGACCAAGGAGGAACTCCTGATAAGTTCTTCGGTAAAATGCCTCCTATATACTCTGATAGTATATTACTTGGCAGTGCAGTTCATAGTATCTATTTACAACCTGACTATTTTGAATTAGTTAATTGTAGTAGACCAACTGCAAAGTTAGGATTTGTATGTGACTACATATATGATCATGCACCGAATCACGAAATTAAGAATCGTGATATTATTCTTGAAGCTTCAGATAAAATTGAATACTTTAAAGGTAAAATGACTGATGCTAAGATAGCAGCGGTTAGAGAAGCGTATGAGCCCTATAAAGCAGAAAGAATGGCTTTTGTTGGTACTGAAGGTAAGGAACCTATGTTTTTATCCGCTAGTATTTACGATAAAGCCATGAAATGTATTGAAGCTTGTAATAAGAATGAAGCATTCTCAAAAATTCTACATCCGAATGCTATTACTGACCCAGTAACAGAAAATGAGTTGTGTTTTACAATGGATATAGAATGTGATTTTCCAGATAGATTACCAATAATATTACATTTTAAAGCTAAGCTTGATAACTTCACTATAGACTTTGATAATAATACTATTGTTGTTAATGATCTTAAAACTATAGGATCTATTCTTAGTAATTTCGACTGGAAGAATAATGGTAATATGCGTCGATTCCATTATAATAGAGAACTGGCAATTTATCTTTATTTGCTTAAGCTATATGTAGAACAAAAGTATAATATGGTTAATCCAACTATGCAGGTTAATTGTTTAGTAGTAAGTACAATTCCTGAATATTATACTAAAGTATATAAAGTAACAAATGCTGAGGTGCAAGCTGGTTTTAAAGAATTTAAAAACTTACTACATCTAGTAGCATACTATAAAGGCTATCAAGGATATGACTTTGGCTGATAAATCTTTTTCTGAAGTTTGTAAACTTCAAAGTGAAGTTTTTTCAATGGAATTTTTAACTTGTGATTTCAAGGAAAAAATTGCGTTAGTGTCTATGGTTTGTTATTTAACTAATGAACTTAATAAAAAACGAGATAAAGAACATAAAATTACTTGTTATGATGTTCTTTTAAAGATAGATACTTCAGCTAGTCAAAATTATCGTGAGGATTTTCTAAAAGGTCTTGCGGCATTATGTCAAGATTTTATGAAAGGATGCACGAACTTCGAGACATTTGGAATTTCACCAAAAGAAATGCCCAATATGATAAGAAAGATTTTAGATTCATTTTTACCATTTTAACACTTTTTAACAAATTTTTACTTGGAAAAAAGTTATAAATGTGTATTATTGAAATACATCAGTAATGATGATAATCATTAGATTCTTTATTGATTAGATAATATGCTAAATGAAAAATGTTAAATTTAAAAAAATTTGTTATTATGAGTACACAATTTGTTAATTTCCAGAAACTTGAAGTTGTTGCTGACACTCGCAACGAAGCTATTGAACAAATCGAAGCCGATCATTTTGGTATCCTTGGTGATGCTACCCAGGCTTATAAGAATGCCCGTAAAGCCTGCACCACAGGTTGGACTGAGAAAGAGGAAAAGCAGTTCTGCTATGATTATCTGCAGAAGAAAACCAAGCTAAAGGCTGGTGTTGGTTTCACTGTGACCATTGAGCCCGCTGTTGCTGATACTCGTGAGCGTCCTTATAAGTTTGAGAATGTGAAGAATAACGGCAAGCGTGATTGGGAACGTGTATTTGTTGCTTATCCCGAGAATGGTGAGCCTTTCGTTCTTGAAGGTGCTAATACCAAGAGTGAAGCTCAGAATATTCTGAAAGACCTTTATAAGTCTGGTGAACTTCGTGAGAACGTTGATGTCGCTGTAGAGAAGAAAGCTAAAGACAACAAGAGCGTTGTATTTAAGTCCTTCTATACTCCTTCAAAGAATACTCGTAAGGGTGTTTATATGGCTTTCGGTATTAAGGCTTGAGCTTTATATAATTGACAATTAATAATGAGCAGGGTTATTCGAGAGAGTAATCCTGCTTATTTTTTGCCATCTCGTAATATACATAGTGACGAAAGTCTTTAACTATCTATATGTCTTTTAAACTCAAATCCTGTAAACTTCGACGTGAACAGTTTTACGATTATTCGGGAACTCTTCATTTAGAAGAAGTGATTGAAGATATTATTAAAGTGTCTTATACTCTTGTAAATAGACATATTATTGCTCTTAAAGAAATACATTCTGATGGAATTATTAGATTTTATGAGAACGGAGGAGTAAAATTAATAGGTATTCAAGAGATTAAACGTAATATCACAGGAGATAATGCTTTACTTAGACAGCTTATACAATGTTTAGCATATTATGTTGAATGGACAACACAATATCCTAAATTAACTGATAAGACGAAATTTTTAATTTTACCAACAGATACTAGAGTTTCTGTATTTTTAATTCCTGATAATTTTAGAGAAACACATTTCTTTAAAATGTTTGAACATTTATATTATTCATATAAGGGAACTATAATTAAAGGTGTAAAAATTTCTCCATGTAATTTGTATCGAGCTCCATTAATTGATGACTTAGTATTAGATTATAAAGCAAATCTTCTAAAAGATATTGAGACCTTTAATATTGATGAGAAAAATGGATTAGATTTTAAATTAGTTGTAAAATATATTTTAGACAACTGTCTTTAGATAATGTTAATACTTACAATTACTTTGTATGAATTTAATTGACTTAAATCTAGAGGACATTTATAAAGGTAAAGCAACCTTAATAAAGGATAATAAATACTTTTCTACACAGCAATATATTGAACCATTTGTTGATAGAACAGATAAACTTTGTCAAGGTAATTATCTTATAAAAGCTGTCCCAGCTAATCAAATTTCAATTACTCCAGATGGAGAATTGGATACTGAAGATTTAGTATTTAATCGTATTAATATTGAGGCTGTGATTCCTGGAGAATATGAATTTGAAGGGTATCAAAAAGCTATCGGTATGATTTATGGTTTAGATACTAGAAAACCTGTTGTAAAATTTTATACTGGAGCTTTACGCTCTGCTTGTACAAACTTATGTGTATTTTCTCCAAACGCATTAAATGTACAAGAACTTCAACCTGAAACTGCTATTAACTATAAATTTGTAGAAGAAGCAGTGAATATGAAACTTGTTATTGGTGAAATTCTAAAACAAATTTCTCATCAACGTTATACTAAAGAACAGTGTTATAATCACTTAGGTGAGTGGATTGATAATTGTATAAACTTTAAATTTCACACGGAATTTGGAGCAATTAAGCTTTCTGAAACAACTCCCATTACTGCTTATAAAAATCTTTTTTACAACGAAAAATCTGATTACTTTGCACAAGACGGAGAAATTACCGGATTTGATCTTTACAACTCATTAACTGACACTATTTGTAATGGACGCTCTAATGATATTTGTAATCGATTTGAAAAAGTATTTCTTGCTGGTCGTATAATGAATCTCTGTTAATATGAAGTATATTATTAGATTTATATCATCTGAGAACAGTATCCTGTCAGAATGGGTTGATGCTAATTCGGAAACAGAAGCAATAGATATTATACGTGCAGAAAATACAGATGTTAAACAAGTCTTATCAATAATAGAAGTATAACTATTATGATTAAATAGATTTAGTATTTTGACAGTAATAAACATCGAATGACTAATTACATTAAAGTACGAAAACGTAATGGGATTTTAGAACCTTTTAATGGTTCTAAAATTACAAAGGCTATAACAGCTGCGTTCAAAACAACGAAAGAGCCTTATGATGAGGAAAAGTTAGCAATGTTCGTAGACTCTACGATAGCAACAATTCAGTCCTCCGAAAACAGTGAAATTGATATAGAAGTTATTCAGAACATGGTAGAAAATTGGCTAATGCAAAATAAGTATTATAAAACTGCTAAAGCCTATATTTTATACCGCGCCGATCATAAAAGACTTAGAGATTTCGCTCAAAAGAAGATTGATTTTATAACAAATTACATTCAATCAGATAATACAGCAAACGCTACAATCGATGATAATTCTAATGTCAGTAATCATAATATTGCGGTGTTAAATTCAGAAATTCATAAATCTGAGAATCAGAGTATAAATTTTCGTATTTTGGAGAATCAACTTAGAAAATTATATCCTGATTTTAACTACAAGCAGTTACTGATAGATTTAAATACTATAGGCTATTTGCACGATTCTTCTAGTCAAATAGGTATGCCCTATTGTGTAGCTATTAGTATGTATCCGTTCTTAACTCGCGGTTTAAAAGATTTAGGAGGACTAAGTGCTAAACCTGAAAGTATTGACAGTTTCTGTGGAATATTTTGTAACTTAATATTTCTTATTTCTAGTCAATATAAAGGAGCAATAGCCGTTCCTGGCCTACTTTTGTGCATGGATTATTTCTTAAGAAAAGCTTGGGGTGACGACTATTATCTAAAACTTCAAGAAAATATTAATTCTAGTATATGCACAAAACCTAATACTGTAGAACACCAAATTCATCAGTATTTTCAGCAAATTTGTTATACACTGATGCAACCTAGCGGCGGAAGAGGAAATCAATCCGTATTTTGGAATATATCAATCTTTGATAAGCCTTTCTATGATACAATGTACGGAGACTTTTTATTTCCAGATATGACTAAGCCACAATGGGAATCTTTCAACTGGTTGCAAAAAGACTTTTTACATTGGCTAAATCAGGAAAGGTTGAAAACCATACTCACCTTTCCAGTCGTATCTTTATGTCTCATCTACCAAGATGGAAAGTTTTTGGATGAAGAATTGTATGAATTTGCTTGCCAAGAATATGCCGAGGGTAATAGTTTCTTTACTTATATAAGTGACAGTGCTGATAGTCTAAGTAGTTGTTGTAGACTTTCTTCTAAAATAGAAAAGCCCCAGTTTAATTTCACAAATGGTCAATTAAGCGAAATGACTGGTTCTAAAAATGTTATAACACTTGATTTTAACAGAATTGTCCAAGATTGGTTTAAAACCATTCCTGATTATCACGACCATTTAAATACTGAAGGAAGATGTCAAGCTCCTAAAGAATATGTGATAGACTGGTTAAAAACTAGTTTTAAACCTTACTTAATTAGCATTTTAGATAGAATATATAAATACCAAACTGCGTATAATAGCTGTTTAGAAGAACTTCAAAAATCTGGAATGCTACCTACTTATGACGCCGGATTCATTAATATGAAGAAGCAATATCTTACAATAGGTATAAATGGTTTAAATCAAATGGCAGAATTTCTAGGATTTGAATGTAATAAAAACCCTTATTACGAGCAACTTTGTAATCTGGTCTTTACTACTATTAAAGAACAGAACCAATTACATAAAACTAAGGATCTTATGTTCAACACAGAATTCACACCATGCGAGTCAGCAGCAATTAAACTCTATAATCGGGATAAACAAGATGGTTATTGGGTCCCTACTGATACAAATCTTTATGCTAGTTATATTTATAAACCTAACGATCCAAATATAAGCATTTTTGATAAAATTTATCTACACGGAAGAAATTTCTGTGGTGATAATCTCGACGGTGGAAGTTCAGCGCATTTAAATTTAGCTGAGCATCTTTCTAAAGAACAGTATAGGAAAATTCTTACTTATGCTGCAGAGGTCGGATGTAAGTATTTCACTTTCAATGTACCTAATAGTGAGTGTGATAACTGTGGATTTATTACTAAAGTGCCGATAACTAAATGCCCTAAGTGTGGTAGTTTTGAAATTAGTTATTATGATCGCGTAATAGGATATTTAACACGAATAAAAAATTGGTCAGCAGGTAGACGTATTGAACAAAAAACTAGAATTTATGGAACTGTATGATTTTTATGCAGATTGGTGTGGAATGTGCCGTACTATGATGCCAATAGTAGATGATTTCCAAAAACAGCATCCTGAAGTAAATCTTATTAAAATTAATGTTGACGATGAGCCTGAATTAGCTGAGAAATATAATGTAAGCCATCTTCCAACATTTGTATTCAGCGATGGAACAAAAGTACTGTATAAGTGTAATAGAATGCTTAGTTCTGAGGATTTGGAGGAAATTTATCAAAAATCTTTAAAGAAGTGCTAAAGTTTCTTAATACAGAAATTGTTTTTAGAGAGATCCCTGATGAGATTTCTTTAGCAATTAATCTGACAAACTGTCCTCTCCGTTGCCAAGGCTGTCATTCTCCATGGCTTAGAGAAGACATAGGAAAAGAATTGACTGATGAAATATTATTAGAGTTAATTAAACAGTCGTCAGGAATTACTTGTGTTCTTTTTTTAGGAGGAGATAGTTCCTATGAAGATATTAGAAGATTTGCTAAAATAATAAAAAATACAGGGCTTAAAGTAGCTTGGTATTCGGGACAAACTATAATTCATACTTCTGATTTAGAATTTTTTGACTATATAAAGATTGGTCCTTATGAAAAAAAACTTGGAGGCTTGGATAAAATTACTACTAATCAACGGTTGTTTAAAGTAATTAACTCTAAGTACGATTTACAAGATATTACATTTAAATTCCAACAACACTTATATCAGTGATAAATTTATAATAATCATGATAGTAGTGATAATAGTTGATGAATGATATTTGTAATATTTATTAATATATTATACTTATGAAACAATATTGTCATATATTGAGAAAAGATATTGAAGCTATACTTGCTGAACAATCTAATTGTTTAGTTATTTTTACAAAATCTGGTCATAAGATTGTAATTAATGACAGTAATGTTAATGCTACCTTAAGGATCAGAGGAATAAAGAATATTCCTAATTTAATTCAACAAATAATGTCTTCGAGTAACGAAGAGGAAATTATTTTTAGTTCATTTTAATGAAATTATATTTAGCACACAATGATGTAGCTTTTGAAAACGAATTAAGACGTTTTATCGAAGCAGAAATGGAAGATGTAAAATTCTACGCCTACGATGAAAGCTATACAGATGATAGACAACGTGCTAATCGGCTTAAAGGGGGATTTTCAGCACGAAAGTCCCCTTTTGCTGTTTTAAAAACGAATGAGGATAAATTTCTTAAGGCGTTTTATAGTGAAGTAGATGAATGTACTGTAAAAAATATTATTCATAATTTACTCTATTACAATGGATATAAAAGTAGTAAACAAATCAAGCAATCCGCTTCCTGAATATGCTCATCCTACTGATGCTGGCTTAGATTTACGCGCAGATTTAACTGCTGTAAATACAGAGTTTCTATTTAATACAACCATATCTCCAGATGGCTCATTAGCTATTTATCCAGGTGGTCGTGCACTTATTCCAACTAATTTATTTACTGCTATTCCTGAAGGTTACGAGGCGCAAATTAGACCACGTAGTGGATTAGCTCTAAAACAAGGTTTAACCGTACTTAATTCTCCAGGAACTATTGATGCTAATTACCGTAACGGTTGGGGCGTCATTTTAATCAATCTTGGAGATAATACTGCTATAATTAAACAAGGAGATAGAATAGCTCAAGCAGTATTAAATAAAGTAGAACATATCAATTGGATTGAAGTTGATACTTTAGATGAAACTGATCGTAATTTAGGAGGATTTGGTTCCAGTGGAAAATCTTAAAAAAGTTTTTACTGAATATATTCAACATAGAATAAAAGGTAGAGATGCGCTTGATGAAGCATGTGAAATAAAAATTATCGATATAGATTTTATTTTTGGTTTATCACAACATCAAGAGCAATCAGCAGATCTTTTATTTGAATATATATTTGGTACTGATGCTTTAGATTGGGTTAATTGGTGGTTGTATGAAAAGAATGGGCCAATATCTCATTCTCCTTTAGAAGCCTATGATAAAGATGGAAATATTATTCCTACAGATACAATTGATGATTTATGGAATTTAATAGAAGAATGTTATGTGGATAAGCAGAAAAAATTGGGAAACACTGAATAATCACATTCTTGATCTATCTTTAAGAATTGATGAATTAAAACGAATAATTACTCCTTATAAAGGAATTTCTGGGCAAATTGAAAATCTTAAGAAATATATACTTCAGATGGAATCTAAATGTAAAGATAAACCATGTCCTGAATGTCCAGAAAAACCAGATAATAAATGATTGACTATTTAATCAGTAAAGACTCCCGAAATAAAATCAGAGTAGTATATTTATATTGTTCTGAAAATTGGGATGATGAATTAGAAGGATATGTAATTACTAGAACTACAGGTATGTTAGGTGGTAAATTAACCAATCAACCTAATATAGTTATTTCTCACGGAAAAGCTAAACGTACTTGTAAAGAACAGTTAGAACTTCAATATAATTCTGAAAAGAAGAAATATCTCGATAAAGGATATAAAGAATGTCCAGTTGATCCAACTACTGTAACAACAGAGGTTTTAGATAAAATTCTTGGAGAAGTTAAGACTGGCTCTAACGGTGAAATTAAGCCAATGTTAGCAAAGTCTTATAAAGATATTAAAACAAAAAATATTTTTGATAAAACTTATTATGAAAGTACTAAAATCAACGGTGTACGTTGTTTAATGTACTGGAATAAAGGTGAAATACATACTGCATCAAGAGGCTCTGTTAATTATGATTTGGCAACATTTCATATTATTAACCATCCTAAACTAATAGCTTTCTTTAAAGAAAATCCTAATATTATTTTAGACGGAGAATTATATACCGCTGGAGAAACACTTAATCGAATATCAGGAGTTTGTAGGGCTCAAAAAACAGTAGCTGAGTCTGAATTTATCAACTATTATATTTATGATATTGTTGATACACAAAAATCTTTTAAAGAGCGTCTTGAAATTTTAAAGTCAATTCAACAATCTTTGAACATTCCAATAAGCGATTGGCAAAATCCTTATATTAATTGGAAAGAAGATGACTTAAAATGTATTATGGTTCCTCATCATAAAATTACTGGTTGGGAAGCTATTAAAAAATGTCATGATGAATATGTAAGTAAAGGTTGGGAAGGCTTAGTATTAAGAGAAGAAAACTCTCCATATCAACCAGGTATGCGAAATAATAACTGGATTAAGGTTAAAGAATATATTGATGCGGAATATCCAATAGTTGGCATAGAAGAAGGTCTTCGTGATGAAGATATGTGTTTTATTTGTAAAACACCTAATGGATATACATTTAAAGTAAAACCAATGGGTCCAAGAGAATTAAAATATGAATATCTTCAAAATCAAGATAAATTAATCGGTAAAATGCTAACTATTAAATATTTTGAAATGTCTGGCTCTGGTACAGATGTTCCACAACAGCCTATTGGAATAGCAATTCGCGACTATGAATGATAAATAATAATCTATTTAGCATCAAAGTACATTTAGTAAAAAAAATAATACTTATGACAAGTTTTGATATACAACAAAAATTTATAAAAATCATTCAGAAATTTAACGCGGATGAAACTAATCTTTCTGCAGATATGCAGAATCTTAGAGAAACCTATGTAGAATTATTTGGTCGTTGGCCTCTACATTATTATATTTCTGATGACATTAATGTTGATAAAACTACTGAAAACTTTAAAGAAAAGTTTGATGTGTTTATCATGGATCATACTACTAACTATGATATAAAGTCTAATAAAATTGAAACTATATATGGTAGTTATATTATTTTTGACGGAACAATAGTATTACTCACTACAAACATTTCTGAAATCTTTACTGACCTGCCTATAGAACAATTAATTCCTCTTTATGAACAAAATAAAGAAGAATCGCCCAGTTCTGTTTATTGGGTAACTAGAGGCCAATTAGGATTTAATTCAACAAAATTATCTCTTAAACCCGCAAAATTTAATATTAAAACTCATTATAATGATGATTTTGATTACAATAAAGTAAATAATTTCATTAATGGTGAGAGTTCTGGATTAGTTATTCTACATGGAACTTATGGTACTGCTAAATCTTATCTATTAAGACACTTAGCTCAAGAAAATCCTGATAAAGAATTTTATTTCTTTGACCGTTCTACTTTTGAATATATAGGAGATTCTGATTTTGTAGATTTTCTACAAGATATAGAAAATTCTGTTATTATCTTAGAAGATTGCGAATCTTTGCTACAAGATAGAAATCAAGGAAATGCTTTCTTAAGTACTATTCTTAATTTAGCTGACGGCTTACTAGGAGACGGATTAAAACTAAAATTTCTTTGTACTTTTAATGCTAATATTAATTCAATTGATAAAGCAGTTTTACGCAAAGGAAGACTAAAATATCAGTATGAATTTAAAGCATTAACTCCAGAGAAAACTCAAGAACTTGCAAAAGAACTTGATAAAAATATTCCTATAGGAAAATCTTTAACAGTTGGTGAGATCTACAATTATAATGAAGAAAATAACGCACCTGTTCAAGGTAAACGAATAGGTTTCTAATTTTATAAAATATGGGTACTGATACATTTCAACGCATGATTGATGAGCTTAAAGCTCTTCACGAGAAATTAGAGAAACTTCGTTCATTCATTGACGATAAAGAAAAGTTTGAGAAACTTGATTTTCTCAATAGAGATCTTTTAATTACTCAGTTTAAGGCTATGGAGACTTATTTAAGTGTTCTATCGATTAGAATCGGATTAAATGCTCCTAAACAAGATAAGCCCGTTGAAGAGTCAGCTGAAAATACTTCTAACGATTGAAAAAATCTGAAGAATCCGAACAAGACAATTCAGTATTTTCGTTATATATAAAGGATATTAAAAAATATCCTATATTATCAGCGGATGAAATATCTAAATTGATTGTCAAAGCGCAAGCTGGAGATTTACAAGCTAGAAACAGAGTAATTGAATCTAACTTGCGCTTTGTTATTTCTATTGCTAAAAAGTTTCAGGGAAGAGGACTTCCTCTTATGGACTTAATTAGTGAAGGTAATTTAGGTGTAGCTTATGCAATAAATAAGTATAAACCTGAGTTAGGTATTCCATTTATTGCCTATGCTTCGTGGTGGATTAGACAATATATTAATCAAGCGATATATTGGACAGGACGTGAAATTCGATTGCCTGTATCTCAACATTTAAAAATTATTACTATTCTTAAATGTCGTAAAACTTATCTACAACAGAATGGACAATGGCCTACTACTACTGAAGTGTCTATGCTAACAGATATACCAGAAGATCAGATTGATTTTTTAATGATGCATCTTTCTAAATCAATTTCTGTCGACTCTTATGTTGGAGATGATGAAGAAAATAGTCAAGTATGTGATATTATCCCTGATGAAAATGCACGTCCTTTGGAAGAATTAGTAGACGACACTATTAAACGTAAAGAAATTCTTGAATCTTTTGATTTATTACCAATAAGAGAACGAGATGTTTTATCTATGCTATATGGTATAGGTAGAACTCAAATTGATAATAAACAAATTGCAAGGATGTATGGAGTTGGTATAGAAAGAGTTAGACAAATTAAAGAAGCAGCTATTGAAAAGTTAAAGATTATTGCATCTAATAAATTATCTAAATTATTATGAAAAATATTGATGTATATGATTTAGAGTCTTTAGCTAATCTTTTCACTTATACTGGTTATGATTATAAAAATGATAAGTGGTATCAGTTTGTAATCGCACCTTGGAAAAATCAAACTGCTGAATTAGTTGAACATGTTAAGAATTTAAATTTGATGATTGGTTTTAATAATGAAGCATATGACTATCCATTATTGCATCATATTCTAAATCATCAAAAAGAATATATAAATAATCCTAACGCCGGAGAACTTATTTATCAGAAGTCTCAACAACTAATTGATATGGAATTTTCTGCTATAGCAGATAGAAATAAATTAATTCCTCAGTTAGATTTGTATTTAATATGGCATTATAATAACAAAACTAGACATCAAAATTTGAAGGGACTAGAAATTCAAATGAAAATGGAAAATATTGAAGAAATGCCCCTTCATCATACGCATATTTGTACTCCAGAAGATGAGAAATTAATTCTAGATTATAATAAAAATGATGTTTTAGCAACATTTCTATTCTTTAAAGTTACTTTAGGAAAGACTGATTATCCTTTATATAAAGGTAAAAATAAGATAGAATTACGTCTTAATTTAAATAAACAATTTGGAGTAAACGTCTTAAACAAAGGAGACGTTCCGATGGGTGAAGAGTTAATTCTTAATCTTTATGCAAGAGCTGCTGGAATTAGTCCTTATCAATTAAAGAAGCAAGGAGGAACTCCACGACCTAATGGAATTAACTTAAAAGATTGTATCCCATATTGGTGTAAACTAGAATCGCCTGAATTTCTTACTTTATTACATCAAATAGAAAATACTACAATTAAAGGAGAAAAAGGAGAATTCTCATTTTCTGTTATATTTCACAATTATCAGTTTGATTTTGGACAAGGTGGAGCTCACGGCTCCGCAAATCCAAAAGTATGGAATTCTAATGAAGATTGGGTAATTGCAGACTATGATGTCGGATCGCTATATCCAAGTTTAGCTAAATCTTTAGGTCTTTATCCAGAGCATTTAGGTAAATTGTTTTTGAATCAGTATGTTGGATTTATTGACGATCGATTAATTGAAAAACATAAACCTAAAGACATAAGAAATAATACTTTAATTGAAGGATATAAACTTATTCTTAATGGTGCGTATGGAAAAAGTAAAGAAGAGAAGTCTTTCCTATATGATCCATTATATACTTTTAAAACAACTATAGCTGGTCAGTTATTTATATGTATGTGGGCTGAAAGATGGGTAAAAGCTGTTCCAGAACTTAAATTCATTCAAACGAACACTGACGGACAGACCATATACGTTCCTCGTAATAAAATTCATCTAATTCGTGAGGTTAATGAACAACTAACTAAGGAAACTGGCTTAACTATTGAAGAAGTTTTCTATAGTAAAATGTTCGTAAGAGATGTTAATAACTACGGCGGAGTATATGAAGACTCTACGATGGAACAAGAACACATTAAATTAAAAGGAGACTACGAAATTGATAAAGAATTTCATAAAGACCCTTCTATGCGTATCGTTCCATATGCTGTAAAACAATATTTCGTTTATGGTATTCCTGTTGAAGAAACAATAAGAAACCATACTGATATATTCGATTTTTGTTTACAATTAAGATGTAACTCTAACTCTGTCGGAGAACATTTAGCTATTGATCGAAATGGAAAAACTGTATTAACTCGATTAAATAGAATGACACGATACTATATAAGTAATGGAATTGGTTCTGGAATACTTCAAAAACATTTTAATGACGGACGTATTGTTGGAGTTAATACAGGTTATTCAGCTATAATATTTAATAAGTATATTAAAAAACCAATTAAAGATTATGATATAAACTATCAATTTTATATTTCTGAAGCATATAAACTAATTCATGCAATTGATAATAAACAATTGAGTTTATTTGATGATTTCTAAGATAATTTACAAATATTTTTTAATGATTATTATATGAATAGTAGACAAAAACGTAAATTGCGCTGGGATAAAACTCATGAAGCACCTATTAAATCTTATTGGACAAAAACTTCTGAATTTGGAACAATCCCACATTATAAAGATGGAAATATCAAAGGACTCTTATCTGAACTCAGAACTTACGGATTGATTAGTAAGCATTCAGGAAGTCAAAAGACATCTAAAATTAAAGCTGCCTTAAATCGATACAGACCTATTTGGTCAGAATATAAACGCACAATGGAAGCTTTAAATGCTTCTAGAAAAGAATCTGAGAAAATAGAAGATGCTGAGATTATTTCTGAACCTATAAATATTGAAAATGCAACTAATTAAACAATCTGCAATATTACTCCCTCAAGACTCAAATCTAGAGGGAGTTTTTAAACAGATTGAATTAGCTGCAAGAACATGCTATAAATCCGAAGATAAAATTACTATTGATTCAGCTAAACGAATGGTTGATACTTTGATTAAAAGCAATCATACTGCAATGCTAGAACACGGTACAATTTATCTTAAGATGCCAAATGGAGTATCAGGTATAAGGTATTCTAGAAATCCATATTCTGTATATTATAATGATGGTATTAATGAATATATTACTACTAATTACAGAGTAATAGTAGAAAATAATTGGTATGATGATTTAAAGTATATTGTTTCCGAACTTGAAGAAAATCATGAAAAACGTTATACTATTAGGGTTATTACTAATATGCAGGTAAGTCATGAACTAGTTAGACATCGTCAATTTAGCTATGCTATGGAATCTTCTCGATACTGTAACTATGGTAAGGATAAATTTAATAATGAACTTACATTTATTTATCCTAATTGGTTGAAGAATAGTAATTTTCAAACTCAAATGATTTGGCTAAGACAAATGGAAAGGGTAGAGTATGATTACTTAGCATTACTAAAAGAAGGATGGAAACCAGAACAAGCTGCACAAGTACTTCCAAAAGCTACAAAAACAGAACTTGTCATTACAGGTACAGAAACTCAATGGAAACATTGGCTTAATCTTCGTTTTTATGAAAAAACTGGAAAAGTTCATCCTCAAATGAAGGAACTTGCTACTTTAGTAGCGGACATTTTACCAATTCAAATTGCCTAAATTTATAGGATTTTAGCCCTTCTGAGAGCTTTAAAAATCCTGTATGATGATTTATACTACTATCAAATTTTAAGCTCTTAAAAAGGATATTTCTAAAAAATAATTCTATGATTACTATTGAAGAGTCTGTTTTAAGAAATCTTTTATTGAAAGAAAAAGAACTTGACTGGGTAAAAGAATATGCTATTTATAATGGTAATATTTGGAATCTAGACAAGAAGGTATCAGATTATATTCTTAAGCAATCTAAGAAATTTCCGAGTAAAATTACTCCTGAAGATTATGCTGAACAAGAACTTAAAAAGTTTATGGATGGAACTCAAGAATAATCATCTTGATATTACAGACTCTGAAGTTATGTATCTAAAATATTTAGGAATTATTCATGATGATACTGATGTTAGAGAACATAATGTTGGAGAAAGTAATTATTCTAAAAATGTTATACAACCTTGGAGTATATGGTTAGATTATCCTGAATTAACTCCTTTTGATTGTGATATTATAAAACGAGTATTACGCACTAAAGAAATTCCAGGAAAATCTAAAATAGAAAGTCGAAAAGAAGACTATGAAAAAGTAATCCATATCTGCCAAGAACGTTTAAGACAATTAAACTATACTAAAGAATAAAATACAATAAGCCCCTTGTAAGAAGCCTTAATGGTTTCCTGCAAGGGGCTTATTTTTTTATTTATTATCGTTAATTTTCTCTCATTGATTGTAAGATGGGTTTAACTGTTCTGACCGCAGCCATATTTTCAGAAGTTGCATTTAATAATGTTTTCTCTCCTGTAAATACATCAAATCCATCTTCAATAACATTTCTAAGAGCACCAAAAGAATATGGTCTCCATTCAATTAATGGCTCACCAATAGAATTTATAAAATTAAAGTCTTGGAATGAACGTGTAATAGTTTGATTAATAAAATGAGAAGATACATAACTAATTGCATTACCCATATCTCCTTTATCTTTATTAAATTCCTTCTTTTCATCATCATCCCATTTTCCTAATAACAATGCTACTAAATGTCCAACAACTAACCACATAAACATATCTATTGCTAAATGCTTTAAGTTAGAACGATAACAGGTTCGTAGATTATCGTTAGGATTATTCCATAATTCTTGCCAAGCTTCTTGATATCCATTTTCTTTAACAGAATCATAGAAGTGAGCTAGAGTTAATAAAATACCTTCTTGATGCTGTCCTTCCCAACGCCGTACTTTAACGCCACTACAATTAGGGTCATCAATAGTTACAAATCCTTTACTTAAATCAATTTCTCCATTTTCATCTTTGGTATAATATAACTACTAACCATTCTCCTAATAATCCACAAATCTTCCTAATAATTTAGAACCACCAGGAGCAAGATATTGATTCTTTTTAGCTGACCAATATGTTTTCATCTACATGTATAATCCGCCTAAAAACATATAATGTACAAGTGATTTATCTTCTTTATTATAATAACCATATACATTATCGGCAATAGACTTCATACTTTGAGATTCTCTATTAGAATATGCTCTAGGTAAATCATCTCCAAGTTTAAATAAACTACCATCAGGATTTACTACACCTTCGTTAATAAACTCTTTTGCAGCAGCAAAATAACGAGCATAAGATTCACGTTCCTGCTCATTAAATTGACTTAAAGATTTGCCTTGCTTTTTGGCTTGGACATAATCTTTATAACGAGCATCTTTAGAGAAATCGTATATTAACTCACCATTATCATTTAAAGTATGAGCTTCAAAGGAACCATCACGTCTCATCTATGCTTCAAAGATAGTCATTCGATTATAGTAATCAGGACGGGATGTAAAACGAAATGCTAAGTCATATACATGAGTAAACCATCCTTTGTCTGACGATAGTCTGTTTGCATACTAATCGGCGTCCATATCATTAATACCATATAACTCATTAATTCTTGACAATACAGTAGGAGTTAAATGACTGTGGAAAAGTTCAGTTTCAACATGTTTAGCAGAATCCCACATATGTTTAGATGTAAATGCATCAGTTCCATCTGGTTTCTTAATAATAAGACCTAAATTTTTCCAAATACCATCAACTCTCTAATATGTCCATTGAACAGGGCTAAATCCTAATGCCAGCAAAGAGGCTACTGATCTGGCTCTACCAGTCAATCGCATTAATTTAGATATTTTATCATCAGATAAGTTTTGATTGTGTACTTGTACTTTAACAATATTATCAAGATAATCAAGAGTATCTTTAAAGTTCTCTTTATCAGTAGGATTTATAAAGTTACCTTGGTGAGCAATTGCAATTGCACACGCTTTCATTTTAATCAATTCAGAATCAAAAGCATTCTTTCTAGCATACTAATAAGAATGATTTAAGAGTAATGTTTCAAGATTATGCTCATAAGCATTAGCTCCATATTTACGAAGCATTCTCATTCGAGTAGTTTCATCGTTTCCAGCATCAAATACTACAGATGCTTTATAAATATCATTATTAGTTTGTTGTGTTTCTGCATCTGTAGATGCTATAAAATCCATAGTATTAGATAGGGCATTTTTAGGAGCTAAATTCTAAACTAATGTTTTTAATGAACCTAAAAGATTGTCAGTCTTTAATTTAGAACCAGTCGATGCAGCTAGTAAAGGAACTCGATAATATCTTCTATCACCAGAATTTTTCCACATTTCTAAGTTAGCAGCATCCTTTGGCCATCTATCTCTGTTTATAGTATCAAGAACATACTCTAAGAACTTCTTTTTAACTCCTGTTAAAGTATTAGGATTAACAAAAACAAAATCTCCATCAGGAGTTACTTCTGTCATATCCATATATAAACTAGTTTGATTACTTAAGTACTCCTATACAGTATTAAACCCAACAGATTCTTTTAATTCTTTTACATATTTATTTACTGTATAACTTTGTTTTAGAATAATATCTCTTACTTTCTAGTTTACATTTTTAACACTCACAGATACAGTATTAAGCAGCTATGAACTAAAGTTACCAGGATTTTCAAGATTTAAACCTTCAGCACCTTCACGAAGAATTCTTCTAAACGTCTATAACCATTTGTCAGAATCTTTAGTTTGTTGTCTCATAATAACTCCATTAATGTCATTATAGGCAACAGCTGCTTGATTATATAATTGGATAATAGGATCAGCTAAAGAATTACTATCACGAGCTACATTAATAGTTCTATTTGGGTAGAGTCTATTAATTGTCTACATTATATCCTCTAACTCACTTTTTATTTTTAAAGGATTTGTTTCTCCAGCCCAATCAAATCCTGCGCTTGTTAATTCTTTTTTAATTAAATTATATTCAGGAGCACCACTATTCATAATTTCATTTATTTTTAAACGAAAATAATCAAGTTGACTTAATAACTTAATTTTACCAGAATTAAATTTATCTTCTTCAAGAAGACTATGTTTAATTAGAGCATTCCAGTTATATAAATATTCTGAATTATAAATAGGCATTAGTCTTTGAGTAGAAGGATTTAAAACATTAATACTTTCAAATTGAGGTGTTCCTGCCCAATCTAAATTATTAAGAACAAGCATAGCCTCCATTCCTTCAATATTGCCTCTATTGGCTTTTAAGATTAAAGAGTTAGCATTAGAAGACTCCTCAATATCTTTAGCAAATGATCCATTTATATTAGTTCTACCTTCAGAAAATTTATAATTGTAATGTAAATCTCCGTTTACAATTTTAAATGCGACACAAGCTTTAGTTTGAATATTTTGTAAAACAACTATTCCGAAGTTTTTTGCAGTAGGCAGATCAATCACTTCGTAATTACCTTTACAATAAGGCTTCATTAGGTTTTCTAGATTTGCTTTATCAAATCCAGAATCTTTAAATGAAGCATATCGATATTCAAATGGTTGCCCTGACTTTACTGCTTCGTTAAAACTATCAATAAACGCATCAACTCTTTGGACATTTCTATCATTTATAGAACGTAACTATTCCTAGACCTTTTGTACTAACTAAACTTTAGCAAAGTCTAAATTATTATTTATCGGAATAACAATTGGATCGTCGCTATAAGGTGTTTTATATTCTAAAGTTCCTAAAGCAGTGGGCTCAAAAGCTTTTTCTTCTTTTAATTTTTCACTAACCTACTCTTCTGACATATTTCTATCAGTTAAATGGTTAGGAAACCAAATAGCCATTTGTTTAGTGACTTTTTCAATTAAATTAGAAGAAGTAGCAGAAACTTTATTTTCTGCGGGTATAAATTTATCAAGAGTATCATTAATATTTTCAGAATTAACTTCTGTTAATACCTATTGGATAACAGGGCTATCTTCAGATAAATCATTCTGTTTATAAGATAGACCGTCATAAGTATAACTTAATTTTTCTGGATCAGTTTCACCAGTATCGTTTAAATGAAATCCCTTTAATGTAATAGGCACAATAATACATTGTCCACCTTGAGTATTAACTCCAAATTTTCTTAGAATACGTTGATAAGTACCAAGCTATAAAGTAAATGCACGTTTCTTTGCAGAGTTATATTGGTCGTAGCTTTTTGGTGAAGTTTTATAGTCGACAATGTGTACATATCCATTTTCATCAACAACTAATAAGTCAATTACACCGTGTAAAGTATGACATCCTTTATACTCATTAATATCGCCAGCAATATCTAGTTCAGGAAAGAATCTAGCTTTCGCTCCGAATTTCTGCTGTAGATTTACACGAAAATCCTACAACATTTTAACCATTTCTAAAAACTAGGATTCACTAATAAGATCCCCTTTCTTTATAGAATGGTCATAAATACTTAAAGGATCAGATTTCCAACGTTCATATTGAAGTCTAGCATAATCTGGATTAGCAGATTCCTCTTCAAAAACATATTTATCTCCATTTTTAGAAAATAACCATTCAGATACAGAGTGTAAGGCTGTACCTATCTAACCTTGTTGTTTCCATTTTCTTTCAATTACATCTTTCCATTTATTGTATGTCTCATCAGAATATGTTTGTTCTGGATTTAGAGTAGTTCCAGGATCGCTTATAGCTAGATATTCATTAATAATTTGAATTTCGTCTTCAGTAAATGTTCCGGGATTAATTGTACCAGAGACTGTACGAGGTTTCCAAGCATCAAGTCTTCTATTCCAATATTCTTCACCTCTAAATTCAGGAGTAATTACACTACCATCTTCAGTACGGAATGCAGCGATAAATGCATTAACACCCATCACAGGAGGTTTCTCTTCAATATTCATAGTACCGTCATCAGCATATTCGACAGTGCGATTTTCATAATATTGTCTACTTTCTTCTTTAGCTCTTTTACCAGCTTCAGTAACAGCGCCTTGAATTAAAGATACATTAGTTGCTCCTGTAGCATTCATTTCAAAAACTACATCGCCTATCTATTCCATTAAAGGAAGCTTTTCACAGATAAAATCTGCTAATTGAACTTCGTTTCCTATTAAATTTCCTTTATAAGTATATGTACATTTCATATGCAATCTTCTCTTAATTCTCCGCGTTCAATTAATCTTTCTTTAGCATTTGCAATAATTCTATGTAATGCGGCATCGTCTACATAAGATTGAAACTTATTTTGCATAGTTGAAGAATTAACCATTTGTCCTAAATTATATAAAGACTATTCACTCCAGATTTCTTTAGGCATGGCTCTTACACTATTATCACCCATTAGGATAGTATCTAAAGTTCTAGATACTTCATAATTTAGTTGATAAAGTGTTTCCTAGTCTAGATTATTTAAATAGCTTGGTAATCCACTTAGATATTTAGAATATTCTTCTACGAATAATTCTTCAAGAACATCCATCTAGGATCTATTTGGATATAATTTAGCTCTTTCAGTTAACTGCTCGTTATTTTGGAGGGTCTACACTAAATTATAATAAGTATTTGGCTATTGAAATTTTATAGATCCAAGGAAAATATGTAAAAGCTCGTGAGTCGGAGAATGTATATCAGCTATATCAGTATTTACATAAATTTGTCCATTATATATAAAAGCACTAGCCCAATTAACTTGAGGGATATTGCCTAGAATTTCCTTTGCTTCATTAGTAGTAATTGAAGTAGTTTGAATGCCATAACATTTAGCTAACTTCTATAACTATTGTTCTATAAAAATTCTAGAATCCTCTGTAATAGTTTTAAGGTCAGTTTGCTTAAAATCCAGTGGATTAGGTCTATTATTTATAGATAACACCACCTAGTCATCTACAATAGAGTAATCTATTAATAAGTCTCGATATATATTATTTAATTGTTGTATAGCCTCTGCAACAGTTGAAGTATTAGTTAATTCAAGTAAGTTAGAAGCAGGTATAGAATCTAATTTAGAGAGGTGTAAGTTCTATCTTAATCCTTCTGATGAATCTATACCTCCCATCTCATCTAATTGAGGCCAACGTCCGTTATGCTCTTTTAGATATTGTATAACTTTATAACGTAAATTGGACTAGGAAAGTCCAGGGACCTTGTTTTGAAGATCCCTGAACTTATCTAATCCGGGTAATTCACAATATGTATTCATTTATTAACAGCCTTTACTTTCATTTTCAACTGTAGAGCGAACCACATCTCTTAACACTCTAACATCTAAAACTAACGATGCTCGTTTAGTAGGATTGCTATAATCAAATGCAGGACGAAGATATGATGGAGAATCATTAATAAGTTTATTAATAACTTTTTGTCGAATTTCCTCTGTTGCTCCTAAAGATTCACCATTAATCGATGTAATCTTACCTGTACTTAAATCAACAGTGGCAATCCATCTTTCATCGCCTTCTCCTGTAACTTGAGTAGTAACGTTTTCTCCTCTATAACCAGGATATATTAAATACTGATAATTCCAAGTCTGATGTTCTCTGTCTAATGACATTGTAACTGGAGAAAATTCTCTCCAATATTCATCATACGGTGTTATTGTTTCATCCTCTTCACCAATAATATCAGCAATATCTTCATAGGATTCTTCTCCTATATCCATATCAGATGAAGCTTGTTTTCTTCTAGCCTCTTGTTCTTTAGCAATACTTTCTTCAGAGCGTTTTAATGTTGGACCTAGTCTATTTCTATCCTAAATCCATGCATATTCGCCTAATGTAGAATAACGACTGCGCTTCATAGCACACCAAGAAATAATTTCTGAATCAGAAAGATATACATCTCCAGTAGCATCCTTTTGTGCAATAAACGTATTATATTTATTCTGAAGATTACTATCAACGTAATCAAACATTGCCATTAAAGATTGATGTCCTTTTGCTCCACCATAAACATACATTGAATATAAATAGAAGGCATCAGCAAAATTAGCTAAAGAATTACTAGTATTTGGAAGTTTAATTCCTCTTAATAAATTAAACGCAGCAGCAATTTCTAATAGTCTAGATTCCTCTAAAGAGCCGTGTTTAGGCATTAAATCTACATCTAAACTAAATACTGAAGAAGCAGCTTTAGAAGGTAAGTTATTCATATCAACCATTCTTAAGTGCTTTACAAATTCATTGTCTGAATAGAATTTCTTTAAGAATGGAATTGCTACTACTTCCATATAACGTTTAAATGAAGCTAACCCAGCTTCAGTTCCTAATGGTAAAACCATATTTTCATTAGAAGAAACTACTTTGATGTTCTATCTAAAACCAGGAGTTCCATTATATGTAAAATATTCAAATTGAGCAGGAATACCAAAAGTAATATTATCAGTAGATAACCACTCTAGTAAATATTTCATATTAATAGCTCTATTAAGATTTCTGATGTAATTTTCTCTATCAGTATTATTTTGTAGTCCTAGTTTTCTGGACCACTCTTGAGTATTATAACGTTCAATGGCTCTAGCTCTAGAAGAGGCACTTATAGTAAATGCCTACGGGATAATATTTGTTCTGACATATCCGTTCAAATGAGGAACTGTAAGAATCATTCTTAACGGATTTGTACGTTCCATTACTTTATCATAATCGGCACAAGCCTACTATGCATAAGCAGGGTCTTCCATAAATCGAATAAAGTCAATAGGTTCTGCAGTATTTTCTTGATATTCCCCAGGAACATAATTTAATTTATTTCTGTTATTAGTCATATTGACTGTCATTTCAGAAATAGTTTTAATAAATGTAGCGGCATCTTGAGGTTTGTTTTTAACTTCTCTATTACTTGAACAAACTACACCGATAACACGCATTTCTTCGGCGCCTATTGCTAATTTCTTGAGGTCTCCTTTGACAGCTGCAGACGAGTTCCAAATCTATAAATCTCTTGAATATAGAGAAGTCCATTTCATCAAAGCTCGTAATCCATTGAAAAACTTTTGTTGTTCACTTAATTCTTCATCTGAATTTTGAGTTGCTAAATACAAGTCATTATAAATATCATTAGATTTAATAGATTCTAGAATATCATTGAAATTAGGCTAAATAGCTAATGTATAGACAACTGCTTCAGGATTAGTATAAACTTTACTTTGATTTCTCCAGCACTGTTTAATATATTCTCCTTTTAGCATAGCTGTTAAGATTTTATCTTGACGACTTGCGATATCGCCGTTAGAGAATATAGCTTTACTGTTATCTTCATACCAATCAAAGAACGCTAGAGCCTGTTGATTATTTTGAACTCTATCTTTTATTAAGAATAGTTTACCGTTATTTGTTATTAACTATAAAGCTTCTCCTAAATTTCTTCCAGAAAAACCTTGACTATTTATAACATCAGCTACTACAGCATTTAATCCAAGTTCATTTAGTAAATCAGTAATAGCATTGTCAACAACTTGTTGTTTTCTATTACCTCCTATTCTCATTCCCTTCGTATAACTATTATAATGAGATAAATACTTGCTAATATTACCTTCTAAAACACTAATTGCTCCAATTGCATTTCTTTCAGAAGGCATACCATCATAAGTATTTTCTTCAGTATATTTAGATATTAATTGACCTTGTTCTGAATTTATAACATTTACTAAACTTTCAGAATCAAATCCACAAGAAATACCATAGTCATACATACCAATCATAGCTTGTCCAGCATTAATTTTAGCTAAAGTCAAAGACTTAGCATTATCAACAGCTTCAGACAACATAGCAGCTGCAGTTTCATTAGAATTAGTTTCTAATAAACCGCTACTAAGAATACTATTTATAATATTTCTATAAGCAGTATTATTTTGAGAAGATACTTTTGGATCTCCGGACAAGTTAATTGATTGCTCTGTAGTTTTATCATAAATATTATTTACAATTAAAACTCTTCCGTTAGTTCTTCCTTTCAATGCGTCAAACTATGTAGGAGTTGCAATTGGAATAGCCTAAAGTTTTCCAGAATTAAGAATTAAGTCATAATAACATTGAGTGAAAGCATTTACTTTAATAGCTACAGCTCCAATACCAACGCAGTTTTTACCAACCTATCCTTCACGAATACCTTTTTGTACTGAAAATGCAGATCCTGGAGCAGATTCTAGGTCTTGAGATGCACTTATTGACTATCCAGCTAGCTTCTGAATAACCTTTGTTGGGACGTCAATAGACACCATAGCTTCCGTAATGTTAGAAGGAGATTTAATAACATTCTAAATACGAGTTAAAATGAAATTCTTAATCATATCCTACTTAATATCATTTGAAACTCGATTGATATAATTATTATGAGTATTAATAATATCAAGTATTTTATACCCAAGCTCTTCAAGCTATCCTAGATTCATTACCTCTGAATTAATGCCTTCTCTAACAACAATTAAGCTATTTGTTTCAGTATAATCAGTATTCTATCCAGTTCTTAAATTCAATCCATTTTCATTTACATCTTTAATAAGATTTGCTAAGGCTTCAATCTATTCAGGAGTATTTCTCTTTAGTCTAACAACTAATTCTCCTTTAGAATTGATAGATACATCAAAAATACCTGTATTGGGATCAAATAGATTTCGATATTGAATAAAGAAACTATCTTTATTATTATTCTAAATCATTTCACCAGCTTTACTTGTTGGAGCAGGTAATAGTTTAGATGCTTCTAATGTGCTTTTAGACTATAAATTAGCATAAGGAGACCAAGCTATATATTTGCCATTCTTAAAAGCAGATCCTAATAGTGTTACAGTATCAATATCCAAGTCTGAACCCTCTAAGAAAAGCTAAAATGTAGAAACCATAGCTGTGTTAGCATCTCTCGAATCAAATCCAGCAACTTTCTATGTCATAAATGACTGTTGCGATTGTCCAGGAATACGCCCAGCAACCATATTTAATGACTCCTCAAAAGATACATACATAGCCTTACCATCAGCAGCAATTTTATTTAATAGTTTAGCATATGGATGATCTTTTGAGTGATTTTTAACAGTTTCTAAAGTAATACTATTAAAGGCATTAGCTTGATTAGTTAAATCTTCGTACCAAGTAGAAGAAGATAAATCAACTCTTCCTAATTGCGAATTAGGTGAAGATTCTTTTATTCTTTCAATACTTGCTTGTAATTCTTCTTTAGTAGTTAAATCAACTCCAGTATTAATAATCGCTGCGGTATAAGTTAAATTGTCTAAATAGAATCCAACATTTTTTGTGCAGATTATATTCTAACCTTCGTATTCAAAGATTTTATCACGATTAGATGATATATCAAATAGATGTTCGTTATTAAAATCAACAGCTTCATAAGTACCATCATCGCGTTTAACCTTTCGTACATTACTGGTCTATTTTACTAACTTCTAAAGTTCTGGACTAGCAGTCTTTAACTATTCTTCGTCTAAAATATAATAATGCTGTCCGTTCGCAGTTTTAAGTATATATGTACATAATCCTTTAACTCCATCTTTTCCTAAAATAGATGTATATCCTGTCTAACGTAATCTATTAATAGCACGTTTTGTAAAGTAATCAGGATCTTCTAAAATTCTTTGTAGATTAGTATGATAATCTAAACCAAATTCTTTACGATAAAGTTTAGGAACAATTAGTTCATAGGGAATTATGTCAATACTTTTTACATCAACATTAATAGGACCGTCAGATGTATATACAGTTCTATTAGGACCAGTATAACTTTTTGATAGCTTTAGTAAGTCATCCTACTATATAACTCTTAAATATGAGTTGGCAATCTCTAAAGTCATTTCGGCAAAATCAGGTTTACATAAGAGACGCACTAATAATTGTTCAGTAGTTTCATTATTCGGATTAGGTAAATTACTTGCCATATTTACTAATGTTGTGTAATAATCCTAACCAATAGTTTGTCTAACTCGATTTAAGAAATTATGAGTTTGTGCTCCTAATATACCGCTGGTAAGAATATTATAAAGAATTGCAGAATTAGTAGCAGCTATACCTTTAATACTTGCCAACTAAAATATTTTAGCAGTACTATCTAAATCAAAGATACAAAATTCTCTCAAACCATCACTTGATTTAAAACGAACATTATATGCTGCTAGTTCCCTCGGTTTTATTATATTTTCATATACTTTAGTTACTACTCTAGTTCCTTCAGGATTTAAAATAAGACGACGTAAATTATAATAGTCTTGTGGTGTATTAATTGTCTTTTCTTCAGAAATAATATTACCTTCTTCATCTACTTCGTCATATTCAATTATATAATTATGTTGAGTTTCAATATGAGAAATTTGATTCTTAATTGCCTATTGATTATTACCATCTCTTGTAATATCAAAGATTAATCGAGAACCGTTATTCTCTAAATCACCATTTCGTATAGCCTCTTGTTCTTTACGTAACTAAACTTCTGGAGAATCAAATCCTTCAATAGGATCAAAATCTTCAACCTATTCATAATAGTCTAGAGTTTTATCTCCGTATAAAGGGGCAATGTGTCCAGGAGTAATAACTGCGAGTATACCAGCAAATTTCATTCTAATAGCATTTTTTGTTAAATGCGATGCTACTTTTGAAAATACTTGATTGTAAATAGAATTACTACTCCAGGCAACTTTACCAATAACATCAGCAGGCGTAATGACCTCTCCTGATTTATATTTATTGACTAAATCTCCCAAAACTTTCTTTAAAGCCTCATTATTTCCTTTAGTTTCAGTAATGTCTTTAAGGATTTGAAGAGCAATAGTTGTTTGAAGTTTTCCTTTATATCCAGGAACATTATCCAATAATTCTTTAACTCCATCAATATAAGGATTTATAGCTAAATCAGTTAATGTAGATAATGCGTAATATATATCAATAGCATCATTCTAAGTAAATCCTCTATTGATACAGGCTTGAATGATCTATGTAGGCATAGATACATCCTCATCGTCAGCCTCATGCTCCTTATCCAATTGAACGCCCAACTATCTTACATCGAATGAGAAGAAGTTTAATGGCATATCAGTATATAAACAGTCAGATGGGTTAATATTAGTATAAGAGCTTTTAATAGCTCCCTTATTAGCTAAATACTAAATTTCAGAATATTTTAGAGGTTGATAAAAATCGTCTTGAGTTTTTATTTCAGGACTATCACTAATCTTCCATCCAACCTAGTTGATAGTTTCAACCATACGATGTATAGAATTTTCAGATGGAATAAGACGTCCGTTAGAACCTATTTCTAAAGAATTATACCCGCCAAATACTTCTGTAAAAATCCCCCAGTTAGTGTTAATATTAACTCTTCGTGTTTCAACAACTCCTGTCGTAGCTATACCTGTAGAATTTACTAATACTTCCTGAATTTCAAATTCGCCAGTCAGTTGACCATTTTCATTAGTAATAGGCATTACATTCTCTAATTTATAGTAATGTACTTTACCATTTTGTTCACGAGAATAATACACATCACCGTGATTAATTTTATTTCCTGTAATACCATTTCTAGTAAAATCAACTATAATTCGATTTCCATTCTAGTCAATCCAAGGAATATTAGTCATATTTTTCTGAGCTTGTCTATAAACACCATACTTTCTCATACGGTCATTAGTACAAGCAAAAGAAGCAGTTTTAACTGTACCAGCAGCAGCAAGATTTTCGAAGTAGAATGTACCAAAAGGTTTAGTATCAAGACCTACAGCTTCTCCCTCAAGAGAGTTATTGTTAAGGTAAGCATCCCAACCATTGCCAATCATACTACCGTCAAGAGGAGTATGAGTTCCAACAAATCCCATAGGATTATATACAGAACTTTCAATATCATCCATGATAGCAATACGACAAGTTCTTGCACATCCGTTTAGAACATTTGGTAAATATGTATGAATAGTAGCAGTTAATGCATTATTACGTTTATTATAAGCATTCCATCCGCTTCCTTCCAGTTCAATAGCATTCTCACCTTTTTTAGATTTATGATAAACATGTGAACCTACCGTAGTTAAATCCCATTGTTGAGTAAATAAATAATGAAGTCTATTCATTTTAGATAACATAGGATGTATCTCTATAGCAACATCGGGAAATCCTTGATACTGTTCTAAATCATAAGCTGTAGTAATTTCATATTCTTCTCCGTCCATAGCAATTGCCTTTGCAATTATCATTTCGCCTTCTTCATTTACCCAATTTGGAAATTGAGTACGTAAGAAAATTGCTTCGGGAGAATCAGTATTAGTTGCAGAGTTAGCAAGATTTACTTTAAAATTAGAATTTAATAAATCTCTTGCGGTTAGAATATCCTTCATTCTGAAAAACTCAGAAGTAGTACTCTAATGATCCACAAAAATAACTCTAGAATCTCTATTATTAGGATCAGATTTTAAAATGTTTATTGCTGTAGGATTAAATCTTCCATACAAAGATGTTAAAGTAATATTTGGAATTAATAATCCGTTATCATTAAATTTATAATGTAACTCTTCACCCAGTTGTAATGGATTATTTAAATGACTTTGATTATAGTCTCTAGTTAGCATCCATAATCCAGTTTGAATAGCATTTTTACTTTTCTTAGAATAAGCAGCTAAACTTGAATTTGGATTTTGAGAACATTGAACAAAATAATCAGAAAGAAAGTTTAAAAGTATTCTATTTTTAATAACAGGGTTTAATGTATTGTAGTTAGATGGAATCATGTATCTTAATTCCTCTATACTCTAACCAAATAATCTTTCTCCATTATCCCGTAAATATCTAACAGCAGTCTATAAATCTGTTGCTAAATTATTCCAAATATTTTCATAAACAGGCCCAAAGGTTTTTATAATAACCTCATTTAATTCATCATCTGTTAAGTCTTTATAAGCTTTTCCAGTAGTCTGTTCTATAGTATTTAAATTGATAAGTAGTTTATCAATTTGTGGCTTATCTGAATTAACAGTAGGAATAAATCCAACAATACCATTTCTAATAGTATCATATTGATATCTATCATCAACTGCTGCAGTTCTAGCGTATCCTGCAACAAAATCATTCAAGAAAGCATATTGGAATCCTTCACCGCCGGTAAATGATATAGATTTTTTAGCTGTGTCAGTACTCTTAAATTCCTTTGCTACTACAGGTTTTAAGAAAAGACTTCTATCATTAATAATATTTAATGATTTTGTAGCTGATGTTTCTTTATTACACTAATCAGTAATTTGTGCAAGAGCATTACTTTTCAATGTGCTCAACATATAATTTGATACATCAGTTCCCTCACCAGTACGTACTCTAGCAGAAGCAGCAGTACCTTTTAGAATCATATTTACTTCTGCGAGTTTGTCTACATAAGCTCTATCTTTAGTTCCGAGTATAGAAATAGTACCATAGTTTTGGTTAAATCTTACATCAGATTGTCTAAATTGAGTAAGCATAATTCTTCTACACGAATCATATGTTCTAGAAGTATTAAGAGTTTTTAATGCTTGAGGTAAGATTTTATTATTATAGTATAAATTAAACAAAGCACGCCCAGCAACTTTAGTTAATGTACGTACAGCCTCAGATGATTGATTTTTATGTACTTCAAGTAATATTGATTTAAATTCAGGATCTGCGTTTAAATCAATACCTAAAACCTACATAACAAAATTATTTAATTTATCGTTAGCAGTTTTATGTAGAGAATCATTTCTAAACCATGAAATTCCTTGAGGAATAATTGGCACTTGAGCTCCTTCTGGAGTAACTTCAATTGTAATACTAGGACCATCAAGGTTTCCACTTATAGGAATACTAATTGAAAGATTTTGTAAAACTTCAATTGACTAATTACTACCTTCTAATGTAACTGCTTTTAATTTGGGTGTTACTTGAACACCAGAATTACGTATAATATCGTCAAAATGATTAGAATCAAAAGCATTACTTTGTTCATTAATTCTATTAATTACTGCTTCTTCTTCACGATATTTTGCATAATCAATAAGAGATCTTACACGTTTAATACCATTATCATCCTCATAAATTTGACTATAATCAACACCAAATAGAGAATTAGCTAATTGAACAATCGTAGAATACGGTCCATAAGATTTAACATCTTCACAGATTCTTAAAATAGAACGATCTCCTTGTCCAAAAATCTCTTTATCGATAGTCCAAATTATATTTTTAGTAAATGGTGATATATTCAAAGATGCTTGACTACTAATTTCAGAATGCGCTAAAATTTCTACAATATACTGAAAATTTCTAAACGGGTCTTGAGAGATTTTTGCAGCTAATTCGCCAAGTGTCATATTTGGATTTCGGTTGATAAAATTTCGAGTAGATTGAGAAATTGCTTCTTTTTCTCCAACATTAAATGTTAAATTACCAAGCGATCCAAATTCTGTCCAAGCAGTAGGATTATAAGCTAAGTCTTTAATAGAACTAATTGCAGAATTAAACTAAGCAAATGATAAATTTTGATTAGTTAGTGGAATATTTGATCTCCATCTATAAAGATGAGAAGATTCAATAAGATGCACAGTTACTGATGAAACTAAATCAGCAACATCTTCTACATCATCTCCGAATTTATTACTCCACATATTAGTAGCTGTTGTTATATATCTATATTTCTAATTGGAATTATGAAATTTATTTATATAACGTGGATCGATTGTAACTACATTACCTATAATCTATTGAATACAGGTATCGAAGTTAGTTAATAAAACATAGGCATTATAAGCATCCAGATACTTTTTAGCATTCTCATCACCACTCAAATAATCATTATATTTAATAGTAAGCTAATCGTGAAATTCTCTTTTCATTGATTCAGCATCGTTCGGATTTGTTTCATTTTCCCAAACAGCGAATTCAATTGATGCTCTATCCATCAAATCAGCAATACTACGATAACGTCCTGTATTTTCATCAAATGGATGTGTAGGTACAACATTTAAATATGAAGCTAATCTATCTGCCAATATATTTTGATAAGCCTTTACATTCATATTTAAACTTTTCGTATCTTCTGCCAATCGTCTTTCAGGATTACTACGATTAACTAGTAAAGTATCAACAAGTTCTTCTCTAGCTTGGTGTAAAAAGTAATGTCTTGCTAAAGAAATACCATACCTATCTTCTAAAAAATCTTCTGTTACTACGCTTTTCCGAGCATTTAAATCCTGTTCATCAAAACCTTCTGCAGCTACTTTGCCATCAATCTAGGCAGCTAATGCAATATCGCTTACAAAAGCTGCCTAAATATCAGGTAAAATGGCACCAAGTTCTTGACCAGCTTTAGTCTATTTATAACGATTATAAATATCAACAAGACTGTTCTAGACTTCAGCACTACTATTATTAAGGTAGATTTGTTGAACTCCTTTTAAGAAAAAATTCTTACGTTCTTCTATCGGAAGGGACTTTTTCAAACCTACCTTAACAAGTAGCTAAGTAAAGGCTTTTTCTGATGATTGAGGTGTCTAACAATTTACAGTAGCCATATATATTATTATAATTTTATTGTGTAGTTATAGATAGAACAAGTAAAGTTATCTTCATTAGAGGTAGTATCAGTAATTTCCCAAGGAAGATTAATACTATCATCTTCAAAAATACCACTTAACATTTCATCATTTTCTATAACTTCTTTTATCTAAGCTTTGATAGTTTCAAAATCTAAATCATTATTATTAAATATATTCCTTAATTGAGTCACTGACTCTTCTGAAATTCCTTCGCATAAAGTCATTAATTCTTCAAAGGAATCACTATAAAATTCTTTAGGTTGAGAACTAACTGGTTCTGATGAACTATGTTCTTCGGCAAAAGCATCCAATTCGAGAGTTAAAAGAGTTCCATCTGCGCTTAATGTTGCATTTATAGTCTTCTATTCTTTTGTAGATGGATTTTGTAAAACAATTCGATATAAATTAGTATTTTCAATAACCGAACAAGACAACGTATTCCATCCTGTAATAGCTTTAACCTAAGGAATATCAGCAGATTCGCCGTTTAAAAGATTTGTTAATATGAGAGAATGTTTCAAACCTTGCGTAATTGGAACTGCGATATTATTTGGATAGTTATGCCAAATATTTGCAATTTCTTGTAGATATTCAACTTCTCCAATATTATCAGGAATCTACTCTAATCTTTCTCTAGTATAGTCATCTTTTGGTAATTTTCCAAGCAGATTACCATAAGTTTTCGAGTATTGCTATTTAGGAGTCTATATTGTTTGTGGTTGAGGTGTAGGTTGAGAAATAGTTGAAGACTACTATTTAAATGCAGCAGTTTCTGCTACTTCATACCAATCGTTGACAGTAGATTGAGTATATTGATATAATGGTCCATTCTAATTAACACCTTGTAAAAACGAATATATAAATCCAGAATTAATAAATGCATTTGTCAAATCAAATCTCGGAGTAGTAATTTTTCCAAAAATACTAAATTCCTAATTCGATGGTAAACCTTCAATAATAAAACGATTTTTAGGATCAGAAACATTATTTACTTTAACTAAATGTCCATATCCAGCAATAGTATTACCTAGTTGAAGATTTGATGCGTATAATCTCGGATGTGTTAAAATTCCAGTAATTCCTTCTTGTTTTGCAATAGAATCAAGTACTGAAATGGCATTAACATCTATCACACTATCATTTCCTTGATGTACTACAAACATAGATTGAAGAGCTTTATTTAAAGCATAACCAGCAGTAAACGATTGTTTAAATGATCTATCTTGACTAATTTGAATAACATTTTCTACAAATTCATTTAATAAACTGTTTTCAAGTTTAACTAACTGATGATTTACTGTATAATTGTTAGGAACTCTAGGATTATCCTATAATATTTTTTCTTCTTTTTGTAAAATATTTTCTATAAGATCATAAGATACTAAAGAACCTATTTTTAGACGTTCTAACAATCTATTAACTTCGGGATTACTTCTATTCTTATATAATGCATACAGAAGTCTTAACGGAGTCATTTTATTTCCATAAGGATTAACAACTTTGGCACCATCTTTACTCTGTTTCCATACTTTCATCTATTCTTGCATATATTCTTGAATAGATACTTGAGGAGGAGTAACATAAACTAGTTTAATAGTAGGATGTGGATTATTAGTTGAAATTTGCTTTAAATAATCTGACATCATTAGTTCAGTATTAGCAACTTGAGTATCATTAGAATATTTAGGATCAGAAGAAACTAATACAAACGGGTATGAAGGAGAAGCTATGTTATGTAATCCAGTAGAATCTTCCCAAGTTTCATTCATTGATTCCATTACATGTGAAATATGAATTCCTTGAGTTTTCTATAGATCAGAGAGACTTGTATATTCTCCATTATATAAAATATAACGTCCACTTAAAGTTCCTCCATTAACTTCAGACTAATCACGTTGTTTAATAATAGGATTACCTAAATTAGTACTCTGTGTTGCTAAATTCCATGGATTTGTTTGATCCCCCAAACGCACAACAATATTACTTGTGACTCTCCACAAATAACATAATTGAGCCAAATTAGCAAATCCTGGTTTATTAATATTAGTAAGTGTTCTTTGAATTATTTCTAATTTAGAAGTTATAGGTAAATTCTAAGATACTAGACTATTCCAAGTAATTGCTACAGGATGAGTTGGATTATCATGGGCAAATTTATATAATAGTGTTAATGGATTACTTAAAGATACGCAAGGTATTTCTAAGAATGGTACATTATTTGCATCACTTAATATAAGACTAATTGAATGTAGAGGAACAGTTTTACCTCTATTATATCTTGAAAATCTTCCAGTGTTTGTAGAAATACTGTCATTACTTCTAACAATAAAATTCCAAGATAAATTTAGAGTAGTATTAGTATTAATTTCTTGAACTCCTGCATTGTTTAGAATAGTCTTAATTTTATCAAGAAGAATAGCGTTATCTTTTTCATAATAAGCTACCTATTCTAATTTACTCATTACATCTTGAATGACGGCTCTATTATTAAATACAGAAGGACTTAAACGATGTAAACCATAAGTTCCATCAATACGATATGAATTACGTAAATTTTGAGAAATTACATTCCCTGCATTGTCAAACTCAATTCCTGTTTCTCCAAGATCTCTTACATTGAAACTTTCTGAACCAAGAGTCCAAGCTATATCACCTGTATCAGTTAAAGTGATATCTCCGAAGGTTTCATCAGGTAATTCATCTAATGTAATATCATTATAAGTAAATCCAGTACCTTCAATTGCTTCTGCTTCAGTTGTAGGAGGAATTATATCAGAATTAGTTTCTTGATAATCTTGTAATCCAAAAATATCATTTTCTGAAACGGTAATCGTCTACTTCGTTTTTGCATTTTCTAACACATAATTAATCTCATTATCATTAATTATAACTTGATTAATTTTATATAAATCAGAAACTTCGTCTGAACTGTTTACCTTTAAAGTTACATATTGACCTTCGATGTATAAAGGATTATTTATCGAAGTAGTATAATTTGATAAAACAGAATCGATAGATTCTTCACGAGTTTCAGAAGTAATAGTACCATCAGCTTCATCTCTATTAGTAGATAATGTTACTGAATCATCTGTCACTGTAACTATTTCTGAACTTTCTCCGTCTTGATTATAGATAGTTGTTCCAGGCTATAAGTTTTCCGGAGTTAATTCATTCTGACCAACTGGCTGTGCAGGAATTAATGAATAAGTATGTTCAGACTCAGAAACATTATTTGATTCTGAAGAACTAGGTGTAGCAAATTCAGTTTTTCTATCTCTTTTATAGAAAGTTAATTTGGTAGGCTATAAATTGTAGCCTTCAAGTGATTGAAGAACACTCTTCTTATAACGCTCTATACCTTTAGCAGTAAAAGCTTCACGTATAACTTCATTTTCTACAGGACTGTTAGAAACATCAAATAATGTATTAGATGTTCCGGGAGTAACTATCAATGAAAATTGTTCTGCACGAGAAGCTCCTGTATAAATAGTTTTAAAATATGTGTCTGTTTTAATAGTAGAATCTGATTCTACAGGAGGAAATGCCTCAACAACATAATACCTTGCTTCGAAACCTTGTGCTTTCTATACAGGTTCAGGCTCCATAAAATACTATTTATAAGTAGCAGAACTAATTAGTTGTGAAAGCTTAGAATTAGAATCACTCTATATAAATCCTATTTTCTCATTAGGTCTTAAAGTAGCTACCATTTTGTCAATAGTTACTTTAATTTTTGCAATCTCGGCGTCAGTTTGTTTATCAGAATCAATTGTAGAAATTACCTAATCACCAAATAAGCCTTCGGAAGTTTCAGCATAACGTAATTTAACAGTTTGATGCGATGGACTATTCTAAAACTACATGTGATAAGCCTACATTGCCTGTAAGTTAGCAGATTTCTGTCCATTATCAGTTCTCATACTTACACCTAATTTTAAACCATAAGGATGAGAACGTCTATCACCATTTAATATATGAGTAACCTTCTAACCGTTATTATAGTTTGCAAGAGGTCCAGTTTGATCATAATCGCCAGTAGCAATAATTTGAATTCCATAAGCTCTAGCAAAACGATTAAGCGCTGCAGCTTCTGGTTGAGTATATTGTGACCATTCATCAATAAATATTATTGCTGGAAGATCATCTTCGCTAAGTGCAACTTGTTGCCAAGATGGATTAAATCCATACTTGGTCATTGTACCATGTGTACCTTCAACATATTCATAAGATAATTCATTTCTACCACTACGAGTATCCCAATCTGTAAAAATGTATTTTAATAAAGAGTCGTGATCAAAAGTTTCAATTCGATTCTTTAATTCATCAGAAATATCAAATTTATTAGCTATTCTTCTAGCATTTTCACGAGTAGTTTGAGCTAACCAGAATTTTTTATTTGCAAATTCTTCTGGCATATTTTGCTGCAAAACTTGAAAAATAGTATTTAATACTGCAAATGTTTTACCGCTTCCAGGGATACCCTCTATAAATAATATATTAGGAAAGTTCGGCATAATATCATGCTTTAATATATTATCTACTTCAGTTCCAGAAACCGCGTCTTGAGCATTAATTTCGGAAGCAATATTACGTCTACTATCTTCACTCATATCTTTCCACGAGTCATAAATAGCATCACGTGAGGCTTTTGCAAAAGTTGAAAATACATTGCCGTTATATATTGCAGCAATTCCACTATAAATACTTAATTCTTGAGTTGGAATAGGTGCAAGATCTTCATGTTGATTATTGAGTACATCTTTATATACACTATAAAAATCAGAAGCTCGTAATGCTGCATTACTTGCTAGCCACCACATGAAAATAGTATCACCTACCTGTTCAGTATCTTTAGTAAGAATTTCAGTTTTCTTATTAAACCAACTAAATGGTCTAAGTAACTCTTTTAAAGCATTTGAATTACTAAGTAATGTTGGATTTTCAGAGAAAAAGTCGTAAATAGCATTTTGTAAAGTAAAAGCTTCTTGATTTAATTTATTTCTCTCGTCTTGAGTTAAATCGAATTTTCTATCTTTTACATCAGCATTGGATCCCTTCTCGTGAATATCCATAGAAGTCAATGCTTCTTTTAATTTTGCTAAAGATTCAAGAGTTACATACTTCTTAATTTCAGAATCGGGTTTAGACATCTAATCATCTAAATCAGTAATAAATTTCTACATTCTATTATAGAATATATAGTTTTTATTAATAGATGTATGATTCTGAAGATTTAACTTATTACCAGAATTTAATGCATTTATTTGCTATATTACTTCAAGTCTATTAATTGCACTATTAATATCAATTAAAGCTAATTGAGCAGTCTATTCATCAATTTCAACAAACTTTTCAGATTTTTGCCAAGGAGTTTTACCTACAGCATTCATAGTTCTAGTATTACCAGACAAATTGTCAATATCCATATTATCATGCTATGAACCTGCAATAATTGACCTGAATAACTTTAAAACTTTAATTGCTTCATCAAAATCAGATACAGTTTTTGAATTTAAAAATAAATTATAAAGACCTGTTTCATTAGAATTTTCTTGATTGATAGCTGCCTCAATAAGAGATACAACATTAGATTTAGTATCCAAATTAACCACAAACTGCTCCAACATTGAAATTAATGGAGTATAAGGTAAATTTTGAATCTATTTTAATTTTTCAGATAGCAAATTGCTCTTTTCTTCTAACGAATAGGCAAGATCGTCATCTATAGTGTTTGCAGAATATTCAGATAGACTATGCTATGCAGCATTTACAATTTTTTCTAGATTATGTTTTACTTCTGGATGTATGAATTTAACATTATTGATAAAATCATCAAGTAAAGTATCTAAAGGTTCAATAATATCATCATAAATTAAATTATACTTAGCAAATACTTTATCTTGTTGATTTGGATCAGCATCGATTTCATTGAGCCTATTAATTAATTCTGGAGAAAATAATGTAACTGCTTGAAGAGGGGCAGCGTTAGTTGAAGTATTAAAATCGCTGTTAAATTCTGTAATTAACTTTTGTAGCTCTTCAACTGGATCTTCTCCACGTTCTAAGATATTCTGCATTATTGTTAGTTTCTTAGCAGCTACATCATTAATTGTTTTTATATTATCAAGTTGTCCATTAACTGCTTGTTTGAAATAATCATACTGCTGTTGGAAAGCCTCTGTATATGTATCCATAAGATTCCACCAATATTTAGCTAAATCTCTAATTTGTGATTTCTTTTCTTGAGTTTTCCAAGTTTCGTATGAAGTAGTAAGTTCTTTGATTCTGTCAGGATTAATTTCCTCAATTCTCTTACCTTCAACTAATTCAATATATTGAACAGGATTTAATAAAGTAAACTCTCCACTGACACTAGGATTAGTTTCAAATAGGACAGATTGCATAAATTCAGCATCTCTGTCTCCATTCATAATAGCATCTTTTCTTTTAAGAGCGTCTTTAAGATTATCTTCCGCTGCTTTTAATTGACGTTTTTGTTCCTCAGTAAATTCAGCGTGATCTTGTTTCGATTTATAAAGGTTTTCAATTTGATTTGATGCAGTTACAATATCAGCACATGCTTTTCTCCAATCATCAAGCATTGCATCAGCTGTTAAACTCTATGAGAAAGCTTGATAACGAAGATTTCTAACTACATCATAATTTTGTAGTTCAGGTAGAACTTCTAATATTTTCTTAATAACACTGTCATCTGCTAAATCAGCATGGTTAGCTTCTAGAGTATTAGTAATTAAAGAAATCTGCCGCTTTATAGTATCCTTTACAAATTTATCCTAATTGTCTTCAGCAGTGCCAGGACCAAATATTCCTTCACTATTAGGCGTAGCACTTAAATTCTTATTAGCAACTTCAGTTTTATCCAACCATTTATAAAAATCATCAAGTTCATTGTTTTGGGACATTCTAATAAGTTCTTTTAATGCTTCTTGTTGAGTTTTATATTCAAATGTTGGACGTGACTTATAATTCATCGATATAGAATTAGCTGCTCCACCTCCAAAGCCACCTAAAAAGTTTAAAGCATAACGAGTAAATGTATCTTCTGGAGAAGTAAATATTTCAAATTTAGCATTAGGAGAATTAGTTAATTTTAATTGAGATGCTAAATTAAAGCAACTTTTACTGAAGTCAGCTAATACCTCTTCTGACACTTCTTCAAAACCTTCAGCTAAGCCTCCAGCAACAGCCATTCCTATACCACCTTTAGTAGTATAGTCAAGACTTGCAATCTTTTGTCCGGTTTTAAATAGTTTATTTATCCAAGTATTCTTTTGCTCCGTTGTAGCAGTACGTAAGTTATTACCAATAGCACGAGTTTCAGGATCGATTAAATTCAATCCTTTTACAATGCCTTTATAACGCATTTTATCAGCTCGCAATTCAGGATAAATCCATCTACCTATATCAGATTTCAATAACTTATTTTCAAGAAAAGCATATCCTAAAGTAAGAATTGTTGCTTCGTTAGAAGTAGCACCTGCTTGCAATGCTTCACCATAAGTATCTTGAACAGTAATAGCAGTCATATAGGTTCTTGCTATTTGCTCTCCAAGTTTATTATAAGATTTAAAATATTGATTAACTAATCCATTGGAGTATTCACTAATAGCTGTATTATATGCTGTAAAGTCTTTAAATGTTTTAGCGGAAACTCCTTTATGAAATAATTGTTTATAAACATCCTAAACTGAAGCATTACCTGACATTATTTTAGATGTAATGTCATTAGTATATTTTGCCTTCAATGCGTCATAACCTGCTTGTGTTTGATTTATTCCCCATTTACCTTTAAATATAGCAGGAACATATTGGAATATTGCTCGTTGTTCTCTCAACTAACCAGCAACATCTCCTACCATATCAATAAGATTTTCCCAACTCCAAGGATGTTCTTGTGCATATTCTGATTTTGCATACATTCTATTTACAGAATGAGTGAATCCTTCGAGATTATTTAAAAATTGAGGATTGTCATTTCCAAACACACGAGATCCCATTTTACCAAGAACCGCAGCTAGCCCAGCTCCTTGAGTTAATACAGATAAACCGGCAATGCCCCAACCAACATAAGGAATAAACATACTTCCTACTAAAAATAAGTTCTTCATTGCAGTAGCTCCGACACTATTTTTTATATCGTCAGAATCAAAGAAGTCAAATTTATTAGCAGATGAACCATCAACACTTAAAATATTAAGTTTATTTAAGACCTGTTTACCATAAACATCTCGTCCATCTAAGTTTTCATAGTAGTAATCACCATTTGGATTTAACTTTAAATCACCTTTTTGATGTTGAACAGTCTCTCCTGTAATAGGATCAGTATGCTCACCGTCCTATTCCCATTGAGCTAATACGCGAGTTTTAAAAAAGTCTCCCCAAAAATCTTTATTAAATAAACCAACGCCTAATTTTTCCCATTCTGCATCAGCTCCTTGACTTACAGCTATAGGATTTGCTAAAACATATCCACTAGCTTGAGCTAACTCATCTCTACTCATTTTACGTTCACCCTCAAATCCAAAATGTTCCATGCCAATGGTAGTATGATCTGGATTAGCAGATCTAAATATAGCGGGACGTACATCAAGTCGTTTTACTTCTGGAGAAACATATCTATTAGATGGATCAAATCCAATAGAATTAAGTATATTAATTTTAGAATCAGCATCGGTCAATTGAGAATATTCAAATAACGCAGTTTTGTATGCAGTATTAAATTTATCCTCATTAAACTAGCCATTCTCTGTAAAATAATCTATTACTTTCTAATTTTTCTTATACTCATCCGGAGTTAATAATACCGAATTCGTGCCGTGTCCTACAGAACTTAAATCATATAAAGTAGCAGTAGGATTGGCTAAAGTATCATAAAATATATCCTTACCCGGCATAATTATTAATTAGCAAACATATCAGCGCCATCATTATACATGAATTGACGATTAATCTAACCATCTTTAACATACATAGTATTAGCTTCGACCGCAGTAGGTTTATAACCAGTACCATACATAGCATTTAAATTACTATCTCTTAATGGAATATAAATCATACCATCATACATATGATCTCTTCCACCAAAGACTCTATTAAATATATTATTACTGAAATTAGGTTCATCGCCCGTAGATTTCTTTAAATTATAAAGAATCTATTCAATTTTTTCAGTATCATTTATTTCATTTAAGTAGTAGGAGTTTTCAGCTTCGTCTGGATTAACAAATGCTCTATCGAGGGCTTGCCCGTGTACGGCACCAAATGCTCTATATGAAGAAATTCTTAGATTTCCTCTATTGTCAAAAATTAGTGGTAAGTTTTTACTAGCGTAAACTTGATTAATTTTTTCAATAGTTTCAGCAGTTGGTTTCATAGCGTCAATTCCCATTGCCTTTAATTCCTTGTGAGCTTCTGCTACTTTATCTAATAAAGCAAAATCAGGTTTATTAGGATCATTCTTATCAAAAGGTAAAAAGACTCGATAAAAAGAATTTGAATCAATTTTAACTAACGGAAATTGATTAGCATCTATACGCTATCCTCCCATAGTTACATTATCCCAATCAAGTATAGCTGCAACATTACTTCTACTAGCTTTTTCTAATGATTCATTAGCACCTAACGGAGTATTTTCATCTGCCATTAATGGAACTACATTTCCGTAAACTTCAATACCATGAGTACCAATTCCTCTTAAAGTAACTTGAGTTCCTGCTGTAAGTCCATTAACAAACATCATAGCGCTTGTTAATTTACCATTATCTCCAGATAATCCATCACCTACATTATCAGCACCATTAGCGTTTTTAGTTGCCTGAATATTAACAGAATTAGTATTATTAACTTTACTTCCAACATATTGGAAAATTAAGTTATATACTCCTCTACCATCTTCATTTAAATTCATAGTTTCTGCTTTTGACTCCAACACAGCTTTCATATTATTAGGCATAGTTGTAAAAATATAATTAATTGCAGCTAAGGCCTGTTTTGTCTATGTTTCAGATAATGTAGTATATTTATATATTCCATCAATTGTCATAGGAGCTCCGACAGCTAAAGAAGCATCGCCTACAGTTGATGCGGCTTGTTGCAAATAATTTAACCCGTCAACAATTTTATTAGCTTCAGTTTTAGAATACCCTTCTCTTTCTAATTTATCACTTCCGAGATTACTAAGTCTATCTTCAATAAATTTAGATATTGTGTTAGTACCAACTCCATTAGCAACAGTCTTAATAAGATCAAGATTCATTGCATTTTCAGGTGCTAAAGCACGTAAATCTAATAATTGAGAATTGGTCAAAGCAACATATCCATTTTCTTTTTGCTCTTTTGGAGTCATTAATTGAAAATCTCCAGTTTCAGGGTCTTGACAAATTAAATGTCCGGATGTTGTAACCGCAACTTCATTTAAGCCTCCATTTGCACTTACTATTTTAAAAGCTTCATCATATTCGTGTTTGAAATGTTTAGCCTGAGTAAGATTATCCAAAAGATTTAAGTATTGCATTGCAATAGCAGAAGTATTATAGGTTGAACTCTGTCCTAATGGCGATACTCCTAAGGCTGAATTAGCAAAAAACTATTTCGCACCATGAATAATATAAGATGCATCATTTGGCAGAGCATCTATTTTTTTCTCTATTAATTCTAATACATCTTTTAAAGATACGTCATCAGACTTACCTTTACTATTACCACTTGCTGTATTTGTTGCTGTAGTCGCAGCAACATCACCACGAGGACGTGTTACAGCAACTGGTGTAAATGAAACAAATGGGGGAACAGATGCTCCCCCATCTTGAAACTTATATATCATGCCTTATCAGGTAATTTATACATTGATTTAGATAATCTTTCCAACTTTTTCCAATTTAATTTCTGTTGATGCTTAATACTATCAATAAATCGATCAGCATTTTTTATGCGTTCTCTAGAAGCATTACCACCATCTTTGTAGAAATTAAGTAATCCTCCTAATTTTCGGCTGTCTACTTCTTTAGTTATATCAAAATTAGGATTAGAAACTCCTGATAGTGTTCTAGGAGCATAATGTAATCCTCTCATTCGAGCATACTCAACAAGAATTGCATTTTGAAGTTTTTGTGTTGCTCTTTGATAATTGATAAGATATTTCTTCTTATCTTCATCTGATATAAGAGGGTCACTGTAAGCTTCGTAAGCTTCTTTCTCTGGAGCAGTAAGGTATGCTTCTAGATTAGACAATACAGTATTTTCAGCATTCTTCATATCTAGACTTTCTTGCAGACTTTTTCTTTCATTAAGTCTATTTTTAAAATCGTATTCTAAAGATTGTCCAAATATATCCCAATCCTATGTAATTTGATTTAATCTAGCAATTTCAATAGCACTCTTATTCTTTAAAGTCTTTAATTGTTGAAGTCTATTTTCCATTGCAACTTGATGTCTATTATCAATATTTTCATGATCTTGAGCTATACTTAATTCGTGAGTTCTTCTTCGCATAGCATTGTCTTTTGTAAGACCTTCGATAATAGCAGCATTACCTTGTTTTTGAGATTCTAACTAAAATGCTTGATTAGTAGCAGCATCGCTAGTTATAGGATGGGCAGTAGCTATACGATTATATTGCCCATATATACGTTGTCCAGTATTAACATCTTCTAATGAACCGTATACATCCCTAAATTTTTCTACAGGATCTTTTAGATAAGGAATTTCAGCAGCAAGAGCTTTATCAGTTACACGATTAGTATTCCATAATAGATTACGTAATCTAGCATAAGCGATACCTTGTGGTGCTAAATCACCCACTGCATTTAAAATTCTACCTAATAATGGATTAGGTGTACTTGAATTTTTACCATTTTCTGTTCCATTCTCTGAATCAGAATGTGCCTATGTATTAGATTTACTAGGAGATTGAGGATTATTTCCTGTTGGATTATTTTCAGGATTATTACCTTTTACATAGAAAATATTAGAATGAGAGTCATTATCATTTGGTCTATAATAGACACCATTAGCACCTTCGATAGGATACTCGGTATATCCAGATACGTCTTCTACTTCTATCCAATTATCTCCAGCTTCGTTTGGAACAAATTTATGAACCTTCTGGCCAGCTGTGGGTGTAGTCATTTCAGGGGTATAATGATATGTTCCAGGTTTATTATCCATACGTGGGTATAAGATATTTCCTTTATCAAAGAAATTATATCCTTGAGTACGGATAGCAGCTAATGTTTCAGGTTTCCAGGAAATTTTACCATCTGCATCAACATTAGCCCACTGGGTTACCCAATCCTTAGCTTTTTGAGGGGTTCTGGCGTCGTTATAGATTTGTTGGAAATATCCTAAAAGATTATTATAATTATTATCAGTTCCAGCAGTTGTTAAATATTCATTAAATTTTTTATAAGCGTTTGTATTATATAAAGCTTGACTAAAATCAGATGTTTTAGCAGTATTTAAATTACCTTCGGTATCAAAATAGCTATCTCTATCTGCTAGTTCTTTAAAAGCAGCATCACTTTCCCATGCCTTTTTGTTAGCTTGGTTATAATAGACCCAGTTTCGATTTTCATTTTCCTGTTGATGAATGTAATCAATCGGATCATATTCTGGAATTAAAGAAGGAGCTTCGCCTGTTCCTTTTAATTGAAGAGCTAAATTCTTTAAAGCATCAGTAATTATACTACCTTGCTGAAATTTTCTAATATTACCACCAGATTTAAATAGTCCTATAGAACGTAACCATCCTTCAATTAATGCTTCTTGCGAACCGTCAGTTGTAGGTCTCATTTTTTGTTTAGATAAATAATCTTTAAGAGACTATAACATCTATTCACGATTTAAATTATAGTTTCTTCCTTTAAATGAAAAATTAACCGTACTGCCTAATCCGAGTTTATTATTGAAAATATTAACTAAATTATTAGATGCTTCTTCAATTTTTGCTCTCTGTGCAGTAATTGGTAAGTTAGTTCCTGCAACTCTACTTATAGGAGTAAAACTAGATTGTTCAAATAGTGTTTCTAATCTTGGAATAGATGGAACTTCTCCAGGATATTTAGATTGTGGAGTAGATTCAGACTGAGCAACTGGAGCTTCCCACGGAAGCTCAGATTCTCGAACTGGCTATGGAGTGGAATTATTTGGTTTTGTAGGAGTGGATTGAGGTTTAGGTTCAGTTGTTTTTACTTCAAGACCTTCAAAACGATTTTCAGATTTACGAGTAAATCTTGGATTCATTACCCATTCGTAGTTAGGCTCAAACGTATTAATAGTTTGATTCTATTTAAATGGTAAGCTGACTCCAAAATAGCTATTTCCTACAAAAGGATTAGTCCACTTCATTCCTTTAGTTGGAGCTAATCTAATGTCAGAAGCTAATCCGTTAAATCCAAGTTCTTTCTTAAGAATAGGAGCAAGTTTTTCTTGTTTAGCTTGTGGTGTAAGTTTAGTATCATTTACAATACTTCTAGCTTGTTTTCCGCCATCTCCTGATAATATATAATCACCTCCTTCAGTTCTAATTCCTATTGAATTTTCACGAACATTTTCTGAATGAAGATGCTTCATTCTAGAAGTATTAATTCCATATTGTTTTAAAGTTAATAAATATTGTGCAGCCCAAATTAAATTTTGCCAATCCTCTTTATCCCAAGTATCTGGATTTTTTTGGAAAGTAGGTAGAAGCTGTGCTAGATTAGTCACTCCACCTACTGTAGCTAAGGTTTTAATTACGGGGCCAGCCATTCTTGCAAATTGAATACCTAATTTAGAAGCTTTAGATCCTTTAATGCCAAAACCTGCTGCGACAGTACCTACAGTATTTAATCCTGCATTTGCAGCAACACTGCCCCATCCAAGTTTACCTTCAGAGGCATCTTTAATATCAGCAACAGCACCCATAACTGTACCAGCCGCACCAGTACCCCAACTTGCCCATCCTTTGCTTGCTAAAGATGCAAAATCCAAAGCCATTTGAGTTAATCTTGGCCAATTTTCAGCAGACCAAAATTCTTCCTCTGGATTGTATTTTGTACTAAATGCATTTACTTTTTCTTTATCGACAGTTTTATTTGGCTATGAATAATATTTATCCATATAATCTATTACTGATGCGTATTCAGGATCAGTTATATCACCTCCTTCCTAAAATTTTCCAGCAGATGGATTCAAACTTCCCTAAATTTCCTAATAAGTTCCAGAGTTTTTGAAGAATCCAGCCCATACTCTATAAACCTTTTTATTAACATCGTCGTAGAGAATAGCCCAGGGTTTATTAGTAGGAGTGTAGAAATGCCATCCTTGTAAGTTATAAGGCAAAGGTACCTTGGTGTGGGTTCTAATTAAATTAGCGGCGTTAGAATCATCAGATAAACTATTAAATTTATGATTAGGATCTTGACTATTCCAAAGTAAATTTAAATAAGCATTTATACCAGAAATATCCTCAGTTTTTCCATCAAAATATTTTATTCCTAATCCTACTAATTCTCTAGTTCTTGCATCATTTACCATATATTCTTTTCCTTTTGGAAAATTACCAATACGACCTATCGTAGGATATGTAGAATTATATTCAGTAAAATGATTTAAATAAGTTTGTTGAGATTGTGTTTCTTTTTGTTCCTATTCAGCTAATGCTTCTTTAGCAGCTGCTTCAGCTTGTTGTGAAGCTTGCTATTCTGGAGTTAAGTCAGTTACATCTTTATCCGCGAAATACGAATCTAAGAAATTAGATTTTTCGAAGAATGGATATAACACAGAATAATCACCAACTCCAAAGTTTCCGTCATCTAATGCAGAGATTGCAGCTTCAAATCTAGGAGTCCACATATTTACTGTACTTTCATCATATCCTGCATTCTAAAAGTCAGAATATGCTTTTTTAAGATATTCACTAAGTGCATTCGCTCTATTAAAATTTCCTTGAGCTTCTCTAGCTCGAAGATCGTTAAAATATCTTGCAGGAGCACCTAAACGATAATGTTCAAAATTCGCTGCAATTGATTCGGGTTTGAATTTTATAGGTTTTTGTTTTTGAGGCGAAGTATTATTCACAGCTTTAATTAGCTCCTAACCTATAACTTTAGCATAAGTTGCCACCTTTTTACTAGGATTAAATGAACGTAATTTACTTTCATATTTAGCCTATTTTTCTTGTAACTTTTTTAACTTTTTCTCATCAGTTTCATTTGAAAAGTCTGGAGCTTGATACTGTGTACCATCATTATTAAACAAAAAGGACTTAGTATCATCTAAAAACCCATTAGTATCTGTTATAGTATAGAAAGCATCAGTAGAAAATCTTCCAGATTCTAAATTCTTACTATACTCATTATAATATTGTTTAAAAAGTTCTTTTTCAGCAGGAGTCCAATCCTATGCATCTAAATAACTTGCAACATTATTATCAAGATTTTGTTTAAATAAGCGAGCATCTATTTCCTGCTCACCTATCTTATATTTTGGTGTTTTATCAGGCATACAAAATCATTTTATAAAAAATAAAGGAGTGTACTTTGATTTAGCACACTCCTTTCTACGTTACATTCACTTGCTAATTCTACGAGAGAGTTTACCACCCATACGATAAACGGGTTCTCCTTCAGCAGGTGCAGGAGCTGCAGTTTCAGCGGGAGCTGCCTGTGCAGGAGCGGCCTGCTGAGTAAGCTCAAGTAACATCTGGCAAACCTGTAAGGCTACTTGACAATCATTAGATTGAACGGCTTGCTGAGCACCTTGAATTAATACTGCCATTGGGTCTTGAGCGCCCTGTGGAGCACCAGCAGGTGCAGCACCACCTTCTTGAAATTTAAATGTTTTTAATTTCATTTTCTATTTAATTTTAAGTTAGCTAATTAAAATATCTTGTTATATCTACGTCTTGTTTATAATATATACATACAATAAATAATCCAAAAAGAATATATTTATTTATTTTAATAGAATAATTAAAAAGTTATTTCTTATTATTTTGGGGTTTCGACATATTGAGGGTCTCTAGAATCCTATGCTTTTAATTCCTTAAATACTATTTTACCGAGTCTTCTACAATATTTAGGATATAAATCAGAATCATCTTTTACTTCCTCTGCTTTTTTAGCCCATTTAATCATATGTCTTGTAGAAATACGAGAAAATATACGTTCTCCACCTTGTAGAAAACCTTGAGTACCCCCGTCAGAACCGATTATTTTCATTGTATATTTATCTAGATTTTCATCATCAATGTCTAGTTCGTCGCCTTCTACAATTCCAGAATTTATATTAACTTCAAGAATATATTTACAATTTTCAAAAGGAATTAACGTTTCATCATTAGGCTATGCAGTATATATTTTAACTACTTCGTCATCATCATTGATACCTATCTAATCTAATGGGATTTTAGTATCTTTCATCCACATTTCCCTAGTTCCTTCTTTTGACCAAACAAACAACATTCCTTCGTCTGGAGCCAAAAAGTCTCTATTCATTAGTCCTTCTTTTCGAGAATCCTCTGTATCTGCTATTTCAACGATATAAGATTTTTCTCCTATAGTAATTTTCTTTTTTTCCATAATCACTTATTATAAGAATTCCAAACTTTCTATAATGTTGTTCCTTGAGGATCTGTATATGTATCGTAACCTTTTTCAAGGTAATTCTATAATGAAGCTGGTCTAAACCACCCTCCGTAGATAACTTGTTCAACTGTTAATCCTCTTTTATCAATTAAAGGTTTCCATTTAGAAGAATTATAATATTTATTATAAATAGATTTATATAATTTTGTAGCTGCGGCAATTTGTGCTTGCTTATCCTATTTAAATTGTTCTCTATTTAAAGTACTATATTTTTGTCTAGTAGAATCAATAAATTGAAACCAGCCAGATGCCGACGAAGTCGGGTTCTAAACTATTGGATTATACGCAGATTCATGAGCTGCAATATTTGCTAAAATAGTTTGCATTTGTTCATCAGCATCTTCAGGATGAGATTGCAAATAACGTTCATATTCATTTACATAATCCTAATATCTACTTGAATAATTCTACTAGATATTCTAAATTCGTTTACCTGTAAAAATATCAGACTGCTTAACTTGCTCTGTTATAGGTACTTGTGGAAATGAATAAAATTCATTATTTTCAGGCACATCTACTAATTCCTACGAAGTTTTATCTGAAGATAATATTTGATTATTCCTACTTTGCATATAATTGATCCAATCGGTTGATAAATCAGGAAGTTCAGACTAAACTTTTCTAGTAGATTGAACTACTTTAAAAGGAACAAATAAATCAGTTAATTTCATCATTGTTTACCTCCTTTTTAAAATAATTGAAAAACTCTGGCCATCCTGTTTTATATTCTTTACTGAAAAGTTCAGCTTCATTTTCATTAGGAAATCTTAAGATATTATTATGTTTAATAGCATAGCCAATAGCTTTTTCGTCATCGTCGAATTTAATAAGATTTCCCTCTACCTCCTAAATCATAGGAAAAACTACTGCTCCGTTATTATCAGTATAATAGCTTAACAAATGTGTTCCAGTATGTTCTATTGTAGAAGTATTACCATCTTCATCTTCTTTTTCCTCAGTCCATATAACAAATTTTACAGGTTCAGATAGTCGTTGTATAAATCGTGGGTTTTGACGCTTAGCTTCTTCAATTAATTCTTCTATAGAGCGATTAGTTCTAGAAGGAATATTTCCTCCTTTTTGTAAAGAATTAATAAGACCTGTTCTATCGTCAGTATTATTTATAATCTAGTCATGTAAAAGTTTTCCTGCGAGTAATGCAAGCTCTTCTTTCCTAGAATTCTTAGTATCCTCATTATAAAACTCACGATATAATTCTTCAAGTTTTTTAGTTACTTCAAGATTAAATATAATTTCATTTAATTCAATTTCTGCCTATTGACGACCACCGTTATCAACTACAGGAATTCCCTTTTTAGTAATTCCAGAGTCATCAAATCCAGTATCTCCTAAATGATGTTTATTTTTATGTAAAGCCCCTTCTGGAATTAAGTTGGGTTGATTAGTTTCAATGATGATATTTTCATCAAGAGCTTTACCTCCTTCTTTTAACTTTACTGTAATAGTCGGAGACCATAAATCTACAGTTCCGCCATTTTTATTTATTTCTATATTAACTTTTGTAGAAATAGTCGGAGTCCAATCCTAACTTATATCAATTTTATCAAGTTTCATACCGCGTTTAGCAGCAAGAGCATATCTCCAATTCCAACCTCCTTGTTTAGTAAAAGCATCTTTTAAGTATGTAAAATCGCTCATTGAAGACATTGCATCATCATAATCCTAAGTTTCTGCACTAATTTTCTAGAGTTTAGGAACCATTGCCTGTGCTTCTGAAATAGCTTCATTATCTCTATCTCGTTGTCCAAAACTAAATAATGAGTATTGTTTATCAGCTTTATCCTAAGCGTTTAAACGTTGTGCAGTTGCACCTGTATAAGATCCGTTAATATTCTCTGTAGAACGAATGTCGTCATTATATGACATTGTTCTAGGCCCCCAGGCATTATTAGCTACATCATAAACTAATCCGGCTGTTTTTGCTGCAAAGCCAGCAGCTGCTAAATAAGGATTACCTGACTATAGTCCAATGTTAGATAAGGTATCAATGCTTGTTCTTATATTATCTTCTGTTTTGGAAGTATTAATTCCTTGACGTAATGCAATACTTCCTGCATCCATACCTTTGGCGGCAAGGGAGCTAGCCATAGCTCCCAAGCCTACAAAGGATTCATTTCTAGCAGTTTCCGCTGCGGTAAGTTCCGTCTAAGCTGTTGTAAGCTTATCGTTCAACTATGTATAAATGCTTTCTGGATCATTACTATCATAGGTCAGTCCGAACTGTTTTGCTAAATCTTGTTTTTGTAATTCAATGTTGTTAATCTATTCAGCAATTTCACTCTCGTTACCTAGCATTAATTTTCCCTTAAGCATTTCTTGCTGTTGTGTTAGATACTGCCAGTCGGTTTGAAAGTTATTTAAACTATTAATATTTTGTCTGGCAGTCTTAACTGCCTATATGCTTTGTGACCAATTATTAGGCATAACTCACTTCGTATATTGTATTTAAGAAATCAATCACTGCTAAATCTTTACCGCTATAGCGGATACGAACTTTCATAAATCTATCTCTTATGTCTATCTCTTTTCTATTTTGAGCTTCCCCAAAATTATAAACATTTAGATTATTTAACCAATTTGTATAATCAATACTTTTAACTGGGTTAGCATATAATCCCTCAAATGCGTTATCAGAATTATCCCCAGGATACGGAAATCCTAACTATCCGGATTCTCTAATAGGTTCAGGAATGTTTGTATTAAAGATAGTTATCGGAGGTAATTTCTATGTAGAACCATTAGCGTCTACCCATGTAGAATGTTCTGGAATACATAAAGGAGTAGGATCATTGTTAGGTTTAGCATACTCGTTTTTATAAGCAATTAAGATAGGATTAATAGTAACTCTCCATTTATCTTCCAAATACTAACAATTGGCTCGAATGATATTTGAAGCGTTATCCTCATCAAGATTATTGAGATTAATTGCCTAAACATGATTCCAAATTCTAAATTCCTATCTATAAGGATAATATGTTATTTCAGCTCCAGATAAATTTCTATAATCTTTATTATCAGAAGTTCTACTAGCATAATAATCATAAATCTCATTTATAGTATCTTGTCTTTCAAGATAATAACTTATAAGCTCAGCAGATTTATGTTGTTGCTTTGGTTCGACTGTTAGGAAGTTTTTATTATAATTAATATCGACGCCATTATATTGGAATAATGCCTTTCTCGCTTCCTATCTAAAATACATATTCGGTTTATCTTTTGCAAAATCATAAGCCTCTCCAACGATTTCGTAATGGAAAGATTCAGGTTCTGCTTTGTTTGCGATAATTTCCAAATTTCTAAATATTTTATGTTGAGAAGAATCACCAATAACTACACATTCAAACTCAAAAGGATGTTGCTCACCATACCAATAAGTAGGATAAATTTCATCTGCGATATCAATTAATCCTGCTTGACCATGCTTCCAGAAATCTGAAGTTAAAAATTGCTTATTCCATTTAGAAGTGACAGCAATAGTGCTCTTATATATACCTACTTCAACATCATAATAACCGTCAGATGCAGTAAGTTCATTTCCTCTTAAATATTCTGCCATTTGAGGATCAGTATTATTAGTAGGAATATGTGCGGTAATTGTACAACTAATATTAAGTAACTAAACTATTTTATTTTTATTAATAGGCTTACTTAATAATTCACGCTTACCTAACTTATTTTTATAGATCGGCATATTTGATACATAAGTAAAGTATTCATACTTTCCAGAATCGGTAGTTAAATCTCTACCATCATAAGGATCAACTTTGTTTACAGAATAATCAGCATATGCATGATTTGCACTATTTCTATAATAAAGTTCAGTCATTAATGCACTATATGTCGATATATAATTATAATTAGATCCTAGATAGATTAAATCATCATCTGCTGATGAATATTCACTGTCAGAATTTCTATCGATATAGACAGGAACACCATTTATTGTTATAGATGAAGACGGGTGATGAACTTTCAAACATAATTGCTAAGTAGGATTACCATTTGAATCAATACTATTCTTGATTTCAAAATGTTTGTAATTTCCATAAATATCTCTTTCTAATTTGAAGTTATACTTATATGTAACATCATTACTAATAGTAGGCAATACAACATCACTTAAAGACAAAGTGCCAATTACCGGAGATGAAAAATCATATATATTGTTGCTTAATGTAATACCGTGAGCAAATGAATTATTCGTATGACTTATTCCAAGTTTGGCAATCCATTTAGATACATCTCTGTTAAAACTAAATGGAATATTATCAATGTTTTCCATGAAACTTGGAACCCAGGAGTAGAATGTAATAAATTTCTTTAAAGGAATATTATAACATAAATTCCATACATTATCAACATGAGAGTCCAAATTATCATAGAAAGTAAACATTACATCCTGCTTAAAAGCATTATATACTGTTTTAACATTTCTAATTCCAAGAACTGGAGTTAATTCTCTTTCTCCTAAAGTGATATTATCATTCAAGAATTTCTAAACAGCAAAGTCTGAAATAATTTTAAATTTTCCAGATTCATACATCCAAATTTTCTTAGCGACAGTATCAACACCAAATATTATAGAGGATACATCACCTCTTTGAGGAGTCTAAATAACACTATCGGGCCATTGAGTACCGAATGATTCAGATACAATTGTTAAATCTTTAGGTAAAACGTTATTAGAAGTTATATAAGCATTTCCTGATTTAGCTTGGGCTGCAATCATTTTTTCATTAATCGGAGCAAATCCTATACCATGTTCGAAAATTACTAATAAATCATCTTGAATATTAAGAATTTTAGTAATTTCACCATACTATCTAGTATAGTCACGATAAGTAGTTCCTCTGAATACTCTAAAACTATTTCTAAAAGCATCAGTTATTTGAACATCAGAATACATTATTCTAGTTCCATACCAATTTTTAATTGCAGGCTGATCAGGCATTTCTACATTAACCCTTTCTGATAGTGTTTTACTAAATCCAAGATTATAAGTAAGAGCATCACTATGCTTAAAATTACCTTCAGTACTCATTCCAAGATAAGGATAAAATCCTCTCGGATGCCCCATTAAATTAACTTCAGAAACTTCATTACTATCTAAAGTTCTAATATTAAGATTATATTGAGAACGTACTCTAAAGGTAACCCACATACCTAATTGAACAGCATTAACATCTCCTAAATTAATCAACGCCTATTCTTCGGTTTTATTAGGATTATAATGTTTTTTCCAACTTTTTCCATCAACAATGGTATCATTATAAGGAGAAGTTGGATCTTGGAAATTTCTATTTAATCGATGAGTAAACTAACAAATATAACAGTCTCCACGATATGCTAAAAATGAACAATTTTCATCAAGAGTAGAATCATTAACTAAATTACTAGGATTTAAATAGTAATCAGTTAAATCGTTAATATCAATTCTGTCGGTGATAGCATAATAAGGATTAGCATCACTCATTCTAACTTGAATATAATCATCTAAATTTCCACTACTATATTCAGGAACCATAATGTTTATTGTAGTACAAGGAGCACCATCAAATCCTTTTAGCCCAAGATATGGACCATAGTCTCCACGAACAATATCAGAATTCACTTGATTCCAAGTAGCAAATACATCTAAAGGATCACCATTCTCATCCTCAATATCTGCTGCCTTATCACCTTCCTTATTGATTTTAGTGAAATTAGATTTATATTCTTTACCAACAGATTCATATCTCCAAGCTTCTTCAGGCCAGCCAGCTCTACTTCTAAATTTCTCGTCTTCAAGCATAACTAATTTACGACCGTCTGGGACAGCTTGAATTTTTACTGTTTGATAAGTCTCAAATGAGGAGTCATCGGTATACTCTGGAATAAAATAATGTCTTCCTTTATCAAAGAAATAAGGATATCCACCAGACCCTCCATTATCACGAAAACTACATTGAGTTTTAGCAGCAGTGACAGTATATTCTAGACCAGTGAATAATTGATTATAATATGGAGCATTTACATCATAATCAGGACATAACGCAGCATTTACTGTATTATCTTCACTTGACTTTACAATAAGTCTCTAAATATAGTCTGCTCCTAAAATTCTGGAATCATCCTTTTCGACTTGAACTCCGCCTTCAGGAACAGTGGTATTTCGACCATTAAATATATCAGACTTTCTTTCTTTCCATTTAATTCTATTATCCAAACTAGTAGCTGCACCGACAAGTACAGCAGTTGCTGTAATAGCTGCTGCAGTAGCAGCTACAGTACCTATTAATACACCAGATGAAACAATGGCAGCGATACCCGCCGCAGCACCAGCTCCCGCAGCACCTCCTGTAAATATACTTCCTACAACACCAACTACAACTAATGCTGCGATAGCTGCAATAGCACCAATAGTTTTCCAATGAGAATCCTTTTTCTTTTCAAATCCAAACCGATATTTAGACATAAATCCTTCGGAAATATAATTTACAAGATTAGAATTCTAATCAAATTCCATATAAGTCTATTCTGCACCAGCAGTTGCTTTAGAAATTGTCTCTCCAAGAATAGGAATAGTAGGTATGTGTGCATTATTATCAGTAGCGATAGTCAAAGCTTGACATAATGTTAAAGGCAATCTTTTCTATCTTACAAAGAAAAATCCTTTAACACCTAAATTTCTTAGTCGTTGTAATGTTTCAGATTCTACTCTGATATCAATACCATGAATTGTATTAGTATCTCTATCTGGAGCTAACGAAATTACACCTTTACTATTTTCATACTAGCAAGTTCCTGGAATACCTTCATTGCCTTCCGGGAATTTAATATAATTTGTACTTTCATCAGATTGTATAATTACTTCTTTATCATCAGCTTCAAATTCAAAGTGACTGAACTAAGGATACTCTCCCTCTTCAACCTATTTATTAAATTCTTTAATTCCAATACCACCACGAATGTTAAATACTGGAGTTAATTCATTATTAGAAAGAATATATACAATACCTAAACGATACAAATCATTTTCCCAATAGCCGACAGATGAATAAATAACTTGTGGGTCATAGTACCCTTTATTTCTAGACCTGATTGCATAATTTTCATTCATTTCTAATTCATAATGAGTATCTTTTAAATAAGGTAAGAAACGCAATGAAAGGTCTGACAATTTTTCATAAGGTATTGTCTATTTATGAACATTTGCCAGGAATAACATTCCTTTGGCAGTAGCTTGACTCTTAGCAGAATCAATAATATTATATTGTAAATTAATATCTTCAGCAGTTATATCTAATTCTTGCTCGAATCCAGTTATAACTATATTACATTGATGTCTGCTGTTAACAAGATATTTTTTATCTACCTTTTTATATTCAATTAATGCATTTTGATCTTGCTCAGCATAACTTCTAGAATAATATACTTGAACATATTCATAAGCACTATCAATATTTTTTAGCTAAAATAATACTTGTTTGGTACTATTTTCATTTGAAACTCCAGTGTGGATACTATGAGGATGTTTTTCACCAATAAATACACTAACTAACCCAGATTCTGCAACAAAATCGGTTTCATTGCCATCCTAATCAGTATATTTAAAATAAAAATGATAATTTCCACATTTTAAATTACCACCAAGAGAAACTCCTTTAAATATTAATTTCGGAATATTATTAACTTTCTTATAAAGCGATGTGTCAATATCAAACTAATCTCCTTGGTCATAGATATTAGTATCACCATCGCCTTTTCTATTTATAATCTCATAAGTATTTAATCCAGTTGTACTAAATCTAGTATTTATTAATCTTGGTTCATTTAATCCATCGTTTAATATTAAATTAACTGACCCGTCATAAGAATACTATGGAATAATGTTTACTGGATGTTCTAAACTAAAAGATAATTGACTTGTAATAAAATCACAAAGTTCTCCTTTTAGTCGTTTTATAGGCTATTCCTCTAATTCATAATGATGTTCTACATCAGAATCATTTAAGTCTAATTGATACTATGCTTCATTTAGGTACCAATTGCCGGAATTATCATCTAAATAATATCCAAACTATTCTTCTAATTCTTCTTGAGTATATAATCCATTTCGATATTCCCACATTGTCTAATCAATGCGATAATTACGAAATGGATTATATTCCCAAGCAAGTTTTCCTTTAGTTGGAAGTTGTTTTAAATATGTACTAAACGTCTTTGACGATTGTACAGGATTAATCCAGTAGTCTGACATTAGAGATTGTTATAATTAAATAATTTATTAGTCATTCCGAAATTACTTATCGATGCTGTCCTGTGTCGAACTGTACTATCGTGTGATACATTTATTGGCTATAAGAAGTCAGGATCGATTCTAGTTATTCCATTTTTAATTACAAATGCCTTATTTAAGTCGGAGTATGGAGCTAATTGTAATAAATTAGATGTTTTACTAGCGTATACAAATCCATCCTATTCAGAATAATTCGATAATATATAAAAATCATTAGATGTGTCTAAGTCACTTACACGATTATCAGATGTTATACAGTATCCTTTGTTTTGTTCAATAGAAACACCATCACTATTAACCTACAATAGATTATTTTGATTTGTAAAATCCTGTATATAAACTCCAGAATCTTCATAGGCATTTAACAATGAATTAACATCATAATTAGTATTATATTTAAATGCAAAACATTGTGTACTTGTTAGTTGTAAAGAGTCAGAATTATCTGCACCAAGATTATTTATTGTAAACGGAGACACATTATGTAAGTTGATATCAGATCGATTTGTTATATTACTTTCGCTAACAGTTCGATTTATAATATCATATAAACTAATATACACTGAGGTTATATCCTATAATGCTACCATTTGCTGGTATGTACTCTATGCTGAAGAATTAATTGTAATTTTAGAAACTATATCTTTCTACCATACTTCTTGATAATCTTCTAATGTTACAAGATTAGTATATTTATACACCTGCGAAGTTTTAAGACCGTCCCAAGTATAAATTTGTCCTAGTAAAGAAGCAACCATACTTGCCTAGGTCTAAGGTTTGCCGCTGTCATCTTTCCAATAAATTTTCTAATTCGGTACTCCAGGACCTTGATATCCATAATTATTTCCGTATGTGTATACAGCCTCACATAAAGGAACAAGTGTATCTGTTCCTAAATGAGCTTCTATATTATAAGGTGATTCTGTGTTGGTAATACATAAAATAGCTTGCTATCCAGATGTAAAAATCGCATCTAAATCTTGATTTATAATTCCAGGTAAGTTAACATCATTAGTGCTATTATTCTGTGTTAATGCTCTAGTTAAATGCAATGGAATAAATCCATAATCTCCACCTTTGCCGAAATCATTAGTTACCTACCTCATAATACTTTTTAATGACGTGTGTTCTCCACCTGAGATAGTTCCGTCATGACTACTATATCCATCACTTAAATCTCCAGTAGCCTAATCATCACACATCCACCATACTTCTTGATTATAACTAGGTGAATAAGAGGTACTTATAGCATCAGATAGAGAATTATAAGAAATTTCTTCCAACTAGTAGGCTAAAAGATGGCTAGTATGATCACTACCTGCTCCAGAATAATTATGATATCTATGATACCAAATTCTTAAAAACAATGCTCGTGAAAAATATGCATTTCCTGGATTATCATGGCTAAGATTATAATGTTTCCAATTATCTTCATTATAAAGCAAACTCTTTAGTATTTTACAATTATTATTTAATATACTAGAATAAGCATAAGCTTTACTATAACATATTCCTTTTAATTTAAGAGCAAATCCAATTCCATTAGCAGCTTCTTGTCCTCCTAATTCTGTATATTCAGTAGTAATTGACTGATTTTCTCCAGCTTCGTCGATATACTAGAATGAATCTTGATTAGATGTTTTATCAAGAACTTCTAATGAAAACCAATCTTTAAAATTTTGATAACTATCTGCAGTATAATAAATATCTGCATTCTAATTATTTTGATTTATTTGCGAAACTAGAGTCTCATGATTTTTCAAATGTTCTTTAATAGGTGTGTCGTAAGATGAACTATTTAATTCATCTGTAGATGCAATAACAGGCTTTATAAATTCTTTATTGAATTTATCTCCGTCACTATAGATATGTTGTAAATCATCAGGAGTAATTTCTGTGTTATTTTTAGTAAGTATTATTTTTGGATTATTCGTAGCTACTTTAATAGTAAGCTAATTATAATAGTTGGTATTAAAAACAAAATTAGCTTGATTAGCAAATCCAGGTTTGATATTTAAATAAATAAGCCCTGTATTACCATTAATGGCCTGTTGTACGCTTTCTTTAGAATAATTTGGAGAACTATTATTATAATAGTTTTCATAACGTCTAGTCCAATTCGGTAAATTCTCTAGATTAAATCTAATACCACTTGTTGTTCCAACTTCAACTAAACCTTCATTATTTAAAGTAGATCCTGGAATATTATTTAATAACCACTACGAATACATATTTTCATAACCAATAGAGGTAATCTATGCTCCTAAAGATTTATGATTATAACTTACTGGCATTTCCACTAAAAGATTCTGATTAAAATATGTAGTGGATAATTCTTTCAAATCTCTTCCATCTAATGAAATTTGTGCTGACAATTTTAAAGGAAGAGGTAAAACATCAAAATCATTTGTATGCTATTTATCATTATAAATACCATTATTCCATAACCATCTATGATATATTTTCTATTGAGGCTATCCGCTTTCTTTATAATTAATTGTAATAGTTACCTGATATAATCTTCCATAGTACAGGGTTCCTGCGTCATTCTTAAATACCTTAAATAGATGAGAATATTGTGGGTCCTCATAAGCAGTTTTAAGAACTTCTGAAAAATTAGGAGGAAGGAGCTAAATATTAGGAATATTGTGTGAAGGTGGAGTAGCACTTAAATCAAAATAAACAGGACTTCTCATCCTCAAACCTTGTAGGCTTCCCTATTCAATCATTGAAGTTAAAGAGTCATCGGAAGGATTTGTGAATTTATAATAGTTTAAAGGATTTCCTTGACTATCCTTAAATATTACATAAAGTGCGGAAGCATGTCGTCTCATAGAGAAAGCATCGCCACTATAAGAATAAACAATTCTGTAATCATTAAGATTATTATAGTCAACTTCATCAACCGGGATATAATGAGAGAAACGAATATTGTTTTCAGAGTAGCTGATATTAGAATTGCCTCCAACAGAATTTAATGCAATATATTCAGTAAACTAACCGTTATATGATTCGTAATTAGAAGCAGTGAATCTTGCTGCGTGACCCATAAAGTCATAAAAATCCATTACTACTGAAGTAATTTCTCTAACTTCACTGCCTAAAGCTGTTTTTAATCCCCAAGTTAATTGTAAAGCGTTGGGAGTTACAGAATATTTCCAATGAGTTAATTCGATTCCGTAATTATACTGACTAAAATCAATAACTGCAGAAACTGCTAAATCATCTAAAACTCCATACTCCATACACGGAGCAACTGTAAAAGTAAATGCTCCTTTATATGTATAACCCGACGATGTTTGTGTTTTAGGAATCTTAACTGTTCCTATAAAAGTTAATACATCGTCATTAAAGCGATTGACAACTATATCAGCAGGAATTATTTGTTTTTCTATTTTAGTACCGTCTGTAAAAGTTTCAGTAAAAGTCAAGTCGTCATCGTATTGATAATTATCTTGAGTTGATTCAATTGAAACTATATCAGAATATCCGTCTACTATATTAAAATAATTATTTTGATGAAACTCTTCATAAGTTGTTACAGTTCTTGGATTATATCGAGTTGTTACATCATTATAAGCATCGTAAATATCGTAAGTATATTCATAGACATCAGTTCTATTTCTATTATCACTAATTCCTTCATCGTTATCCCCGTTAAATTTGGTTTCTTCTATTACAGTATTTTCTTCATTATATTTAACAAATGTAAAATCCTTTATATCATTAGTTTTACTAATAGAAGCATCAGTAATAATAAGCCCAATAGGATTAACATTTGGATTATCAGTATCCCATGAACTACTTAAATATATATCAAAATAATCGAAATCATCACTAATTTCGTGAATATGACTACTTTTAGTAATTTTATAAGAAGTACTAAATGTATTAATTCTTTCTAGATCAATTAGTAAAGCTAGTTTGCCAGAAACTTTACTCTAAAAGACAGAATATGCACCGTTTACTGAATTTCTATAAGCATCAATATCGGGAATATTATTTTCGGAAGTATTTTCTGGAGCTTCTTTGAGAAAATACGGTCCTTTATTATTATACTCATACCATTGTACAGAAGAATCTAAATAATTAATTTTTCCAGAGTCCTCAATTCCAACTAAACGGATTCTCATCAATTTTGGCCAGTCTAATCTTGTAGAATCATTTGATTTTGACGGATTTCCAAAATTACTAGTTGTTGAATAATTTGTATTATTAATACTGTCATCATCCCAATGTATAACAAATTTATCACCAGGATTTAAACTATTAACAGTTAATAATTTTTTAGTTGAATATTTATGTACTTTTCCTGTAGGAATATTATTATCATCTAACTCGACAAATTCATTTTCACTTAATATAGGAGTAAATTCACTTAAATCGTCGCTTTCAATGTTTCTTTCAGGAGAAGGAAAACATCCAATCTATGATTTATTTTCTAATGGATTATAGGAAACTATATAAATAATCCCTCCAAATGAACAAGTACCTACTGGAATATAACCTTGCGGAAGAGAGGCTGTTTCTACTCTTCCGTTACCCATATCATTTTGTAATGAAAATTCATTACCATTATAAGTAACAAGGGTTGCATTCAAGGCATTAGATAGACAACTGTCAGGAGTATTCGTAGGAGATAAATCCATTACTAATCCATTTTTAAAATAATTAGTCTAAGTCTATAATTTTTGTGCCATATTTTTTTCTTAACTATTTAATTCTTCTATCTAATAATTCATATTCATAATTACTTGTTAAAACATCGGATAATTTTTTCGGAGCTCTTTCTTCTATTAGTTCGGCTTTATCTGTTTCATATTCTCTATAAAACAATATTGCTCCAGCCTCTACAGGTCTCTCTAATCTAAAAAGAGCAGGTTTGTTAGAATTTAATAAATCACATTCATCCTTGCATTTATACGCATATAGATTAGTGAATTTAAATTTTTTTCGAGGCCTTCCTTTTTTATTTTGCTATGCTTTGTAGGCATCATACTAAGATTGATTTAACGCAAAATAATAATATCCGTCATAAGGTACTTTATATCTATTATATAGTATTCTAAGCTTAATTGCTAACTTACGTCTGTAATAATCATGCCATTTTAACGAATCGAACATGAGTTTACCACAGTAAAGCCAGAATTTTTTAGATCCAATACAAACATCGGCACCATAAACATTATGTAAATAAAAAGATTTCCATCCAAATTGAAGAATTTTCTTAATATCACTTTTTGGAACACCTGGAAATTCCTAATACATCTGTTCATAGTAGTCCTATATAGTTTTTTCTATCATATAACTTAAAAGATTTGATAATCATAATAATCATTAACTCTTTTATTAGTACATATAATTATGATTAAATCAAAATGTAAAAGGCACTTTTATAAATTTAATAAGAAACTCCTTCGTTAGTTCTTTCAGTTATACGATTCCTTTGAGCTGTACTTAAATAAATACGTTTTTTTCTCTAAGCAGAACTTGATGCGTTTAATACTAGACACATCTAGTAGCCTGTAAAAAAAGATTTAATAAAATCTACATCTCTCCACTTACCCATTTTAAAAGCCTTCTTAAATGTTTCACCTTCTATGCGATCCATGTACATATAAGAGGATCCTCGTCCGACAATTGGTAATTTAAAATGTACATTATTTTCTATTATATCATTAACTACTAATTCAACACTTCTAGCAAATATAATAGCACAGAAATCTCTTTTACTTCCATCTGAATACCATTTTGGTATATCTTTCGTCTTTATTTTAAGACGATTTAATTTCATATTATCAAACAATTGCTTTAACGAAAAAGCGTGTCCTAATGCAAGTCTCATAAAACAAATAAAGGGAATCTAAGCTAAAGTCAGATTCCCTCTTAAATTATAATGTTGGTTTAAAACTATAGCCCTTCTTTTTTCTATTCCACGATGCTTTTGTGTCGAGTATTTTATCCATATCATTTTGTGAAATATATTCAGGAACTCGTGCAGCATCACAGTGAATTAACCACTAAGATTTTAGATCTTTAGCCATAGTAAAAAGATCTTTATTATGTGTTTTTATAGCCTCTTTATATTTCTAGGTATAAGCTATATATTCGGCTATAGCTATAGCCTCTTTATCATTAATATACGGAAGGCCGTTTTCATCAGCCATCAACTTATGATAAAGTAATGCAATATGACCGAAGCCTTTGTTGACATAGATATAATTGCCTTCACGTCTATATTTTACTAGTTTACCACGTTGATAAAGCGGGTCTAAAAATGTTTTTTGGCCTTCAATATAGTCTTCAACATAAGAAGAATTTATATCTCCAAAATTATAAATATCACTAGAATATTGCCAATCTTCTGGTCCTATATATGTAGCGACTTCAATCATATCACAATCGCAGGGTAATTCTGCTCTCTACAATTTACAGTCTATAGGTAATATTGCACGTGCTAACTCAGTTTGTTTATTTCCAATAAAACGATGAGCGACTAACCCAATTTCCTCTAGGTCTTCAGTATCACCTTCTACATCATAAAGTAATTGTGCTAACGTTATAGCATAATGAAAATCTTCCTTCATAATTAATTAGCAGTTGTATAGGTTTGATCATTAGGTCTAAGAGGAGCAGCAATTTGTCTATAATAATATAATTTCTCCTTAGTTAATTTATCTTTAATCATTTGTGAAATATAGGATAGATTATTATCAGGACCCGTTAAGGAATATTCATCCTATTGACAACATGAATAATTTTCAATTTGCCTAGGATCTTTAAATATTCCAACAACAGAAACTTGTTTAATTAAAGGAGCGTTAAAAATAAAACAATCTAACATTCCTCGGCTATTTGGAGCAAAATCTATCCAAACATATGGTTTATTAGAACCACGTTTTCTATATTTATGATTTTCTAATTCTGAAAGAGATGTTATAACTCGAAACTTATTTTTTCTATCAGTAGAGCCGATGTAATCAATTGCCTATACCCCAAAATTATACATAATTTGAGGAATTTCAAAATGTGCAACAAGTGTATCATCTACAGAACCTCTGCATTTACATCTTTCTAAAGATTCACAATCGACATCAATACAGTTAATGGCAACTAATAAATCTTTTAATGGAAGACGGCCTTGTCTAAATTCTGACTCTATAATAAAAAGTCTAGTATTGACAATTTCATCAGCTAACTAATCCATATTCATAGATAAGTTTTGATGATAGCCTCTCAATCCAGAAAGTACGTCATTTTTTATGGCACTAGCTAGCTTTTCTATATACATTATTCAGGACATTTTGTAAATGGTTTACAGAGTGTACGCTTTTGACAAGTTATATCACTGCAACATAAACCACGATAATAATTTAATTCAACTGACACATTAGCAAGTTCTGCTCTATTTCTGAGAATTTCTGCTTGAGCTTCGTGAATTTTTTGATTATATTCTTCAGCGTCTTTCACACATTCATCTTGTAATTTAGAATAGGCTTCATTAATTACCTATAATCGTTCCTCAAGAAATGTATAACTTTCTTTAAAATGCTAATCACGAACAAAATGTATCGTATCCTCAGTTTTAGTAGCTTCTGCGTTATTTTTTCTTCTTTCACTACCTACTTTAACAAGTTGAAGAATTAAAGCTCCTAATCCTCCTCCTCCTAAAATTAGGCCAATAAGTTCAAGTATTGTAAGTGTCATATTTAAAAGAAAAGGCGGGCGTTATACCCGCCTTTTTTAAACATTATTTCAAATCTCAAGCATTAGGATTTTCGTAAGCTGCAACGTGGCTTTCATACTCACCAGTATCAGAAGTATCACCATCCTTATTAAGGTCACCAAGGTTATTTAAAGTTAGTCCTGCATCGGTAACAAACTTATCAGCAAAAGCTTTAGCTGGAGTACCTGCCTGAGTATAATCACCCTGCACCCAGAATACGTGAGTAGTAGTACTCATACCCTCATGACCAATAATAGTTAATGAAGGTTTAGCCATAGAAGGAGCGCTGTAGGTTACAATGAACTGAGAGTACATAGCACCAACAACAGGAGTCTCATCTTCGCGTAGTCTGTAGAACTTAGTGTTTTCAGCAGTAGGAACACGAAGGTTACGAACAATATAATTGTAAGTACCAAAAGCATTTTTACCATAAGTATAAGCAGTTACAAAAGAAGTATCTGTATCACCATACTCCCAAGAAGCAATCTTATCAGTCTCAAAAGGAGTATCAATAGTAATAGAGACGCTCACAATACGCTGGAACTCATGAGTACCATTGATAATGATACCAGTTGTACTATTAGCAGTAATAGTGAAAAGGTCACGACCATAAAGTGCAAGAGCATATTTATTAACAGCTTCAGTAATTTCAGACACAATGCTACTGACAGTTGAACTAGAAGTTACTTTAAAACCAATAGAGAAAGGCTTACCTTTCTTATACCAATCGTTGGCATAAATAGACTCCTCGCTACCCTCAAGCTGAATGTAGAAATTCAGGCAAGCAGTAACTGAAGTTAGACTATTAGCAGTAAGATAACTCTTAATATCTGTAAGAGCAGTGCCAAGAGCAACAGTTGCAGAGGTAATAACGGCAGTGTTAGGTTTAGCTGCATAAATAGATCTGATGTATTTCTTTTCAAAAGTAAGATCACGAGCAATACGAAGAATTTCAGATGTGCTATCGTATTTAATTACTTTGTCATCAAGGGTGCCATTAGCACCAGGAGTTGCATTAATAATGCGAGTTGTTGTCCAATTAAACATAATTGTAAAATTTTAATTTTTTAAGATATATAAAAGACTTATCTAACGTCATTTATAGCTCACTATCTTCTAGTCTGCTAAGGTTGCTATTGCTGCTATTGCGGTCTAGCAATAGACTAATCAATAGCAATATTAGTTTGTAATCTAGGATCAGCCGTACGCTCCATAACAAGATGTACAAGCTCATTTATTATTTCTTGATTAACATAATCAGGAAATTCCATGATTTGTGAAGTATCTTCAGTCAAATCAATTTGTTCTTGTGTCAGACGAATGTATTGAGGTACTTTTACGTAATCGATTTGAACTTCCTTTAATTGAAATAAAGAATCGTCTTTACCATAACGAATTTCACATCTTACGTTACTAGTATTCCCAAGTCTTAAACCTGTAGGCTTTTCTACTGTTGAAATATTTGTCTCAGGAGTTCCATCTCCATTCAAATCAAGTTTTATAGTTCTTGGAAAGTTAGAACCAAATTGATTTGATGTAGTTGCTGTATTATCATAGAAGATATTTTCAACAGTTAATGTATTTGAACTACTTGCAGTATTAATATTTGTAGTAGCCTAAATGAGTGCAGTATCTGTAAGAGGACTGCCAGGATTGCTAGGATCAAACGTTCCTGAATTACTATAATAATTGCCATCAATTAAATAATAAATATATTCAGTTCCGTTAATATCGCAAGTATATTTTGTATAAGAATTAGAACTTACTTGATAAGTACCAGTCATATCAGTGCCATCAGGAGATCCATTACTATTAATAGAAGTAATAGGATTCGTTGGAAGATATAAATTCGTATTACGATTATGTAAATAGTAATAAGGTCTCATAGGGCTAGGTCTATTATAGATATCATTTATAATAGCACTCCAAGAATCTGCTGTTAAGCGCTCAGCAGGAACTTCAATATAAGAACCTCCGTCATAACATTTATAATTTTTGGCTACATAAAATATGCACACACAATTCAATAAATGTAGATAATCTAAAGGTAAATATACTTCATAAGTAGCACCATGTAAAGATTGTATCTAACTGTGGTGAGAACTTAAATATGAAGTTGCATCATTAGCAGCAGTATGAATATCGATATGTTTAGGCGTTAAATACGCAGTACTTTTCAATACTCGAAGATCGTCTGTAGATTGCTAATTTATATCGTATAGGTTATAAACCTTATTGACGTATATATTTATAGCTTTATTAAACAGATAATTAAATTCGTAAAGTTTCAACGAAGGAGCCTAAACTTTACTTAATTCAATTAACGTAGCTTCAAAAACCTATCGTGATGTCACTGTTTATTATTATAATAATGATTATTCTTCTACAAACATATCAGAATAAGCATCTTTTGTTAGAATATCTAATGTCTGTTTATTTTTAGGAGCTTTCATCCAATCAATGATTGCGTCATCACTACCTCCAAGCGGCACTTCTCCGTAAAAGTAAATACCCTGAGTTTTCTTAATAACTCCTTTTTCTTTAGCGGTAATGAGCAAGAAACGAAGTCCTAAATCACCACCAGTATAAAGGTCAATAATCTTTTCGGGAGTCTTTTCTGCGACTGAGAAAAGGAATTCCTCTACATCTGCTGCAGGTTGATTACTCATATTTCTACCAAGAACTTTAGCCATACGAAGCCATCCATCATATCCCTTATTATCATTACTAATATAATTTTGAGCTTGTAGTATAAGTTTCTTACGAGTAAGTTTCTTGCGAGCTTCAAGACCAGGACGCTCAACATAATATTCAGCTGCTCCATAACGTGCTGTCATTCCATATGCATCATACATACGAGAGTCGGGAGTTCCATCAATTAAGAAATTTCCATTTTCATCAACAGCATCTCTACTTTCTGCAATTGCTCTGCAATTTTTAATACATTCCCATTCATTTCTACGGAATGGATTATTTAAATCAAAAACTGTTCCATCTTGAATTATAATATCATGATTTTCAGGAATAAGAGCAGCAAAATCGTCAGGAGAAAGTTTTTTATCTGCATCCAAATAAATCATTTTTCCTGTAGAAGGATCTACTTGTCTTACACATTCAGGATACCTTCCCATTTTATCTTTTTGAGGCTGAATAGTTGTATGCTGTCCACGTTTACCCCAAGCATTACGTAGAACAATAATATTAGCCATAATATCACCGTTCTGAGTTTTATTTACTTTTACATTTGCCATAATTCATTAGATATTAAGTTATAAAAAGGTGGGGTTTCTTTCAGCCCCACCTTCGATCTTTTATTCAATTATTAATTATTTATCAGTCTTCAGCGTAGACGATAAAGCTCTTATAAGGATTGAAAACGGCGATACCACCATAACCCATAATGGTTTTAGCACCACCGGCAACCATTGTGCTTACTCTTTCAACTCCATAACCTGGACCATCTAAGCTAGAAGGCATATAGTCCTTACCCTTCAGTGAGAAGCACTGGATAGGAGGAGTTGCAGAGGTCTTTCCGCCAGTAAAATCAATACACATACCGAAAGGCATATTGTATTCGCGGCTAAGAGTCTTATCAGCTTTAAAGGATATTACATTTCCATTATATTCATAGGAACTAAAACTAGCACCTACTTTCCAACGGCTACCACCATTAACTTTTGAGTAGAAAAGAGCACCGTCAGTCTTCATCTCAGCAAGGAATTTCATTAATACACGATTAATGATACCCATTAATTTGCTGTTACAAACAAACACAAAATGGTTACCTTCAAGATTATCAGCCTTCTCTACCATAGCATCCATGATTTGATGGAATGTATTAATGGTAAATTTAGAAGCGTAAAGCTTATTGCAGTAACGCTCGATCTGAGGAATTAGTCCCTCACCAATTTGGATTTCACGACCAGTATTTCTAGTACTGATTGTAGCTTTTCCGCTCACATCCATATTTGTTTTGCTCATTAAAAGCATTTGCTCACGAGCAGTCATAAAGTTGTCAGTCAGAACTTTGTCCATAGGATCCATCTTATAGACCTTCTCACTAAGAGAGTCTGCAGTCTTACCCTCAGCAATCTTAATAAGAGTATCTTCCATAAGTTTATATTTGTCAGAGAAGGTATCGTCAACTCTGAACAGAGTCATAAAGTTGCGCATTACCTCGAAATTTGACTGATATTTCACAAAACCACAATCTGACATTTCAGGTTTAGCATTACCGATCCAGTGGCAAGTCATACCGACTTGACAAGCAGAAGTATCAAGAACTGAACGATAATCATTATCGATCAAACGCACACAGACTGACCACATGTTATCAGCTTTGCGTACAGGAGTAGTAGTGACAATACATTGCTGACCACTATTATCAATCTTGAAGATTTCCTCAAGCTGGAAATAGTTTTCATCAAATGTCATCTCAATCTCACTACCATCAGCACCATTCTGGGTAGGAACTTCTGCAAAATGGATTTTCTTAATCTGATTAACTTCTACATTCCACTCAAAATATGTAGAATCAATATTATTAAATTGGTTTAATTTCTTTTTACTGTCACCCATCCAGATATTGCCAAGCAAATCGGTAAGAGCAGTAATGGTATTTTCAGGATAAAGACGTGCAAGAACACCCATACGGTGGGCTTTAGTACCTAAAAACTTACCAAAATCTTCTAGTGTTCTTGTACGACCCATTTCAGGTCTAACAGTTGTATAATTTGCTACTAACATACTTAATTATTAATTTATATATGCACCCTCATCAAAATCTACACCAATCATCGACATATTAGTATTTGGTGTTTGATTGGAGGGCTTTTGAACCGTAACTCTACCGTTAGTAGAAGTACCTTTGCTACCAAGTTCAAATCCTCGTTTATAAGCTTCTCTAATCTAATTCTACATTTCATTCATTAATTCGTTACCTTTTAGGTACCATAAGGCAGCAGTAGTAAATGTTTTCGGATTATTCAGAACTTTACCAAAATCAGTAAGACCGTCATCGTCTCTAGTTAATATAAAATTAGCTAATTCATTTTTATCATCGGTGTCAAGTTCAAATACTTCACTAGAAGTATTAAATCCATCAATCTCGCTTAAAATACTGTTTGCAAAGTCTTGATATGCAGCTTCCTCTTGCTGTAAAGCTTCTTGCTGCTTTTGATATTGCATCTGATCTTCCATTTGTTTATATGTAGCACGCAGAGCTTCAACTTCTTTTTTATAAAGAGTCGGGTTTTCTTTTGCCTAGTCTACTCGTCTTTGTAATTCCTCTTCAGTTATATTTTCAGCGCCAATTTTACGCATAATATCTAAAGCATACAAATTATCATCATCAATCTCATCAACTTTATAATTAGGATGATATTGAGATTCAATTTCAGTTTTAGTATCTTGCTATAATTTAGCGATATAATCTTTAGGAGATAATTTACTTTCTCTGATAGTATTAATAAGTTCTATCTCTGCGTCGTCTAAATCGCGCTCTGGGTCAGAACTATCAGCTATTATATTGAGTTGTTCTTCTCTACTTAAAGAGTTCCAATCTCGTTCAATAACTGCGCCTGATTCATCTTCAAATTTAATTTTTGACGGATCTATAATTCCTCTAATCTTTAGAATCTCTGTAGTTAAATCAGTTTCATCAGGATTATCTAAGTTGTCCGGATTATCATCAGGATTATCATCTTGATTTACAGAGCCCGGATCATTGTCTATTAAATTATCATCAATAGGGTCGTCATCAAAATCCATGTAGGTGTCGGGTAAATCATTTAAATCAGTAGCCATGTTTCACATTCATTTAATTTACATTTATTAATCTATTTTACTGCATTATTTCATACACAGTACGTTTTCCAATTTTTTTAGCTCGTAAAATTTGGTGTCTATTATTGTTACCATTATATGATACATGAACCCAAGCTGGCCCTTTATCATTACCAAATTCATAAATTAACTAATCAAAAGGTAAATTCATACTACGTATCAAATCAAATATTTCTTTATTGCCTTCTAAGGAAGCATTAGTACAATAAATGTCTGCTGCTTGTCCTTTCATATGTTGAGAAGTTTTAGAACCTCCAATTGCTAAATTTAACATCTTGCAACGAAAGCCGCTAGACACTATAATTGGTTTACCATATTCCGTCCTTAAAGGATCTAATACATTATCAACTAATGCAATTAAATTGGTTTTAATTTCTTCGGTAGGAATATTTTGAATTCCTAGTCTAGATGCAGTAGCACTAGCACAAAGTTCATTAATTGTAAAATATTTCATAGTTCTTAATATTTAAATCTATCTTATTAAGATTATATATAATATACTACTGAACAAAATAAAAAAGGAGAAATTTCTTGTAATATATAGAAATTTCTCCTTTTCATAAAATTATTTATAACTACTAATTGTTTGAACTACTAATAAAAGATTTATCGATTACATTTAATAACTGCCAAATATATTGACTTTGCTAAATTCCCACTTAATACAGACGCTTCTTCTGAAAAGGGATCTATATCTAGTGTTTTACAAATATGCATTTCTATATGATTTTTTTCATGATTAAACGTGTCTAAAAATTCAGCAATGGTTGTCGCATTATTAATTATCATATAACTTAAATGCCTTTTAAAATCAGAACATATAAATCCAGTATTCTTTCTGTGAATTATAGTAGTATATAATGTAGTTATTACTTTGTTACTAAATCCTTCATCCTCCAATTCCTACATAATCTCAAATAGAGATTCTTTTACGGTAATAAAACATATACGGATTGTCCATTGATATTTATCTAAATAAACATCGAAGTCTATCATACGAAATCCTCCCAATCAATAACTTCTCCGTTAGCTACCATAGTAGCATACCAACGTCTCATAGTAGTTCCATCTCCTGCATCTTCATCGTCGATAGTATCTTTTATATATAATGCAAGATGTGGCTCATCTACTATGCTCGAACCAAAATAGTCTGCTTTACACATATTAGCAACAAAAACATAATCATATCCTTTATTATTTGATAAGACGATGTTTCGATTTGCTAATAATGTATCAACCTATTCTTTAGTATAAGGAGTAATACGTTTATTATTTTTTACCATTTTAGAAATTGCCCAGTCACATAGTGATTTATTAAAATGCCAACCATAATTTCTTAGGTATTTAACCATGTTTCTGGGATAGCTGTCATAAAGATCTAAAGCAATCAATAGTAACGATAATAATCTGGTTTCATATTACGATTACGTTTTGTATAGTAATCTCTTTTACCGTAATCATCTTCATCTGGTTCCATATAATTTTTAGTATCGTAGTTACTAGAATTTAATTCTTCTAGTATATGCATAAGTTTTCCACTTTTGCTTAAAATTTCTTCTACGCAAGATGACATTTTCTCAATTTTGCTGTCAGTTACTTCTATAATCATCATATTTATTTGTTATAATTATTCATAAAATCCTTAAACATTTCTTTAAGAGAATTAATTTCTTCTTTTAAAGATTCAGTTTCAAGTTGCTATCTTTCCTTTTCAGCAATTTCGGGATTTAATTGTCTAATAATTTCATCACATCCTGCGATAATCTATTTATGATTATCAATACTAGATATTATATCCTAACTCTTCTATTTAATAGCCTAAATTTCAGAGTTTATTAAATCTTTATTACAAGATAAAACTATATCACTGCCCACATCTGTTATATCTAGATGTGCAGGCAATTTCTGAAAATTAGTAGATACATCATTTACATTAGCAGTGATATCTACCATAGATTCTGAATTATATACTCCTGGATATCTAGGAATAGGTAATGAGACTGTTAATACTTTACCTATTTCTAATTTAGGAGAAATTCCTTTATGCAGAATATAAATTACATTATTATTCCTTAAATTCTAAAATCCCATAATTATGCAATTAATTGTAAAGTATTAGTTTGACTCTCATACCAACATAAGTAAATTCCTGTACTAGTAATGTCAGATGCAGTAATAGCATTTCCATTTTTACCAGTTAATTCAACACCTTTAGATACTCCTGCCGAAAATACAACAGGTAATGTTTGAGTAGTTGATTCAGGAATATTTTGATCTAGTCTTACAATAATCAATCCACGAAAAGGATTTCCAACTTCTCTATGTGGATTAAATTGAAATACTACATTAGAATCAGTTACTTTTACACCAGTACTGCTAATAGTAGGTATACCATTTTTATTTACATTAATATAAATAGGTAATAGCATACTTACCTCCTTTCTTAACCCCAAAGAGTTCCGTTAGTGCCAATAGGACCTAATAGTCCAGTCTGATAAGCTACTGAAGTAGGTATAGCAATAGTATTATTTGCGGGAACAACAGCAGTAGCAGGTAAATTATTCTGAATTGCAGTAACTTCGTTCTGTAATGTATTTAATGCTGAAGCTAGAGGACTTGTAGCATTACTTAGCATCTGTGAGAAAATTGCGCTTTGCTGAGCATTATTAATAATAACAGCCTGTTCAGCATTCTTAGCCACAAGATCTTCAATTTTATCCTGAAGAGCTTGAGTCTGAATCTCGCCAAGTTTATCAAGAATCTTCGTTGTATTAGCAGTATTGACATCTCTGATTGTATTCTGAATATCACAAGTTTGAGTTTGATTTTGAAATCCGAGATTTGTAAAACCGCGTTCTACAGTATTTCCTACTGAATTGATGCTATTAGTAAGTTGATATGTCTATCTTTCATTATTCAGTTGATTCTAATAACCCATCTCTAAGATACTCTTTTGAGTATTGCAGCAACAATCTTTAAATGCCTGAATAATATTACAATCTCCAAGATTTATAGCATTAATTACACGTTCAGAACTATATCCAAGCTGACTTCCTACTTCACCAATAGCATAACGTACACCAGAAATAGCCTGAGAAAGCATATTAATATCACTACCTGTACGAGTTGCAAAATCTTGTAATGCAGTATTATTACCTTGAATAGCTTGCATTAATAAATCAGAACTATGATTATCGGTAATCTGATTTTGAAGCATCTGTAATTGACGTTGAGTATCAGCGGAATTATTACCCCACATACCACCGTTCATCATTGACATAGCATAAATCCAAATGATATAAGCAAAAGGATTGTTGGCCCAGCCATTCATTCCTCCATTACTCATCATAGCCATTGTTGCTAAGTCATTATTGTTACCATCAGGAACAATGTAAGTTTTTGAATCACTCATTTTTAAATAAATTTTTAATTAAACATGTATTTTGTTCTAGAACATGTTAATAATATTTATTTAAAATGCGATTTCAGAAAATTACCAAAAATAAAAAGGGAAGCCTAAGGTTTAACCCTTAAACTTCCCTTCACGTTAATTTTTATTATGTAACGTACCTAAATAATCATCTAATACAGATTTATACCAAAATAATGATTTAGATCCTTCGTGTAACTTCTGACCTTTTGGAATAAATCCATCGCTTACTAATAAATCAAATGAGGATCGACTTATTCCTAAATAATCACAAGCTTCTACTTTACTCATGACAGTATCTCCGTTTGATATTAAATCTAATGCGCGAAGTACTTTTAAACATCCATCTTCGTCAATATTAGAATTTCCTACTTTTAAGTCATCCACTTTCTACTAAAGTAAATTAATCAAAATCTCTTTCATATTTTAGTAATTCCGTATTTAATATGATATATTGTATATAATATTATGAATACAAACGCCAAAATAAAATAAATTCCATAACTTATTGCTATTGGAATCTATGTATAATAATCAATTGTACCAAAACATACATCGATAAGGCAATAATATAGCGGTAATCGATGAGTTATACAAAATTTTAACATAAACGAACTTACTATCATAAATATTAGTGGCAATATTGAAATACCACCAATAGTAGCTATAATTTCAGCTGAAATATTAAAATATGCAAGAATTAAATGGATAATTAAAAATCCTGCTAGAATAATAGGTAAATATTTTAATATAAGTAAATAAATTTTGTATAATGTTTTAGTCATTTTTTCTTTTTAATCAACTTTTTCTATTTTCCTCCGTCATCCAATATAGGTGGATTATATGGACGTCTCCGTGTCAATTTTCTCGGCATACGTATTAAATATATCAGTTAGTTCTTCATTTATATTATCTTTTAATATTCTTCCAGCTTCCAAGACAGAATTTATATGTTGAGCCATAGCTTGACCAAAATCAGATAATTCAACATAAATATATACAGGATTATTATCTAATTCAGCTTTTATTTTCATTTCAGTTAAACCAGCAGCTTTGGCTATTAAAAAATCATTTTGGTTTTCAAGAGTTAACCAAATTTTATATCCATTATATGAAAATGCAATAATATCGTTAGTAATTTCAGAATTAATAAAATCCATTGCCATATCTTTAACTTCTTCTAAAGATGGTTTATAATTGCAAATCACATGGTAACAACTATATTGCTGGTCTTCAATCTCTTTAAATCCAAAATTTATACAATAAATTTCTTTATTTGGGTTATATTTATAAAATTTTGGTGCGTTAGGGGAATATCCTATTTCTTTAGAAATCATTGGCCAAATTGTTTGAATTTTTTAGATTTACAACTAATATATCTATAAGGCTTTGCAGGACACTATTTTATAACTCGATAGAATAAACGAGAACAATTAGCATGTTTGCACATACCATAAAAACTTCCCATTAATTCACGGCTTCTTTTCTTACTTTTAACTCTTGATAATTTACGAGCAAAAGATTTTTTAATACGTTTGCGAAGTTTAATATGAGTTGGATAAACAACATATCCAAGAAAGTCTAAACCACAAGTTAATGGAAAGATAGCTTCACTATTCTTAATCGTCAAACCTATCGATTCAATTTTTTCATGTAACTTGTGGCGATATTCCCATAATTTTTCTTTACTATCCGAAAGAAAAACTATATCATCGCAATAACGAAAATAATATTTTACTCCTAAATAATCTTTAAAATAGTGATCAATTAAATCAGATAAAAGTAAATTAGCTAAAGCTTGCGAAGATCGTAAACCTATACTAATACCATATCCTGTATCACTAACGGCAACAACACACTACTTTAATATAGTATTTACTTGCCATTCTGGAAAGTATTTATCAATCAAATCAAATAAAACTTGATGAGGAATACTTTCGTAGAATTTTTTAATGTCTGCCTTATATACATACTGAGTTCCGACAGGATCTGAAGTTACTACTTTCCAAATATATGAAAGCATATCTGCAGCTCCTCTATTTTTAATAGCAGAACCAGTAGTTCTAATATATCGTTTCTCTAATCTAGCATCAATTACATTCATTACAGCACTTAATGTAATTCTACAGTAAATAGAGAAAATTTGAATATTTCTAATTTTCGGACCTTCTTTGATTAATAAACTATAATATGATCCTAAATCAAATTCGCCCTTCTATAACTTCTAACTAACTTCTCTAGCAAATGTATCTAAATTAGCTAATATCTGCCGACCTTGTCCAGTAAGTCTTTTTTCCGGCTTATCTAAAATATTATCGACAGCACATTTAATATTATCCAGATTTGTAATTTCTGGCATTAGATTGCCTATTTTTTTCACAGGCTACAAATTTTCATAAGGCTTTTACCCAGCCATATTCCTTTACACAGTACTAATCGCTATTGGTAATTGCCTTTTTGTTTTTTGGATCAATTAATAATATATTAATCGAAATCCAAGGTCCTTCGATGCTAGAACAATTAATTTAAAACTAATTATTCTATAAATTTATATTGCTTATTAACAACTGAGAACCGTTGTTCGCATTGACGTTGGCTGAACCATTGTTCAGGTTCACATAAGCGACTCTGCCATTGGCATTGCCGTTGTTACTGGAACGACTAAGGCAAACTATTGTCTCGTTTTTGCTTCGAAGCAACCTATTAGGAATATAATTCCCTAACATACCAATAGTATATATACTTGGCGACTGGTCCAAACATTTATTAATAATAAGTTTAAGAAAGGTAGAGAAGACTCATTTTTTATGGAATCTTCTCTACCAAAAAATCTTAAACGTCGATCTATTTTAATTATGATATATTAAGCATCTAAAAACGCTGATAACGATTCAGCCACTTCAATGTTACCTGAGAAGGACAACCGAGAACCGCAGGCCGCACTGACGCTGGCCGAACCATAGGTCAGGGACACATAAGCGACCCCGCCACAGGCATAGCCGTAGGCACCGGAACGACCAAGGCAACGGTTAGCTGACTCAGCATAATAATGTCCGTCTCCATAAGAATCAGCATAAGCCGTTTCCTTACTATACACACCCAAAGTATCAGCATACCTGCCTCCTCTCATAAGTGCAATAGTGCCTCCAGACGTACCCTGAAGACGATTATAAAATCTTCTAATAACTTTATTTTGTGCTTCAGCAAGTAAATCAGGATTTGGAGTATCCGAACCTTCAATATTAAGTCCGCCATGAGGTTTTGTAAGCTACATAAGATAATTAACGGTTCCTAAATTCCACCAACTATTACCTATAACTTCCCACTTATCTCCTTGGAAATTATCATATCCCATTACATTCGTACTATTTACTGTGCCTCCCCAAGTTCCATCAAGTTTATAATAACCAGCAATCTTTGGTCCGTTACCATTACTGAAACTAGTAGAAGTATTAGTATCATTCTTGTAATTAACATACCAATTCTCTGAAGTAGCATTCTAAGTATAGTCGGCATCTTTTTTATGTCCAGCAGTATCACGCATTCCAAGAAAATCAGTTAATCCCGTGATTTTTTGATAATCATGAGTTCCTGTACCACATTGCCATTGGCTATTTCTACATCCATATTTGGCATAATATAGATTTGCTACATCTTTCGATTGCTCATAAGAAAATGCGTGGAAACTTCCACCATTTTCATTGCTAGCACCTCTACGATAGCAGTTTTCTTGCATTATTCCGAAGTTAGTATAAGCTGTTGCAGCATTACTTCTAGAAAAATATGCAATCTGTCCTAAACTATTTGTACCGCTTGATGCTTCATATACTCCACCTAGACTTTCTTTATGGAATACCCAGAAAGGCTCCCAATCTACTGGATTATTACTATTTGTCATCCAAATATAATTCCATAGATAAGTATCATCAAATCCTCCTGCACTTTGTGTATCCCAAAGTGATGAAGGGATTGTCACATATAAGTATTTGTACTTATTTTTATTATGATAAAGGAATGGTGAATATAAGGTATAACCACGACTTTGAGCATCTAATGTAGAAACAAGCGATGTATATCTTACAATATTATTAGAATCAACAATAGCAAGACATGTTACATTTTCAACCCAATATGCAGGGAATTGAATATGATCATATTCAGAAATGTCAATACGAATAGTATTATATGCGCTATTTTGTAGTAGAGACACATCTCTGCGATTCAAATTATTAATAGTAGTATTACTTGCAATATAATAATTAGGTACATATAATATACTTTCGGAAGAATTTGCTAAATTACCATATTCTACTGAAATTAGATCTTCTAATTTAATTAACTATCCTTTTGCAGCAATTTTTTCAGGAATAGTTCCATCAACTGTAGGTAATTCATCTGATTTATCATTAGTACTGAAGAAGATATAACGAACGCCATTTTGATAGTCATTTACTCCTTTATAATAGTATTCTGGCTCTTTTATCCAGACATCATATACAGGTCTTGCAGAATCACTACCTCCACGAATATAAGATTGTGCAGAATTATCTTCGCCGTTTAAGAAGTTGTTTCTATTATTATCATCAAGTTGTAATAGAATTTCAGTATCAGTCGAAGCCTTATACTTACCTATATATGCATGTCGTTTATTTAATATAATACCAATATGACCACTTGGTTTATAGTCTGGAAGTCCAGATCCATATCCAGTGTTGTTGTCAAGATTAGTAATATTATACATATCATTAATCCAGTTGGCAAAATTTCCTTCGTTGTCTAATGTATATTCAGTAAATTTAATACCAGTATAATCTGGAATATTTACAGACTAATTAGTTAATTGCTTGATCCAACTAAATAGTTCTGAATCTTCAGACATATAAGTTATTTCGTCAAAAACTTGTAAATATTTAAAGCTATTGATTGTTATAACAAAGTCATCTTTACTAATATTATGATTAAATTCCCAATTAGAATTTTTTGCTAAAACTGCTCTGATTAAGTCTAATTGATGACCATCACCATTATAATTATCAATATCTAAAGATTTAGGATATAAATTATTCTCAGCATCAAAAATACAGAATCTTTCAAGGAAGTAATCAATATCAATACCTGGAGAGTTCTTAATTGTAATCTAAGCAATTGAATTAGTATTACCATTTTTAGAACCAAATTTATATCCTGTCGGTCCGTAGAATTGGATTGTATTAGGATGATCTCTATCGAATATTAATGACGTACAAGAATCAATTGTAATACCTTGAGTTGGATATGGAATCTTTAATTCAGTTAAATTAGCAGAAGAAATGGTTGAAATTGATGTAATAGAATTTTGACTATCAATATTCAAATCTTCCATATATTGAGCTGTAGCTAAATTTATCTGATTCCATTGACAAGTAATAGAACTATTAGATGGATTAGTAATATGGAAATGTTTTAGTCCTATCAAATGAGTTCTTGGTGAACCCTCTAGATTCATAATATTTCCAGTACTAGAAACCCCCATTGTACTCAGATCGAAAGTAATTGTTTCTAACTTAGATAATGCAGTTGTATCAAACGAATCACCAATTTCAATGACTGCTTCTGTCGGGAAATTAAATTCATGACTATTAGTATTTGGACTAAATACTAAAGCGGACATATTCTCTATTCCAGAAAATATAGTAGCTTCAGCACTCGACGCATCACTTACCCAAGATGTAGTACCTGTTTTAGTACCTACAGAGCTTAATTGACCATTAACCCAACATTTATCTGCTAGAATACCATAAGCACTAAATCTTCCAGGAAGACTTGTCTTACTAAATCTGAATCCACACATATCCGATTGTTCAGAACCATATTTACCATATAGGTACGAATAACATTTATCAATAAGAGTATTTCTAAATAGGTATGCTGTACCTTGAATATTATCGATAAATGAAGTAGTAAATGTATTTGTATTAGCATTTCTTAATGAATAAGACCATTCAGTAATAGGTAATAGATACTTTAATTCTTGGTCTTTATTGTAGATAATATCTGGCCAGTTATTAGCGATTTGATTATATCTATTTTTCCAAGCGTTTTTAGATTTATTGGTTAATAGAACACTAGCAGCTCCGACTAAAGTTGCAGGAATTTCTCCGTTATCAACAATTTGTCCATATGCGCCATAAAGGGTATCGCGAACAAGTTTCCATAAACAATTAGAATGACCTGCAAAATTAGGATTTCCTGTATTATCAAGAGTTTGTTCTGTAGAAGTATAAGGAATAGTAAAATTACCCTCATTATCCAATGACTTACCGTTATTATTTACACCTAAAACAGTATCGCTGTCATAAGGTATAAAATTCCAGTGAGCATATTCAATACCATTTTCACTATTACTTAATAAGTTAGTAGTGTTTAATGCATTTGCTTTTTCAGTTTCAGTCGCACGAAGTTGAACATCCCAAGTTGCTAAAGTGCAGTTCTTAGTTCTTTGGTCAAGAGCTAAATAAATTTCAGTATAAATATACCACAAACACAAGTTCTTAACATTGAAGTGTTTAGAAACTGTATTTAGAAATTCATTTGACTAATAGATCTTACTTGCAGTAACTGGTCTTGAATCAGAACCATAATTTAGTTCGTCAGTACTCTTTGGCCAGTATAATTCACCTGCGTAAATACCTCCTTCGTAGATAAATCCGCCGACAGTAGAATTCCAGGTAATAGTCTATACAGCAACATTATTTTCATAATGTGAATACTTAGTATTATTAGTATTTGGAACTACAGTCCAATAACCTGTGTATAAAGCATTTCTCCAAGATTCAATGTCAGTTTTCCATCCTTTAAATCCACAAAGAACGTAGTCATAATTCATAATTTTAGAATCCCAATATCTAAATCCAGGAGTTGTTGTGAAACTCACCCAAATATATTGACAAAGTTCTGCCCATTGTTGTGCAATATCGTCTGCCATAGTAACATCATGTCCAGATTTACCTTTCTCAATATTTTCTTCACAAGTATCAATTAAATCAGTTAAAGTTTCACCATCTGCATAATCAAGAACTTCTTCTAAAGTATTTCCATCCCAAACTGGTACATTATAATTTCTAACTTCCCAACATAATTCAGTTGATGAATCACCATCACCTGAAGCTTCTTTGGGATTAGCTGGATCAGAAGAATCATTATGGGTATTTACTAAGGTACTATCAAAGTAGTCTTTCACCATTTGTACAGTCCAACCAGTTCCTGTATTGTTATTAAGATTCCAATTAAGCTTATAATCTCCAGGATAAGAAATATCATACTATGAAGTACTACCTTTTAATATTTCCGGAATCCAGTTTGTCCACAAAAGACGATTAGTACCAACTTCAATACAAAGATTAGGCACAGTGTGATCATAATATGATAAACCACCTTCTTGTGGTGTAAATTCGTATAATCCGAATAGATCGCCAGAACTTTTCTTATCTTGGTTTAACATATATTTACCAAGATAGTTAGGAGTATTTTCTGTATAATATAACTTTTGTAATTGGTCTTGCCAATAATAATATCCGTCTCCATTCGCAGTTCTACCAGGAGTTTCTGGGTTAGTATTTATCCAGAAAACATCAATAGGAAGTCCTTCAATACCAGATTGATAACTAGTTTCATTTCCATCTGAATCCTTAATACTATGTGAAGGAGGAGCAAAGTCCTTATAAGTATCATACATAGAATTAAGAGCAGAACAAGTGCCAGTATTATGAGTTTGAGAACTATCCACAAAGTCTGCTTTTAAACAGAATACCTTGGAATCTCCAGCTTCAGTTAAAGCAAATCCGCTATGGACTTTGATACCACTATTACTATTAGCTATTTTAACAACAGCTGCTCCTTCGGGAACTGAGAAAGTCTCTTCGGTTTCTGTACCTTCATTAATAGTTACTAAATGAGTTGAAGGGTCAAATTGTAAAGTAGATATTGATGTTCCTTTCTTATATTCTCCAGCAAGTTGTACTTTATCTACAGCATTTAGAACTTCACATACAAATGCTCTTGATAAGACAACATAATAAGTTAAACCATTGTAAATAAATGATATATCTGTAGTCAATTTTCTGTTATTATTTGTAGTAGAAGTGAATTCAGATGCATTCACTTGAAATTCAATAACATCATTAGACGCTTCGGAACCTAATACTGAAGCATAAGTAATATGGTTAAAACTAAATGTTAAAATACCATTATTATATGCCATGTAATCCGGATATAATACACAATTAGTTGGATATTTATAAATATTTTTAGACTTTTTATAAACAGGATACCAAGTCATTGTATTATCGGTATATCCGATATCACCTACTGTAGGAGAAGATGACCTTTTTCCCTACGATTTCATCTTCATATACCAACGAATATTATGTATTGGATATACACGAGATGATGTTCCTTGAATTTGGTCTTCGGGATATAAAGAAAGAATGTTTTTACTAAATCGATTATTAGTATTTAATGAGATATTTCCGTTCTCATCTGTAATCATATCTTTTGTTACATATGATTCACGCCCAGGAAATAATGCATGGTACTTTGCAACGATAGCATCCTTTTTCTACAGACTATTGTTAAAAGCACGCATATCACCATCAATTAGTAATACAGCATGATCAGTATTATAACTAGTAAAATTAATATTAGGAGTATCAATGGTTTCAAGTAAGTTATTTCTTGCAATTTTATTACCAATTGTTTCGCTTGAACCATAAGCAGTATTACTTAGTCCTAAAACTTGATCAGAAGTAAGAGCTTGATCATAGGCTCTCACGAATGCAATATTAATATTTGTAGAACTACTAGAGAAATTAATATCGGAATTATAATTGAATGCTCCATTCATCATAGTCTTTGATGAACTTCTAGTACCATCTATATAAATATGGAAGTAAACATCATTAGTATATAAAGAACGGCCTGCTTTCTTACTATAGAATACGGTATTGCCATTTGTCCATTCTCTACTACCATTTACTCCTTCACCTTCCATCACAACAACAATATGTACCCAACGACCATAACTGATAGGTGCAGCAGCAAATCCTTTAGAAGATTGGTCAAATTGATATCCAACCTTAACACGATCAGGAGAAATTGCAAAAACATTTACCCCGTTGTAATTTGCTGTAATACAATCTAAAGAAGTATCCAAACAATTATTAAATTGTACAAGCATTTCAATACTTCTTCCTAATTGATTATGATTACCAAAAATTCCTGGAAGAGTTAATGCAGCACCATTAGATAATTGTAAATAAGCAGGCTATCCACTTGCTGGGTTTGCAGGATACCATCCTGAACCTACTAATGAATATACTACATTAGTAAGCACACCAATTCTATTCGTTCCGGCAGTAGCATCTGCATAAATATTCACCCAATGATTTCTATCTGTTTGGTTATTTGACTTATATTTAGCATTATATTCATATGAAGGATTTGAACCTATAGGAATTACTCCCGAAACTTCTGATATACCTAATTGAATACGTTTATTATAAACTTCTTCATCGATAGTAATATAACTATTTGTATCAGAAAAGTTAATAACGTTATTTACCGTTCCTTCTCTTCCTACTACGTTAATTACATCTTTCGATACTTCTGTAGTTCCATCTAAGGCATTAAATGTAATAGGTATCGTAGTTGACGGAGCATTGAATGTTTTATAGTTAAATGAAATTGTACTATACTATGTTACGTGTAAAGTAGGTTCATAGGTATAGCTAGAGAATGCTGTTACTTCTTCACCAGAATCTGAATATTGTACACAAATTGCGGAACCGACAACATTACCAACAGGTAATTCAATATACAAATAATTAGAGGTGATTCCACTTAATTCAGATATAATTACAAATCTATTTATAGTATCTTGAACACATTCCGTTTTGTAAATAGTTAAGGTAGTATTATTATTAATACGTTGGCCAACTACTTTAGAATTTCTAGCAGTTAAATTATATAGAGTTGTAATGATACCAGAAACATTAGCTTGTTCACCAGTAATGGTTAATTGTGCTCGTGATGGAGAAGTACTGCTCCAGTTAATTCCAGAAGTTGTTCCGTAAGAAGTAATATTACTTACCCAACTTAAAGATAATTGAATTAACTAAGATTCGTGAGTATTTGTTGCAGTTGAAGTAACTTCAAAGTCTGCATTATTACCATCTTCAGACCATCCAGTCTCAAGAGTTCCGACAACTTTTACGTTATTTCTATCACCGAAATCCATAACTAGTGGAGTACCAATAGCTCGTGCTTGCGATTCTTCTATAGGAAGTTCTATAACACGAGTATCAAAAGGTTCAGAGGAATTATTAGTATAGAATCTAAAAGTTAAAGTGGACCCACCAATATTAAACTCTGAAGCTCTATCCGCAGCATTAATTAAAGTAACGCCACATTGATAATTCAAATAAATGGTACTTTTCTTATTAATATTACTAGTATGAGTTAAATTTCTTGCTTCGTTTGACAAGGCAAACGTTAAAGTAGGATAAATAATTTGTTTACTAGCAACACCAACAATCGGGTGAGCTGGAGTATAATAATATTGATTTTGGTTATTAACGAGTCTTAAAGCAATCTAACCATAAGACAACGTTGTCATATTTGTAGGTTCACTGTCAACCCATACTCCAATAGATTCAGCTTGACTTGGTACTGAAGTAGTAAAATTATATTCTTTGATATATTGATTCCAAAACTCCGATGCTGATACAGTTTTTGTTGGATCGACACCAGTAGTCTTTGATAAAATATCCTATTGGATTTTTAATAATTCTCCAGTTAAGTTAATTGCATTGTTATCATTCGCATCCGGTGATAATAACCCTTCAGTTGGATTTGTTGGATCCGATGCAGCTGCAATTCTTATACCACTAATCTAGTTTTTTAGTTTTTCTTGTAAATATGCCTCAATAAGTTCACCACTCATCTAATAGGTAGTATCATTTGTATAACCAGTATCAGGAATTGAGTAGTCCCAAGGTAAAGACGAGACAAAACTTAAATCTGTAAGAGCGATTTCTTCTCCATGATATATGATACTCAAACAAGCAACACCATTTAGTGTAAATGTTCTTTGAGTTCCGTCGCTAGGACCAAGTGTTAATATATTTTTCGCCATAAATTAATTATTTTTCCATCCATCAGTAGATTTCCAACATTTATCTTTAGCCCATCTACCATTTCCAAAACAACTTCTGATTGCCTACCAAACTAATTGAGAGGCAGTATGAGCATAGGACATGGCCTATTTAGCGAAATAAATTCCACTAATTTCTACAGAATTTATACGTATAGCCATTATTCAGTTGTAAAATATATTAATGAATTATCTACAGTATTATTAGCATCTAAAGTTTCGTACTCTGATTCGCTCATTACTTGTATTAAATTAACCCAAGTATAACCAGAAGTAGTTCCTGACCAAACTAATTTTTTGATTCCTAAATCTACTCCATCGGAAGTTGAAATAGAAGTATTATTCATTAATGATACTGGAGCAGCAGTAATACAATAAATAGTACTACTTTGTGCAGTTTCATTTCCAGGCATCATAACAACTACATAACCTATATTTCCAATACTTCCATAGAATACCCAAGTTATATTAGAATTAGTTGTATAACTATGTAACTATTGGATTCGTTCTTTAAGGCTATCCCAACTAGCAACATTATTTAAAATAGTAGGTGTAGAAGTAGTATTATCAAGAAATTCATAGTTACTGATTCTATCTGAACCCTCTCCACTTGCTAAATTATTTAAATTGACAGTTGAAAGTTTTATGATTTGCGCAAGACTGGAGATATTTCCTTCAATAGCAGATTGATCTGCTTCAATCTATGCAACGTCTGATTTGTAAGCAACAGTACGTTCAATTTCCTCAACATCGTCGTGTGCGGGAACACCAAACACAGCTTCTTCTAACTAAGTAATTTTATTTTCATGCTGTGAACTTGTTCCAGATAATGTAGCTAATGTACTACTTGTTTGACTTTGAAAATTAGACAAATTAGTATTTATAATTCCAATTTGTGTATCAAAAGTAGAAGCTGTAACATATCCTGTTAAGTCGATATCTTCTCCAAGACTATCTACATGAGAACCTGTTGACCAAGTACCCTCTTGAAGACATAAATATTGAGTAAATCCATTTATCTCATAAACTACTGGATCTCCCTAGATTTCTGTATAATCTACAACATAAGCATATTGACCTACTAGAGGATGAGGTACAGTTTGAGTTAATAAGCTATAATTCTAAAAAATACCTTTACATACGCTCATGCTGTTTGCAATACTAGTAACTTCCTGATTTAATGTAGTAAAATTACTATTTAATTTGCTAGCAATGTCATTCCAGTTGCTATTTATTGGAATATTATTTAATGTAATCATAGGTCAATAGATAGATTTTCGTAACTCCATTTAATTTGTGATGATTCACTATGACTTGTATCTAAATTTAGTGTAAATATAACTAATGAATTAGGGGTAATTTCTAACGGAGTATTTGGATCATCATAAGTAATAAAAATAGACACATGCGTATTATTCTTAATAATTATCTTAGATCCAATACTAGCTAAAATATGAAGTCTGCTTTGTTTACAGTCATACCATCTATTTTCAATATATCTCGGTAATTCAAGATGTATATTACTGTTAAAAACAATATTTCCATATTCCTAGAACCACCATATCGAATCTAATTTAGACAAATCGAAAAATTCGTTTTCGTTAAAATTGTCAGGAAATAAAATTCGATAAGCTAATTGCTAGTTACCTTGTAATGTTCCATTAAATATCCCTTTAAATTGCCCATGAGCAACAGTATTCAAAGCAACAAGAAATCCATCTTGTGTTACTAGATATTTACAATGAGAATTAGTATCTTCTTTAAATGGTTGATCACGGAATGTATTTGCTGTGAAAAGTATATTATCAATATCGTCTTCTCCTGACCAAAACGCCAATTCAGAACCGTTACTGTATCCTCCAGAAATTCCAGCATTGCCTAATCTGATAAGTTTATCTGATTTGGCACTCCCAGGATATTCTGAAGAATTGTCAGAAAACGTTTGTCTTAAATACTCATTTCTCGAATCAACCTAACTCTCAGTTAATTGTGGAATATAGTCGGATCTTAATACTCCTTTATATAAAGCAATATTACCTAATATACCTCGCCCACTAAATTTTATAACCTGAGTTCCATCTTGAATTGTAAAAGTTTGTCTATAATTTGCATATTCAGTTCCTAAAGTTAAAGTAACTGTATATCCACAAATAATAATTGTCAAAGTACTTTCAGAACTTCCATTAGGAGCTTTAGCTGTAATATTTAACGTAACTTCTTCACCAATATTTAATGTTTTGTCAATCGTTTGATTTAAAAATCCCTAAGTACTTAAATGACATCCGAAACCAGTAATGAATACAGGATTCCTAATAATTTCACAGTTCGAGTAATTCCATTTATTGAAATTAGAATAGATTGGCAGGCTATCTTCTGTTAAAGAAGTGCTAGATGAAAATTCATTTACTTTATCCTATCCGCTAAATCCTCCGTTAGCAACATAATTATAATGCCCAGCTAGAGAGTCTTCCTGAACAATTTTAACTAATGCAGTTTTTGCTTCAGGAGTAAGTGCTTCAATAATTGTAATATCTTTACGTAATGTAAATACATAAGATGCGATAGTTGCTCCTGTACTATCTATTGCTTTAATAGTAAAGATATTGTTTCCTAATAAACTTAAATCAGAAAATCCTGAAATTGTAAAATCTTGAGTTACATCAGTATGACTAGCATTCCATTCAACATCTTCCATGTTATTAACTGAAATGCGCTCAAGTTTCCATTTAGATACTAGGTCATTATTATTAATCTCTCCGCGATATAAATCACAATGCAATGATAATATTTCTGCCGAACTCAACTGAGTGATTCCTTTTGTATCTACACGAATTTCATAATTATGTGAACTCTCTCCGTAGATACATTTCCAATTATATATACTACGTGTATCAGTTGCATCAATTAACATCCAAAGTTCGTTAGTATTAGCAACTTTAACAATCATAGTATTATACACGAATCGCTCCCAATTCATTGTCCATAAATCATCTCTTGATTGGACAACATCACGGTCATCTAACGGAGCAGCTTTAGCTAGTTTAAAGTTAGAAGTTCTATTAAATGTACCTGTATATAATTTACCCATATTACCAGCTTATTTGTACAGTTGTATCCCCTCTATATTGATCTCCGTAGGTGTAGCGTATATAATTACCCTATACTCCATTTACATATACCTATTCAGGAGTACCTGCGAACCAAGTAGTATTGGATGCTGTAAAAGCTTGCTAGTCTTCATTCCATTCTAAAATTCTTGGGCGAGTAGTAGTTGGAATTAAAAACTATTGTTCAGAACTTCCTGATAATAAAGTAAATGTATAAGTATTATTTGACTATAAAGCCTATTTAGTTAATCCCGTGCCATTATCGCTTTGAGTAAGTGAAGTATAAGCGAATATTGGAAATTTTACATTTACAACTACTGTTGGAGTCGACATAATTCCCGAGGGAATAGTATAAGTAGATTCCGTACCAAAATTACTAACAACAGTAAATGAAGCAGAAGGATAACTTATTCTGGCATAATGTCTATACTATTTAGCTTGTAAATAAGTTACTAAATCGGGATTAGTTATAGTTGTACCTGTACTATCTGTTGAACTAAATAGAATGTCATCAATATAGTATATAATCTAAGATGCTGTTACCCAACTTGCATTTCTACTAGGCTAGAAATAAACATAACCTGCTGTAATTGTTGAACCCACTTCTACTGTTGTTTCTAATTGAGTTAATCCAACAGTATGATGTGTTTCAACACCAGGCCATTGTTCTTTAAACAATAACTTATCGAGTAATTCTGAAATCTACGTACCAGTTAATTCTCTAACTGTAGTTCCTTGCGGAATATTACCTACTGCAGCAGGCATATAAGCGGATGACGGTAGGGAAGATTGATAATTAGATGAACTTTTAAATAAATTTATCAAATCTCCCTACTCATCAATATCGCCATTAATATTTCCCCAGTTTAATGCATCAGTTTCAGCAATACCTAAGTTAGCTCTAGCAGCTTTACGTTTAGTTTCAGTATCAATTTCTGCGAGATATCTGTCACTACGAAGATATTTTTCTGCATTAGTTTTTTCAATATAGATGTCTACTGGGTAATCAGTGTTTGGAGAATAACCCTCATCCTAGTTCTATTTATAAACACGGATATTATTATTTGTCTTATGCTAAATATAAATTTCAGACATGATACATTAAATGTTCGTAAATAGTATTATTTGAAGGGATTTCTTGATATATATCTATTAAATTAATTAGATTTAGTATATGCTCATATTCAGCTTTATAGCCTTTTTGTAGTCTTTTTAAAAATATACTAAAATCATTAATGACTTTGTTTTTTGCTGCAACCACATCCATAATGCTTACTAGGTTCTGTAAAATCACCGCATAAACCTCCACATTTTGTAAATTCTTCATACAATAATTGAGCTTCATCATAATGATTTAAATCAATTTGATATTGTATAACGGTATACGCCATGTGAATTAAATCTCGTCTAAACTTCAAATCTGCATCCTCTTTACAATTTAAATTATTAGCTAAAGCTTTATAACTCGTTTGAACATAACATTTTCTCAAGTTATTTGTTATGAATAAGTGGAGAATGTCCATATCCTCTGGAATATTTGGATTGGAAAGGCTTTTCCAACTTTCTGACATTGCTTGAAACGATTCAAAGTCAAAGTCACTTATTTCATAAGATACAGTTCTCTGTAAACTAACTGTTTCATCGTAAATTACTTTAATTATCTTATTTTCATTTAAATCATAATATAGATAAGAAGTATTTAGTAATTGATTAGCAACTGCCCCACTTTCTATCCAAGCATTAGTCGGAAGAATTAGATGATAGATTATAATGTGTCCATCTTCAGTAAGGGGAATTTCTATAATCGAGTCCTTGCATTCCGCTGTTCTTGTGGTTAATTTAGATGATAGAATAGTTTTAGATGCACTCGTCTATAAAAATAGAGCATCTATAATTACAGAATCACTATATTTAACTTTTAAACTTGATGTAGAATACGCACTTTCTTCATTTAGATAATTAGTAGAATTGTAAGGCTCTACTAAAGTTAAAGTATCTATACTTGTTGAATACTATAAGGTAGCTAAATCCATAGAATAGTGTATTTGCTGTTACAATTTATATATTAATTAAAAATCTACTTCTATTATTCTTATTATTTAATATATACTTTTTATTTATAAATTAAAAATAAAATATGACATTCTTAAATTATAATAAATTTATATAATAAATAATAATCTAGTTGTGCTTTTAAGCGTATTAATTACTTCAATTCTGTTTAGGACTTAATAAAAATCGTTGAACTTGAACACTGTCCTGTAGGAGCATTGTAAGATTTACCAGACATACACTAACCACTTGCTGCCTATTGAGCGATATATCCAACCTGATCCATTCCGGGAATCATCTCATCTACTGTCATGTATGTTTCAACTCCATCGACGGTCTTAGTTACACACCCAACACTCTTTCTGAGAATACGTTTGCCAGTATCACTATCCGCCCATGCTGTAAATGAAGTTTCATTAAATCCAGAGCCAGCAATTCCAGTACTAGCATAAGCTGCTACGACACGAGAAAGTACTCCATTTTCTTCAAGTCCAACTTTACTTTGAAGTACTTCTTCAATTGATTTATTTGCTCCTTCAGTTCCAGCAATAGCTACTTTAAATTTAGTAAGTCCAGTTTTTTCCATATAAGTATCAGCAGTAATTACTGTACCATTATCAGTTCCGAATAAAATTTCATTCAAACGAGATTTTGCAGTACGATTAACACCATCGAATGAAATATTGGTAGTATCGTCTGATAATTTATTTAAAATAGTTTTAGCATCTAATCGACTAGAAATATAAGAACTAGGATTAGTCACAAATTCGTCACAAGTTGTTACTTTTCCTTCTAAACTAGTTAATTTTGTAGAAAGATTAATACGATCGGTTGAACCCCAACCATTTTGAGAAAGAGCTTGCTGTAATTTTGTATTAAAAGCATTTCCAGTAAACTATGTGGTTAAATTATTAATACTATTCCATTTATCCCTATCTAAGCCCCAAGCAGTAAATTCTGCTCCCACTTTTGTATTTACAGCTGTACTCACATCTTCTTCAACAGCATCTTTAACATTTTGAACTGCTTCATCAAATTGATTATTTAAATTAGTAATAGCAGTATTTAATTGTGAAATTTTATTATCACAACTCTGATCAACAGAATTTAATAAAATTTTGAATTTTGCAATTAATGCTTCGCCTTCAGATAAAGATGGATCGTATTTAAAATAAGATAAACTTGGATAAGCTTTATACCAATCTCTTGTTTTACTTACTTCTATTTTAATACACCAGATTGCTGGTTCTTCAAATCCGGATGAAATGCCTTCCGATGCTGCTTTTTTCGATTCAAAAAACCAACCGTTATTAGATAATACTTCTTCGTCAAGTAGGATTCCTTTATTTGTAAAAAGTTTTTCAAAATTTGCACCAACAGCATCATTTTGCGTTGGATATGTATCTTCATCTTTTGTATATGTATATAACTATATAGTAAAATGTTCTGTTGATGTTTGTCCCTATAATGTTCTAAGACGACTTTTAAGATTACTTACAGTATTAGTTAAATTAGTTACCTGATTCTCTAAATTATTAATTCTAGTAAATAATCTTCCTAGTAAACTTACTAATTCCTCATTAGGAGACCCTCCACCAATAGACTAATTATCTGAGTGAATTGCTTGAATTGCAGTTATTGGAAATACTATATCTGCTCCGGCAGATAATTGTTCATATTGTGCCATTATTTATCAAAATTTACTTTATCGTTATAAGGATTACCATCATTCAATTGCATTGCTTCAATTGTAACTTTACGTTTCTCAACATCATACCAATTTTCTCTATAAGTACGTTCAGTTTGAGCTTTGAAATTGTCAACCTAAAATTCTAATTGAATCTTACGTTGTTCAAGTTCAAGACGTTTTTCATCAAGAGCTTTAATTTGTTGCTGAGCTTTCTCTAATTCTTTAGAAAGTTGTTGAGCCTATTTTGTACTTTCTTCGACTTGCTATTGAAGTTTTTGAATAATGTTATTTTCGTCTTTTTGCTGTTTGATAGCTTTTCGTACTTTATATCTTAAATCGGCATAACCTTGGGCGCTCAAACATTCAATGATTGCTTCAGGTGGCATAACTCCGCCTTTTACTAACTCAGGAATTATTGCCTTAGTACGTTCCATTTCTTCCATAATCTAGGAACTACTAATAATATGTATATCAAAATCAGTTAAGGTAAAATGTTGAGGCAATGCTGTGAAAATCTTCTATTGATATTCTCCTAAAATAATTGTACCAGTTAATCCTTTTCTCCAAGTATATTTTGCCTAATTTAATCCATCCATTAATAATTCACAGATGATTAAATCCATTTGCTAAAATATATGTTTAGTAACAATAAATGAATTAGTAACACCTTGTTTAATGTTTGATACAGCATCACGTTGTTCAATACCATTTAAACGTTCTCTAAATACTCCAGTAATTGATGACACTGTAGCTTCTACAGAATCAATAGCCATTTGAATAGCTTGAATGGCCTGTACTGCTACTGTATCATCATATCCATTGAAAATAGTATTTAACGGTGCAGTGCCATTTTCATTTCTTCCCTCTTGAGATGTATCAATAATTAAATCACCAGCTTTACGATATGCTTGCCACTTAGCAATACGTTCTGCCCATTCTCCTCCAAGAAATGTTGGAATTAAACTAAAATCAATAATTTGTCCCTTAACACCACTATTAGCAATAATAGTATCTCGATAATAATTTAATATATCATATTTGTCTTGTAGAGCGACACATGCTAGAACTAGAGAATATGGTTTATTACTTCTATTATAAAAGATTACTCCATTTACACTTAATCCGCATCGAGTGGGATTATCCTAACTTCTTATAACTGTTTCATCTATTCCTTTAGTAATGAAAATATCACCATTGATACGAATTGTTTTATAACGCTACATTACAAAATTTTCATCAACTTCAATCCATTCAACTTCGTAAACAGGGAAGAGATTTTTATTCTAAGCACGTTTATCAATATTAGGATCATCTTGAGTAATTCTAGACGCAGAAATTGTAAATTTTTCAGTGCCTGGGATGTATCCATAATGGCTATTATCACTAAACGGTACTAAATTATCACGGATTACTTTAACTTCGTCCTTAGTTAAATCATGACCATATTTATTTAATATCTAATTTACTGTGTACCATTTTCGCACTACTACTCTTGATGCATCCTTAACATAAATTGAATCGGGATTCATATCAGGAAAAACGTCTTTAGTATTCAATACTTCAAAATTAATATTAGTTCCACTAGGAGTTTCCCCTGTTTGATAATAAGTCTCTCCACTAATTAATAAATCCAAAAGAAGTTGTCTTTTTTTAGTCTCAAAATCAGTAGAACGTGATTGCATGATATATTGTACTACATTCTATGCAGCAATTTCATAATCGGATACAAATGATTGATTTAAATCATCAACAACTTTATCAAGCTATTCTTGAATAAACTCATCAGATGTACTTTTTCCAGTAATCATTCTAATCACAAAATTATTTAAATGATTACTAAGATGACGATTAATTGCTGCTTTTATCTATAATTGTTTATCCCTATGAATATTACTTATAGTAGCTGCGTCTTTACAACTAATTTTAGGTAACGTAGGGAATCCTAAATATTCACCAACTAACGCATCTACATGCTTTTTAATAAGCGGTGTAAACTCTACTGAAGTTGGATTTCCTATTCCAAAGTTCTCTTCCAAATACTTATATTGTTCTTTATCACGTATTCCAGCGTAATAATTATATGCTTTGGTAAGATGTTCTTTTTCGACGACTAATTCAGCAATTGCCTCATTAGTCTTATCAATCATTTGTTGTTTAGTCAGCATTATAATATAAATCGATTTTGTCTGAATACTGTTGTATTTCGTTCAACTGAATGTCTTTTTGCTATAAGAAATGCAGCATGACGTAATTCTTCAGTCAAATGCTAAATAACTTTATCATCAGACATTGTAAATGTATATGAATAAGGTCTATCCTATATTGTTTCAAATTTTATAGTATATCCTTCAGGCTATTCATCTTTAATTTCAATCTTTCCAAGAAATTCTTTACCATGTAATTCCCGGATTAAGTCTTGGATCACTGCTTTCAATTCTGTATGGGTCATAAGCTTTTCTTTCATCAGGAAATTGTGAAAATTTTATTTGAGGCTTTAAATCTTTTGGAATAACTCCATGATGTTTATAACCTTTTTCATCTGTCCACCATCCATAATCTTGAAACTTTACGGACTAGTCTTCAACTTTAGAAGGTACTCTGGCATTTAATTCCTAGTCAGCTAACATTACCATACCAAGTGCAGCTATAATATCAAACTTACGTTTGTTCTCGTCATTATATCGTTCTAACTCATCGAGGACTTCTTCAAACCAGATATTATGACAATAATCTTCTACGTAAGACTATATTAAATCTGTTTGCATTTCAATAATAGCTGCGGTTGCTGGTGTGCCATAAGCCTTTGTACTACCTGTTCTTATATCAGCAAGAGTAGCTCTAGGTCGTTTCATGAAATATCTCATTTGGCCAGCAGTTTTCACCCAGTTTAAAAAACCTACACGAGTTGCTTCTACATTAACCTTCGCATTATAATATTTGATTAACATTAATGCAATTTTATAAGCAGTATTAATCTCGTTAGGTCGGTCTTTATACATAGCGACAATTGTAGGTTCATGAGATCCCATCGCTCGTTTCATAATAACAATACAGAAATCAGATGGATCTTTAGTTTGTGTCGAAGTTTGGGCTTTTCCAATATCGATACCATCAACTCCTGCAATATACAAATCCTACATTTCTGAATAAGTAACAATTTCATCAGGAATTCTATCCGGATTTTTCTTCTAATCATTTTCAATCTAACTACGATAAAGAGGAGTCCATAATGGATGTTCAAGAATTTGTAATTTACTATTATTATCAGGTTTCCAGCTAAACCCCATTATTTTATCGATATTTCTAGAGTCGTCACTAAAAATATAAGACAATGTTCCTCTTTGTGGTCTAGGCCCGATTTTATGAAGACGAATATTAGCTAATTGTTCAGCAATTAAAACTTTATTAAATTTATTCTCTCCTTCCATCGCAAACGCTTCCTCAGCTGTCCAACAATACTCAGCACAGTGAATAAGATAAGCTGAAGGATTAGCCAATTTTAGGTCTCTTGCTTTTTGTAAAATTGCTTTAGATGCTTCTGGCTCACAGTATCCTCTAGCATCCATTGTTTCATAGATTTGCGAATATGCAGGTAAGAAAAATCCTGTTTCAACATATTCGCCACTAGATGTACAATTATGTCTATAGGGCATGACTTCATAAGCTCGAGGATCATAATAAATATGTCTTAACCCTTCGAGATTTGGACCTTTATCACCACCAGTTCCTCCAAATACACCTAATCCGAACTTGTTTCCATTAATTGTTAAAAGAGCTTCGCCTTGGATAACCGCTTTTTCTAACAAAGGCCATGATCCAGCCTCATCATATATTAGTAAGTCGGCACGGTCACCTCTAATCTTCTGAGGATCATCTGCTACAATTCCTTGTACAGTAGATTGCCATCCTGACTAAACTTTTGTACCTTCTTGCATAATAAATTCACCAGAGGTTTTTTCCATAGTGGTATTTCTAATTTGTTTATTTTTACTCATACCACCTTGAGTATTTTTATCCAAGAAAGCCATCGCGTGCCATACCTTTTTTAAAGTTCTATCTACTTTACCAGCATCATAGCAAGTAATAATAGACATACTTTCTCTAATAATAGTAAATTCACAAGTTGCTGCTGATGCCATACATTCGGAAAAACCAAGACCTCTAGCTTTCATTAGTGATGCATTCTTTCTCTTCTTTTTACAGAAGTCTAAATAATGCCACCACATATATTGAGCCACTGTAAAATCAGGAAAACCTTCAGGACGTCCCGATCCAGCTTCTTTTACTTTATTAATTAACGGAAGTGTATAATAATTTAAAAAGAAATAATGAAATCCAGTCAGAGTATAACCATGAGAGGTATAACCGTCTCTACAACGTCTATATTCTTCTGTCCAGAATTCCCTAAATTTTTTACTACCAAAAAGATACGCACAATACTTTCCAGTTTTTTCGTAAGTATCTCTAGCTTCCATAAACCATTTTGGATTAAAATCTAAACTACGTTTATCAGTAATAGGTTTATATCCTGTAAGCTCATAAGAAAGGGATGCGTCAAAATAATCAATATCGCTATTTTTAGGAACGTCCCATCTAAACTACTATTGTGCTTCTTTTAATTTTGTTTCTTCTATTTTTATATCTTCTTTAAGCTCAGTAATTATATCAGAAGGAGTTTCTTTAACCTCTGGCACAGTAGCTTTAGAAGTTGCAGCTTTTTTAGCAAGACTACTTTTAATTGTCTTAACTGCTGTCTTATGTTGTTTTACAATTTTACTATTTGCCATAATTAAAACTCTCCTGGGTCAAAGTCTTCTTCAGCACCAGCACGTAATGTTGACTTAGCCTGAAGGTCTCTTTGTATAACAGCTCTCAACTCTTTGAGCGTTTCATGTACTTTACTTACATTACTTAATTCAGTAATTACATCCTTAGCTTTAAAGATTGGGGTACCATCCTCCTTCCTATCATTAAAATCTACAATAATATTAAAGTAGTCTATTAATTTACTAGCTGCATTTTCAGCTGCTTGTAGCAATTGATAAGAAGTATTCGATTCTTGTAATTTCTTGTATTTTCTACATGCCTCTCGAAATATAGGATCATTAAATTCTTCTTCAGTTAAAGAAGCGTCATTAAGTGCTTCCTAATGACGCTCCTATTCCGCATATTGATTATAAGGACTTTTCCAATCCAATGCTAAGTATATATAAGTAAATTCTCTGAATAATCGTTTCTTTTCTTTTGTTTTATCCCTTTCAAGTAAATTCCTAAATTCGGTTACTAAAAGGATTTCTGGCTCATTAAGTTCTATTCTGTTATTTACATTATCATATACAAACACATTCATACCATTAAATAATTAATTAGAGTATTCCTCCAAAATATCTTTTTGCAGCTTTCCCACCACACTTACATTCAGCCATAGGTTTTCCACATTTGGCGCAAGTTGCAGTTTTTCCTCCTTTTTTATCAAAGTAAGTAACTTCCTTATTTGATTTTTTAGCAGGTTCTTGGGTCTTTGCTTTTGGAGTTTCTTTTTTAACAACAGTTTTAGTAACATTACCTCCATTACGACGATATTCAACATCATAACCTTCAGGAACGCCTTTTATAAGACTATCTAAATAATTAAGTTTTGCTCCATATTTAGCCATAGCTGTTTCATCCTCTCCCTCTTGAGCACGTTTAGCTAACTCTGAAAGAATAGGATAAGCTTTTAAAATAATATTAATCTGAGTTTGAGCTTCTTTAGCAGTTTTCTCGTCTTCGCTGTTAGCTGCTTTTACTAGTTGTTGCACATAAGCAACCATCTGTTTGTCTTGTTGTGTATTTTGAGTTGCCATATTTAATTATTAAAGTGTATCCGTTTTAAATTGCGATTGATATTGCAATAAAGAATCATAATCGTGCATAATTTGATCTATTGATAGAGGTGCGACTGTATCCTATGTGACAGAATTTCCATTTAACTATTGAAGAGTTTGTTCTGCAGCTGACGAAGGATTACCCAATCTTTCATTTGCTTCTTGGTTATTTCTTTTGATAGAGCGAATTGCATTTATTCCAAAAATAGGTGCAGTTATAAAGCCAATAGTTCTGATAGGATGATTCGTCATTTGTTTACCTAACCATTTCGATAATTTATTCGGTTCTTTAGGATTTTTCGGTTCCTGTGAATTATTAGGCTGTTCTGGTTCAGGCTATGAATTAACAGGAGCTGCTTCCTCTTCATTAGCTTGAGCCATAGCATCTGCCTAGACTTGACGACGATCCGCGACATTTTCTGCATTCATAGTTCTATCATACAAGAGTTTTCCTAGTAATGTATTAGCGCCTAAAGTTGTCATTAATCCAGGAGTGTTTACACTAATTGAAGGAATAGCAACTGCAGTTCCATTAGCTGTTAAAGCTATTCTAGTACCTGAAGAAATGGGTTGCGAACTAAAATACTGTATTGATGCTGGTATGTTTGTCTAACTAGAACCAAGAGTACGAGTAACCTAACTAGTAACACCCGAGCCTGCTCCTAAACCACTCGCGGCTAATAAAAATGGAGCAACCGCAGCAGCATCCATTCCATACATAATTCCTTTATAATTTGGTCTTTCCTATACTCTTCTTATAAAGTTTCTTTCAGATTCAGTGTAATTCTCTGGTATCCCATAAATATCCCTCAGAGGTTCGTTTCTTTGATTAGAATTTCGTCTAGCTGTTACTGTAACAGCAGGAAGACTAATTCTTCCTTCAGAGTCTCTAGCTCCTGGAGTTTCCCAGGCTTTTACATCTGAATTAACTTGTTGCCACTATTTTCCTGCTTGATTGTATCTAGCATCTGTTGAAACATTTGTATAGTATCGAGACATATCGTCCGTCCATTCGATTTCTCCGTTTTGCCAACGTTTCATGTCAGATAAAAACTGAGCATCTAAGGCATTACTTGCATTTGGAATTCCTTGATAAGAAGTTCTACCTCCAACCTGATAACGTCTGATACCATTAGAAAAATATTGTATATTATTCATTATTTAACAAGTGTTAAATCTTTTGTACTCCAAGTAGCTTCTTGAAGTTTTCCATCGTTTGAAAACCAGCGACATCTAATTCCACGAAGCTAAGTATTGGAATATTCATCTTTGTAAAAATTTGTTTCCTTTCTCACCACAATCATAATAGGTTTGTTAGGAACATCTTTGTTTAGAGTTACGACATCTCCAGGTCTGAAGAATGTCTTATCATCATAGTTTGTTTCCATTCTTAATGTTGTTTTTTCTATCTGTTAAACCTTCATTTATTACACACATAACACGTTGTTCGTGAACAAGACGAAATCCAGTATTATAGAATGGAACAGTTATATCAGCTTTTGTGGGATACATAATTAAGTCACCAGGTTTAACAAATTCACAAGTAGGACCAACCTCTACAACACTAGCGACAGTTACAAAAGACTCTTCTTCGTGCCACTTTCCATCCTCTTCCGATTTATATTGAGGAGCAAATCCATTAGTAATAAGTAAACCACTATCAGTTTTCTTAATCCGTTGGAACGGATTTTCTTTAAAAGGTTCTACTAATATATATGCGTAGACAGGCATAATTTCAAGACCATTTAATTTATCTGATACCTTTTCAGCAAACTCTTCCATTTGTTTAGAGTGTTCATCAAATCTTTTAGTAAAAGTATCAACTTGTTCATTAAATCTGTCTCTATCTTTTGCTTTCTTTTCATTCAATACTGTTTCTCCATTAGTACCTAAAATAATTTCAGCATTAGGATTTTCTTTAATTGCAAGTTTTTCTTGCTCACTTAACAAACCATTTTTCATAATCATTAAAATTTATTCATTAAACATTTTTCATCTTTTACTCGTAACTTTGATTTAAGAGGACATCCACATAAACCACAAATCTCTCCAATTGGCGTTCTTTCTAGATTAGAACATTTTTTGCAAATCTTATAACGTTGCTGATAATAATCTGGAGTAATTCCAAATAGACGTCGGAAATTACCAATTACTATTTTAATAAAATGTTTAGAAAAGAAGGCCTTTATCCATTTAATTACCATTTCTTTGCCGGACATGAATTTTCTTCTCTTTTAGTTTTATTAGGTAAATAACAACCACATCCCTTAATTCTTCCTGGAGCAGGACTATTATGAGCTGTATTTGTTATAGGATCTATCCATAATTGTGCAGAACATACTTGTGTATTTATATCATATATAGCACAGTTTTTACAAATTTTAAATCGTTCTTCAGCGAAACTCATATTAATATATAATCGGTTGATGTTTATTTTTTGATTCTTCTAAGGCTTGTTGCTTTTTATAAAAGATAAGCATTTTCTCTACTTCATTTTTAAGATAAGGAACATGATATATAGTCATGTTGTCATTGTGATCAAAATGAATTAAAACCAGATCTTCAATAATAAAGTCTGGATTAATTTTTTGCATAATCCAAGCATAAGTAGATAGTTGTAGAGCATAATGATTATAATTAACATCATCAAGATTATTTAAAGGAAACTTCATTTTAGTAGTTGACTTTGTTTTTGAATTAAAAAAGCCTTTCTGTTCTATTTTTTTATTTGTTTTATAGTCTCCTAAAATTAAATGATTACCTTTTTTAACTAATAAATCAATTTGTCCTGCGACTGCGAATGTTTTATCTTTAGATATATAGTGAATTAAATATTCAGGATATATAGCCTCCTCTAAATCTAAATCGGTATAATCTTTTCTACATTCAAATTTACCACCAATTTCATATTTCTTTAAATCTATGTTCTGTGCTTTTTTATAAAGGCTATTTTCTAATTCAGAATGTATTTTAGTACCTCGCTCACAAGACTTAGCATTTTCAGTAGCCCAGTCATCTAAAATTCCTTGTTGTATTTTATTAAATTCAACTTCCTTGATACCATGAGTTTCAAGAAGAAGAGGATCAAACTTTTTAGAATTTAACAGAGACTTCTTTTCAATTTGCCAAACATCTGACGGCAAGAGTTTTTCCAATGCTTTGTAAGCCGACCAGAATTCTTTATCAAATGGTTGGGTAAAAGAATGAATCATAGTAGTTACAGATACAAATTTTCTATCAAGATTATTTGCATCAAAATACTTATGATCTTCTTCTCTGAAGCAAATATCTCCATTTCTTTTGTCATACTTCAATTTATCCATAAAAACATTTATCATTAACTGTTAATACTATTATAATCTATTTCCATTTTAAACATATTATTAATATATATATAATTAGAATAGACAAAGTAAAAGATATAAATACACTAATTAATTTAAATTTTATGGAAAAAATATTTATTAATTACTTTCCAGTCGAAGAAGGTAAATCAGGTATTAAAATTAAACCAGAAAATAAAGGTAAGTTTAATGCTACTAAAAAACGTACTGGTAAGACTACTGAAGAATTAACTCATAGTAAGAATCCTCTCACTAGGAAGAGAGCTATATTTGCTCAAAACGCAAAGAAGTGGCATCATAAGGAAGGAGGACTTATAGAATATTTTTAGGAAGATAATGCATTTAAAGAAAATAATTACTTATATTTAATACCAAAAGCTTAGCAAGGTTATAAAGTACAAAGAGGAGATACTTTTGGAGGAATTGCTTAGAAATACGGGATGAATGTTTAGTAGTTACAGCAATTAAATCCAAACATCACTAATCCAGATAAAATATAGGAAGGTATTACTTTAAATATTTCATAGCCTATTAAACAAGTCAAAACAATCGATGGTATTAAAATTCCTAATAATATAAACAACGTTGATTTAACTCCAGTTAATTTAAGTAAATTTAATACAATAGTAAATCAGGACGGTACTTTACTTAAAGTAGATAATCAATTATTATCTGATTTAGATAATTATTTAATACAGAAAAACATAGGATTACCTCAAAGATAGGCAATACTTTATAATGTAGTCTAGGAAGGAAGTACTACAGGATCTCATGGTAACGGTGCTTATGGCTATTTAGGATGGAGGGGTGATAGAATTCCGGGAATAGGTATTAATCAGATGCAATATTTATATGACACTATATTTGGAGATTTTAATGCAAATCATTGGAGTCACGGCGGAACTGGTTCTGGATATAAAACTGGAAAAGAAGCACAGCAAGTATTTATAAACGCAACTGATTTATCTTCTGCACTTAGAGCACTTACTTATGGATATGTTCGTCCAGATGCTTCAACTAGAAAATTTAGAAGCGCAAACGGCGCAAAATACTTCTAGACAGGTGGTGTATTAAAGTTAATATCAAAATAAAAAATGGATGATGAAAAATTCGACAAACTTCTAAAACTTACAGAAGAAAATAACAAATTGCTTAAAAATATTATAGGTTATATTTAGTATAAGATTTCTATGGCTAATAACGAAAATATGAATGATTTTAGTATGAATGTGTTAGCCAATATAATTAGTAATTAGCTAGAAAATAAAAATAAATATGGATACATTAAATAAAGAATATCTTTTAGATAGATTCAATAAAGTTCTCGATAGAGCTACTGAAATATAGCAATGGGAAGAATTTAAAGCTTACAAAGCTAAAGAGCAAGAACTTATCGAATTAAATAAAAAGGAAAATGAGGAAATATTAGGTCCTTATTTAAGAGATTTGTGGCATAGAATCGACTTTGGTAATCAATTGGATTCTTCTGCCTTAATGATTGCTATTGTTGGAAATAATTGGTTAGAATGAGTACGGACACGCTAGCTAGCTTTGATCTTGCAAATCCAAATACTAAAAAGCTAGTCAATAAATTAGCTGAGATTCTTTACAAAGAGTATGCACAAGATATGTAGGATATTGCGAATATTATAAATGGATCTAAAAAATATGAAAAAATTAATTAAGAAAGCTTAGTTAGGTACTCAGTTCATACTACCTCGATAGACAGCGGTGGCTGATAATACTTTTTATGCTAGACCACCTAATTCTTTTGAAATAAAAGAAGCATAGGAAAAGTATTAGGCTGAATAGTAGTAGAAAATGATAGAAGAATATTAGAAAAGATAGCCTCAATTAAAAGTAGATACTAGAAGTACTACACAAAGACAAAGAGATCATAATATGGCTATACAATAGGAAATTAAACAAAAAGCTAATGAATAGGCTGCTAATTTTGGTCGAGCTTTAGGTGCAAATCACGATATGACTGTAGACGAAGTAAATGATAATACTCTAAATACTGCTAATTTAGTGGGGTATGTGGCAGCTCCTTATCTAATGACTGCTTTAGAGTCTGGCTATTATGGAGCAACTGGAAGGCCAAAAGAGGCTGCTATAACAGCTGGAGTAGGATTTGGATTGCCAATAATATTTAACGGAATGTAGCAATTACCTAATGCTGCTAGAAGTTATGTAGTTTCTAGAGAATTAAAAAGAGGAATTAAACAAGCTACTAAACTTGATGAAACTATAGGCGTACCTGGGCAGATAGGTTGGGCACCAAAACAAACATTTACGGGTTATCATGCTTCTAATGAAAAAACGTTTGATCCGAATTTTTGGTATGAAAACTGGGCAAGAACAACACATAACGCTCCTTATGGAATATATATAGCTGAAGGAACTGCCCCTACAAAAGGATTTTTAGCAAAAAGACCTTATGTACATAATGTAACTGTTGAATTAGAAAAGCCTATGGTTCAAATAGGAGAATTATAGACAAATACTAAAAATAGTACTAGGAACGGATTGGAAAGATTTGCGCAAAAACAAGGTGCTGATGCAATTATTTTTCAAGACATTAAAGATAATCAAATGAATCATCAAAACATACTAAAAACTTTAAATCCAGATACTCAATTAATTATAAATAACAAAGCACCAACTGTACTTGGACCAAATAGTTATGTACGTGATGGTAGTAACATTCCAACATTAGATGAAATTTTAAATCCAGGAATGCAATTTATTAGAGCATTAAGGCACGTTCCTATAGTGAACGAAAACGGTTTTGTAGAATTGGTTCCAAAAGACAATATGTTGGCAAACTTTGCAACAGATATGAGGGCAGCTAATCATAGTAGTTATGGAGATTTATATGAAATGCCAGCTTTAATGTTCATAAACGAATCTCAATTAAAAGGGATAACACCATTCTCAATAAAACCAAGTGATACATTTTTTAGAGCATCTGATTTGCGAAATAGATTTAAACCGCAAGATATTACTTATTGGAGTTATGATGAAGGATTAAACGAAACTGCAAGATCTTTAGGTTTTAATGTTCCAAAAACTCCTGTTGATTTGTTAGCTGCAAGAGATGCTCATAGAGCTACTATTAAAGGCACTAAAGACGGAAAAGGTAAAGTGTCGATGTTAGAACGACTTAAAAAAACAGAACAAGAGCAAGGAGACCGAGATTTAGGAGAAAAAGCAAATTTATTAAGAAGACAATTTGAGCAGTCTTTATATAGAAGACCTTCATTAGAAGATTATAAACTACTAGAAACTAAAACTGGTTTGAAGGCAGATGTTACAGAAAGTGAAATAAGTAAGTTAAATAAAGTAGTTGATGAGTATAAAAATGCAAGAGGTGATGTAAATAAAATAGAAGAATTGTATAAAAAATATGGAGATGATCCAGTCATTACATTATCCGATGGAACATCCTTTGGGCACGATGATTTGGTAACATTGTCTTTTGGAACAGACAATACAGTGGGAGATAAACTATCTGAAATGTTGAATGCTACATTAGATCACAGATATGATAAAATATATTACGATAGAGCGTCTTCAATAGAACATGAATTAATGAAAAGTATAGGTATGGGTTCACATCCTAGACTAATTAATGGAAGAGTTGTAGGGGCTAAAGGTGTTGGAGATATGTCTTTAGAAGAATTTAATGAAGCTTTAAACAATCTAAGGAAAAGACTAGGAGCCAAACCTCTTGCTAAAGGCGGCAAACTAATACGAAAATAATATATGAATAAAATTGAAACAACCATATATTCTCATAATATTACTATTACAAATAATAATATTCATATTACAGATTCTTATAAAGTTAAGATTAGAGAATCTATGAAAAACATCCTAAATATATTACGTGAATATTTAAATGATAGTAATATTACAATGAAAACTCCATTTGATTATAGAAGTAATAACTCTATGATAAGAGAATGGATTACACATAATAATTTATACAGATTAGGATTATATCAAGATAGGGTCAAGGATATAGATTTAAATCATCCACAAAAGTGGTATGTAAAGATTTTATATGCAATTGGTTCACTAATTAATTTAAACAAATGACATTTGCTGAATTTTGTACACAAATGGTAAGTTCTGGCAAAACAGGCCGTATTTCAAGTAAACGAGTTTCAGGATTACTTCTTATTCTAGTAACTTGTTTCTGTTTTATTTACTGTAGTATTACAGGAACTAATACACCTGATATGGCTACAGCTGTTATTGTAGCTGCCTGCACTTGCTTAGGTTGTGAAGGATTATTTGATTCTATAGGAAAAATAGGTAAAGGATCAAATGGTTAAGATGAAGAAAATAAAAAAAAGCCGGTCCGCTTAATTGCGAATCGGCTTTTTTATTTCAAATCGATAATTCTTTGGTTCCTTATTCTATACTTTAATAGAATCAAAATATTGTGTTAAATCTACTTTTAAGCAAAATTGTCTGCTCGTTGTTCCTTGTCTCCTATTATAGACTGGCTCTAGTTTATTTAGTGTGTCTATAAAAACTTCATCGGTATAAAGCTCAAGAGGAACAATTAATTTTTGAAAATTACTATCCATTAGACGTGGTCGAACAATAAACTTGTGGATAAGGATATGTAATTGTAGGATATACAATATTATCATCTACAATAGCATCTATTATTTTGAGTAATGTTTCTACATCCGCGTCGGGTAAAACATTATGTAAATTATTTAAAGTCGCTTTTACATTAATCATAGTCTAGTAGATAAATTATTTAATGCGTCTAAAAAATCTATACACAGTTGTTCATTTTCTCTCCCTGCCTCTTTAAACCAAGCTACATCAGATACAACATGCTGTAGGTCTTCAATAAGAGTTTTTACTACTGCATCTCCGCCTTTATATTTATCAAAAAATAATTCTGGAGTACAAAGTACAGGAGTTTTTACTAAGTGTCTTGCACTTTTTTCATTATACATTTTTTCAAGATTCATATATCATATATTTTTTTATATTTGCTGTTTTTTATAACATGTAAATCCTTGGCATCTTTTTTGTCTGCCTGCAAGAATGTTGCTTAAGTTACTTCGCACACTTTCTACGGAAGCTCCTAAACCACAAATTGAATTAATATAAATGGCAGCCCCTTTAATAGTTGGGAATTCAAGCTCTTTTCCATTTGGAGAGATTAATACTATTATATTGTGATTCTCTTTAACAACTTTATTAATTAATGAATTTCTATATGAAAGTTGCTTTCTAGCTTCTATTACTCCTACTTCTGATACTTTGTCCATAATTTCCTTTTTAACTGACTCTGGTATCTCTTGAGAAGAAGGATTAACTGACATTTGATGATTTTTACACCCATAATTTTCAGTTTGACTATGACAATTTGGACATAAGATTTGTAAATTTTCCAATCTATTGTCAGTATGTATACCATTAATATGATGAAGTTCAAAATTTAATGGCATTCCTTGCCATTCTGTTATTTTACACTTCTCACATTTTTCTTCTTTTAATCCTTCTTTTATAAGACGACTTCTAAGTCGACTACTCGGATAATCAGAATTTTCAATTAAAATATCATCTAGAGGAGTTGTTTCTTTATGTGTTACATTTTGAATAGAATTCTTTATAAAAGAAATTTGTAACTTCGTCATTCTGTCCTTTATAATCTAATAAGCCCATGAATTCCCTTTCACGGAATAGTTCAACTTTCTCAGCACATCTGCTGTTGATGTAGAACTTGTAATTAATTCAATAAACTGACTATCGTCAAGCATTTCTATTTTATTAACCATCGTTATATAATATTAAATTTGGCGGTGGTACCCGGATTCGGACCGGGACCATTAGTTTTAGAGACTAAGGCACTACCATTATGCAATACCACAGTATTTGCTGTCTTTATAGCTGACAGCGAGCTTATTAAATAGTATATTTACTATACATATTCTTTTTATCTTCTAAATCTTTAATTTTTTCTTCTAAAAGAATGATTTCGTTACCGCATTCAATTACTTTCTGGCTGGCGATTTCTTTAAGAGCATTTATAAAGATACTAATTCCTTCATCCATTCTATCATCACTTTCTATCATAGCAGTGATCTCTTGAAGATTAAGAGATTCGCAGGTTTCTACAAATAAATCGGAATCAATAGACTGGCAATATTCATAAAATTTATCTCTATTTTCTTGGCAATTCTTCTCGATCTCATTTGGCTTATTTTCAGTATAAGAGCAAGAGAAATGTAAATGTCCATCTTTATTGGATGCATTAATTTTCAATCCATCTTGATCGAATGAATATTCTTTATTTTCTGAAATAGCAGTAAGAATATCATTGATTAAGTCGTTGTTAATTAAATTTTCTATCATAGTATTTAAATTTTGTTTATACCTAATATATATACTTCCTTTAAAAATTTTCCAAGTTAAAAAATGTTAAAAGACAAATTGTGGAAATTTTTAATCATTTTTTATTCCATTGTCAAGCAGGAGGAAGGAAAAGTTATTCAATTGCTTTTTTGAGAAGTTTTAAGGATTCTTCGTTTTCTTCAGATATCTGAGCGGTATATCCTAAACTATTTTCAACTTGCTGAAGACGTTCCTCTTGATGAAGTATTGTAGGAATGATTTTTTCTATAAGAGAACGATATGCTAAACGTAGCTTGTCATTCTCTTCTTCTAATTGAATGGTACGTAAACAATTATAATCAGTATAATCCTTTTCTCCGTCTATAAGTTTCTGAGCAATTGGCTCTTTTAATGAAAACCATAAATCTAAAGTAGCTTCTTTATCTTTAGCCCACTCTCCGTCATCTAATTCAATGTTTTGATGAACTATTGTTTCATCATCACGTGTTCCTAAATTAATATCTAGTAATTTAAAAATTGGATTATGCGTTTTATATATTTTAATACGACTTCTTAAAGTGTCGAAATCTTTACTATATCCAATTTTATAAAATTCTCCTGTTTGTATTAAATATAACATTAGTCAATAATTAAAGGGTTTTTAGTTTGTTTATCTTGTTTCAATTCTTTAATTTCTTCCATCAATTGATGTATTAACTTATCCTGAGATTCTATTTTATTTTGAAGGTTATTAATATTTTTAGTATTTTCTTGGATTTCTTCGTCGTGTTTACAGAGAGCCCATATTACTTTTTGACCTAATTCATTTAAATGAAAAACTTTCTCGTGAACAATATTGCCATCTAAATCTTTTTGAGCAGTCTTAATAGTAGTGAGATATTCTTTGTTTTCTAAACTTCGATTACATCTTGAAATTGTCGCTTCAGACATATTAATAAGAGGAGCTAATTCTTTGTTAGTATAAGTAATTTTTCCAAAATCTTCTATATCTTTAAACATATATTGTTGTGCAGATAAAATATATGCTTTTTCTATAAAGGATAACTGATCGTTATCTAAAAATGCGTCACTGAACGGTTCAAACTTTTTATAGGAAGAAAATATATATTGATTAGATCTCCCTACTTTTTTAACAGTGATATACTCTTTATCTTCTAAGCGTTTAATACAATTACGAACTGTATTAACAGATGCTCCACAATGTTTCATTATGACTGGTAAAGATGGGGTTGCAATATTATTTGTGGCATATCTTTTAATAGATACATATACTAATAAATCTTGCGGAGTTAATCCGTCTTTAGTCATGTTATTAGGGAGTTGAACGTGTTTCTTTGATTCATTTTCCATATATTATATTATATATATTTTTCTATCAAAATCCAAGTACTTTCTGATAGAATTTGTAACTTATTGATTCTCAGGCGATTTCACAGTTGATAGAATTAATTTCTCAAATGAGCGATTCAATTTCTGAAATGATAGAATCAATTTCTCAGTCGAGAGATTAATCTTTGTAACTTCTTGATTTTCAATAGGTTATATAGATTCTATACTTAATATTATACTTAGGATTCTATACTTAATGACGTGAATAATCGCTCAATTAATAAGGTACTTATAAAAATGGCCCCTCCCGTGTTTAATTTGGGAAATGATTTTAATTTAAAGTCAAAAGTGTGTAAAATATTTAAATTAATTTGAAACACCAATAGGAAAGGAAAATTAAAATGTTGAGAAATATGAGAGGGAGAAGAGAGGGAGAGTACACTACCCAATAATGGCCCCTCCGGGGTCTCGGATGGAAAATGAAATCAAAATCAGGCAATAACTAGTCAGATAAAATCAGAAAAATTATTGTGAGCAGTAGAAGAAGTTGTAGCTTCGTTCCTTCGATCTACTGCGAGTCCTGCCGAGTTTGTTGAACGGCGTCGTCAAGGCATCTCAGATGCGACGATATGGGCGACGGCGAGAGCATCGTCGTGGCTTCTTCGGAAGTCAATCCAATGCTACGGGCTCAGACGACCGAATCTTCGTCTGTGACTTACTACGGTTCAGCGGAAAGACGCAGAGCCTACCGAGGCATTCCCTAACGCCTCTTAAACCACTATCGCTATGGCACAGACCGTTCGCGACACTATCAACAATGAGAAGTTTGCTAACCTCCACATCGACGAGGCCAACCTGCAGCAAGTGCTGAATCTGTTGGTCGACCAACGTAAGAAGGCTGATCCCAACTTCGACGCTGCCAATCTTGACTTGGTGGCTCTCCTCGATGACGCTATCAAACGTCGCCGCTTCATGCCGACACCTGATGGCACCTACACCATCAAGGAAGCCTTCGTCTTCTTTTCCGTCTACGAGGACAGAAATGGGCTGTCGCAGCTCTCTGTCCATCGTGCTTATCGCATCACCGACGGTAAGTCTGACTACCAGTTGGAGTGCACCAACTGGGGACAAGAGAGGACACGCTACACCATCAAGGGCAATCCTGTGGTGCTGCCATTCGTTGTTAGCAACAACAACCTGATAAAGATGTCAGGTAACGGTGCTGCCAGCGAGTGGATACAGCAGACAGTTCCGCAGTTGGTTGGAGCGACTATCAAGGTCACCAACCACAATCAGCCTATCGACAAATACACGCCGAAAGAAGGCCGTGATTTTCAATCTGTCCAAGTAAGACAGGTTGATATCGTCCGTCTGAAGGATGAGCAGGCTGATGAACCTGCGTCCACGTGGAAGAAACTTGAGTAGTCTGCTATCTACCGACCTCGCTGCCTACGGGTGGCGAGGTTTTCTTTTTTCCAACAAGATAGTTTAGTCTCATTAACTAGTCACATTAATATTCAATCCAGCACAATAACTAGTCAAATGTATATAAGAATTAGAATTAGAGCAGTGTATGTATACTGCGAATACGGTCGAGTATAAATCGTATTAATTAAATTCGCGTAAAAATCTTATGCGTTAATAGGTAGAATATCTTGGAACTTTCATTCCGTCAAGAGAAGGTAACTATTTAACACATAAGTCGCCTCCAGATCTGCAGTTGGAGGTGTATAGATATAAAAAGGAATGAACGGAGTAATCTCACGAAATTTAGAGATAATCGTGCAACTCACACGTTACTGTTATTAATAACTTTTATAGAATAAACGGCTATAAGAGGTTGATACAGTAGACAAGTCAGCCGTTTATTGATTTGTCTTAACTCTTATGGTGAATTGGAGAATTTGCATCGCGACATAAGAGTTTTTCTTCTAGACACGTAGAGAATATTGTCTAGAGGAACTATTCCCTCTACATGAGGGGGGGGAGATCATAAAAATTTAAAAAAATAAATTAAAAATGGCACAAGTAAAACAAGAAAAAGCCTATATCGAAACCGTTCTCGGACGGAACGATAAGGTCGCTGAGAACCAGGCTTGGTCTGGCAGCGTAAGAAACATCGATGGCGCCGAGAACGCACGTAAGGGTGATTCCTTTGTGATTCCTGCCAATCCTATTATCTGTGAAACTGAACTCAACGGCAATCCCTATCAGTATTGCATTGTTGAGCTTACCAAAGCAGGTGGTGAAAAGGTTCCCATGCGCTTCTTCCCGAACATGCTGGCAAAGGTTGCCATGTCTCGCGATGCCGAGGGTAACACTCTTGGCCGTGTGAAGACCAGTGGCAGTGCTGCTGCTAAGTTCCAGGAGTTCCTTGGTCAGGAAAATTCCATGCAGAAAGCTATGGACGCTCTTGCTGGTAAGACCATTAAGGTTTCCGACGAGCAGGAAGTGAGCATTCTTCCGTATGGCAAGAGCCAGGCCGATCTGAAGAAGGGTGATGCTGTTCTTCAGAAAACTCGCGTCTTCGTTTACGATTTGGTTGCTTAAGCCAATCGTTGTGGTTTAACAAGTTAGGGAAAAGAGAGACTATGTATTAATTTATGTAGTCTCTCTTTTTTAAATCTATGAAGAAAAATCTAATAACAATTTATGGCGAAAAGAGAGGTAATTATATATTAACACCTCATTTTCGTAGATATTATTTAGATTTTGAACATTCTAAAACACAATTCTTTGAAAATCAACAAGTTGCATATTGGCAACTTCAGAGAGTTCAATCTGGCCAATATCAGATCGTAGGTCGAATATTTGCACAATCGTAGTGAATATATTGTGTAAGTACTAGTTGAAAAGACACAATAAATGAAGTAGAATATGTAGTTAGATATGCTCATTTCAAATTAGCTTTAAAAACACTTCTTAAAGTCAATAATTGATCTGACATGACAAAATGTCAGTTTTCATGACATAGAAGTATTATTGAAGATATTTGAATGTGTATATACTGACAAGCATATGACAATTTGTCAAAATGATAGTTAAAGATGTCATTTTGAAAAAATTTTTAGAAATAATTTTGATGAAAAGGGAAGAGAAAGAGAGGACATGACCATCTTCTACCTTTATCCTTATTTCCTCAATTTTTTATTTTTTTACCAAATTGTCGGCTATACATATCATACTTTATTTTTCTTGATTAAGAAAGTCCTTTAATTTCCATGTAAAAATAGTAAACTTGCCAAGGGATTAATTTCCCTAAAAAGACCACGAGAGTTGGTGGTCTTTATTTAATGCAGCCAATATATAATATTGAGAGTCCAAAGCCTCTATAAATTGCAGATGGAATAAACACATTATCAACTCAAATCAGTAAGCACAATGGCAAATAAAAAATTTAATGGAGATATTCATATTTCCAGAAAAACAGTAATAGGAGAATCTTCTAATGCTGCAAAAATAGCACGTCAAGATATGCAGAAAGAGCATATTACGCCTCTCACTGAGAAGGAAGTATTTACTCCTGAAGAATTGGACGAACTTTATGCTCATGATCCTGATGAGCCTTGGTGGAACAGATAAAATTTAAAAGCTATGAAATATATTATGTATATTATTGCAGTAATTGTCTGTATTCCCATTGCAATTTTTGAAACTATTTGGGAATTATCTCATTTTCTTTTTGGGTGTATTTTACTTATCTTAACAATTTGGTTTTATCCATTTTGGAAGGCAAAGTATCAAAATTTTCTTTATGCTTGTTTAAATATTGAATTTGTGTTGGTAAGTCAAGTTTGGAGGAAATATACTTCTAAATAATAAATCAAATGAATATCATCGATATTATTAAGGCATCTGTAAAAGATCCAAGAGAAGTAGATCAAATCATAAGTAGCTTATATGTTCCAGTTCAATGGCCAGAATCTCAATCTTTAATGGAAAAAGAGGGATTTTTAGAGAACTGTCATCTTATTAATGATACTACAGGTTATCAGCAATTTGGTGATAGTGCCTATATGGTCAATCTAAAGTGGTTAAACTCTTTGTCGTAAGGAGTATAAAATGAACTTGGTTAGTCACTAGGATACGACTATGTGCATTTCTTATTCTGACGTAAAGCATATTCAGAATAAGAACAAGGATTAATATTAAATAGTTTAGCTTGTTTATAGTAGGTGAATAATAGTAGCTGAATTCTTTAAAACAAGACTGGTAAGTGATGAACCAGAATACAAGAAATCACAGTTCTAGGATAAAAATATAAGTCTCTAACCTAGTAGAGTAAAAGACAATGATTAAGTACGGCAAAAAAGAACGTATTGGAGATTACACTTTCACTCATGAAACCCATAAAGAAGTGCCTGAAGGCTGGACTATCCAGACTAAAGGAAATCGTCACGGCCAAATTGAGGATATGAGTCCTCGCCAGGTCGACGGTGTGGATCTCTACAGTAAGTATTATCATCGAGACGCAAGGACATTTGTCCCGAAGTATCTTGCTGATGTGCTCGCCCTGAACGCTCGTCGATTGGCTCGAGCTATGAACAAATAAGCTAATAGGTCACCAAAAAACTCAATATAAAATATTCCGAAAGAAAAGAAAGGCTGGTGAGATAGTATCAAATAGCCAGAAGAACATAGCCGCGGAATTTCCAAGATGTTGAGGACGCCAGTTTCTTAGACTTACATAAGTAAGAAGAGGATGAAAACTCTATAAAAGAGATAATATATTACCTGTTCTAAGTTTTAGGCGTAAAACACAAAATACTCAAAATTTTTACTTGTAGAATAAATAACTGTATAATGTCTACGAGGTCCAAGTTAGTTGATGAGAACTAGCCTGCGCAGCTAGTGCATGTAGTGATTAACATATTATCATATAGTTGCAAATGTATGATAACTAACGGGCAATGTTTGTAGAAGAATTTCACCATAAATGCCAAACTAGTAGCATTTATTAGGTATTAAAAAAGGAGATGAACAGTAAGCCTTTTATTTTTTTAACAGCAACTTAAGAATATGGAAATAAATAAGGACAAAGCAATTTCTAATATAAAAGATGAGTATGCAGCTCATTGTACAAGAATAGTACAATCATTAATTGACCATTTAGCGTATTCAGTTGCCGACATTGAAAGTTGGGATGAATTAACTGAAGCGGAGAAGAAAATTATTCCAAAAGAAATTTTTGATAATTTTGTTTAATATGGAATATACCTGTAAAATCTGTGGTAAAACAGATGAATCCGATCATTGGGTAAATGGTCAAGAAATGCTTGATAACAAACTTTGTTTTGATTGTAATTTTTGGATGAGTCATCATAAAGATGATATGACTAATCGTAAAGATCATAAGTTTGTTATTGCAAGTGGTGTTCATTATGTAATTGAACCCGAAGACTCAAAAGAAACTTATTTTAGAGGTTTCGGTGGTGCTAAAGTAGAAATTCATTTCTTTGATGGCACTATTGTTACTTCTACTAATCTGTGGTGTAATGGCGATGTCCCTGAAAGATTTAAGAATATTATGCCTGATAACGCAACTATAAAATGGTTATAAAATGACTTTTAAAGATTTAAAATTTAAACCACATCCATTAGCTCCAATGTTTAGTGAACAAGCTAAGCATAATTTTCCTAATGGTTATGGAGTATCCGTCATAAATGGAGTCATGCTTATTGTGATGCTAATACTTACGAAGTTGCTATCATGAAAGATGGCTCTTGTTGTTATACTACTCCTCTTACTAACGACGTATTGGGTTATCAAACTCCTGATGATATCGATAAGATCTTGAAGGAAGTTGAAACCTATAAAGAAAATGAATTTTAAGTGTCTCGTTCGCACATAGGCAACAAAATCTAAGAGTAATCTTAGTTGGCAGCTCGGAATAGACGAGCTTTTTATTAACATTAAAACCCACAATCATGAAAGAAGAAGAATTCAAAATCATCCACAAAAAGCGTATTCGTAGAACAAAAGCTTCGAAAAAACCGCAATTGACCGAAGAAGAACGTCAATTTATCAACGAACATAGAATTAACTGGAACCTTTAAAAACCCCACAACAATGAAAGAATTAATTGAAATGATCATCGGCAATATTTCTCAGAATAAGTTTATTGAAACAATCAATGAACTTTGCACTATAGAGCCTAGTGACTCTGAAAAAGAAGTTGAAGAAAAGCGTCAGAAACTGCTTGCTCTTATGATGATGCGTGTTAAAACGGATCTGCAGAAAGAAGCTGAAAATGACCCGAAACTTGCCGAAAGCCTCAAAATGGCAAAAACCGCAGCTGAAAACGCTGAAAATGAACGTAATGCGGACGACTTTGTCCGTAATGTTAAAGAGCTTTTCAAAAAGGAGGAATAATGGGTTATACTCGGATTACTCCTGATAAACTTACTGAACAGCTTAATACTATTCGGCAAGTTGTTGAAAAGAATCCCGCGCTTAACTCTAAAAGATTTACTCGCACTGAATTATTAGAACTTCTGGGAAAGAACGGACTTAATGTAAATCCTGTTCTTTGGTCTTGCTTGAAAGAAGTTTTTCATTGCGAGAAAATCAATGGAGTGAATACTTGGACATTTCAAAGAAATGACCGAGGAACTCTTCCTATCTATAAGGGAGTGATTGAGTCAGTTGTTATGAATTATCGTAAGAAAATGAATGACAAGAAATCTCAATCACTCTCTGTGGATTCTGCTATCAAACTTCTTAAAAGTAAAGGCTACAAAATTCAGAAGCCGGTTATATCTTATAAGGAGATTTAGTTATGCAACCTAGTAAAAATCTGAATGATACTTTGGATTCTGTAAAGGAAATCTCTGAATTGTATAAAACCAAAACTATCTGTTTTTCTTGTGATGATGAAGTATTAGGAGCATGTCATACTCTTGATACTATTGAGGACTTTGAACGTATGTCTCATGCGATTTATACATTTCTTGAAAGTTCGCTCCATGGGGATTCTACTCAACACAACATTTCAGGAGTTTTGATTAATGCAGTCATGAATTTCTTGACAAAGCATCCAGAAATACTCTTCTAAGCAATAAAGTAATTTCAGAAAACATTTTGATCATCAAGGTTACAATAGGAATCGATGGTCTAAGATAACGGCTTAATCGTGCTGTTTGCAGTATCATGATAAAGTTTGTACAAAAGGAAGATTGAATATGTTGATTTTATATTTGTTGCTTGTAGGAAGACATTATACAAAAACACTGTGATGATTTGAGTATAATTGATTTTTCTACGTAAACTGTCTTGTGCAGTTAAACTAGTAGCCACTAAGTATTATTACTTAGCTGAACGGAATCAGGTATCTAGATGGTATTTGATTGGAATATGAAGGTTCGACTCCTTCCTACTAGTCTACTATTATGCGTAAATGATGTGTTGATTGTGGGAAGGCTAGTCTAATAAGAGAAATCAAGTTAGGCTAGTCTTTTATTTTGAAAGTTCTTTAAATTTATATATTATAAATTAGATAAATATTTGTTTAACTAAATTTTTATATTATGTTAGAATTATTTAAATCTGATTTATAGATATGTGAAGAATATTCAAAATTTATTAATAATCGATATTTCAGAAAAGCATGGTGGAATGTAGGTTTTACATCTAAAAGAGAATAGGAATTACATTATGAAAATACTCCTCGTCCTTGTATAGTGATGAGGCCAGTACGTAATACTTTTCCAGCATATCTTGCTTATTATATTTTAAAGCATAAATTAAATGCTTATGATGCTAGGTAGTATGTTAAAGGATGTATAAACTCTGCGAAAAAGAAATATCCAACAAAAGCTCTAAAAAATTGGATTAGAAGTGAAGTTGATAGGTATTTACAATTATATACTAATTCAACTTATCCTCAATTATATAAACATTTTAAATGAAAGCAAAAGACTTGCGAGTTGGAAATGTTTTCTTATATAACAAAATTAAATATAGAGTTATGGAGAAAATGATTTCTGATATAAAAACATGGAACTTTACATTTAACAAGTGGTCTAGAGTTCCTAACTCAGTAACAGTTAAAAAGATTTCACAGCTATGATAGATATATTTGATATTATCTTGATTGTATTATTAGGATTAACCTGTCTTGGTACACTTACCTTGGCAGGTTTAATTTTATATGATATAATCAAAAACAAACATAATCCGCTTAATGATTTGTGATGATGTACTAGATTTTGTAAATCCTATTATTGACATTCTTCAGAGATGTTATAATAAAGGACAGCAAAATCTATGGCATAAAGCTTCTGATGGTTTACCAACTATCCAAGGAAATTATCTTGTATATACTAAAAAGTATGGTTATTTTGTAGCTACATTAGATAGTATATGGGATGATGTTGAATACTGGATGAGAATAGTAGATCCTACTCAAATAGATCAATTGTAAAAACAATTATAATTGACTATTATGTCTGACACAATTGGTGAAAATAAAATTAAACTAATATCTGATATCCTACAAAACCTGGAATTAGATGAAATTCATAAACTCTTTGAAGATAATCATTGGACATGGTGGAATATTGGTGTTCCTAGTAAAGCAACTATTGCTAAGGAAATTAGTGACAATCTCTCATCAGTATATGATAGAGGTGTAGCTTATCTTCAAAATAGAGTGAAAGCTTATCAAGTGTTTCATACAGATTGCCCGAATGATATAGCCTTAAGAAATATTTTAGAAGATGAGGGCTATACTATATTTCGTATAGAAACTGGACGATTTGAATATCGATATAATCTTGAACGGGAGGATTCTACCATTCGAGAAATTCTTGAAGTTAGACTTGTTCCTATTTCTGTAGAATCTTGGAGTGACGAAATAAACAATATCAAATGATACAGATAGGTAGTTGGATGTTATTCCAAGACAAGGAAGGTAATTGGAAAGAGAGTCAGGTAACTCTTCTTAATGATGAAGGAGATATATTTTATGAGTTAGGATGTCCTAATGATGTAAAACCTATTCCTTTAACCGAAGAAATTCTTTTAAATAACAATTTTGAAAAAGCTGATGAAATGTGTTTTATAGGACCTAATCATATATTGGTAACTCTTTTCCCAGATTATCCAGAAATGATTTACAATGTCCCTGATGCGTATACAGCAGTCAATTGTTATTATGTTCATACACTACAGTTTTATTATAAAGCTGCATTTAATAAAGATTTAAAACTAATTTTTAATGGAAAGAATAATTAATGAAATCCACGAAGAGGATGGTTCTCCCAAGGCTGAAATGGCTGTCGAAAGCCCTTCTATTATAGAGCAATGTACTGAAAACTCTTCAAAAGATGAAGACGAAGATGAAGAAGAGAATGTCGAAGAGAGACCTTCACCTGATGCAGGAGTTGGAGATTACGTTGTAATTGATCGATTTCGGGAATATGATGAATCCCAATATAGATGTTCTTTTACTGAAGAAATGGTAGATCAATACGGCAATAAAGTATTGGTTGTAAAACGTAATTTGTTTGATGGAAAAGATAACGATTGTGTTGAAGATGATTGTCACAAGTATGATTTAGTTGACTTGTATGGCCGAAATATAATGTATACTTGGGCAAGTAGTATGTTTACTCGTATATCATCTCCTGAAGATATAAGACAAAGAACTCTTGAAGGTTTTAGTAGAGAATTACTTGCATTTCATCATTTACTTGAAAATTACTTACTTAGTCCTTTAAAAGTCGGAGTCTATCAATCCAGCAAAATTTATAGTATTATGTTTGATGATAATAGTTGGCATGTTGAAAGTGACTGTAAAGGTGCTATCTTTAATTTCCCTGCCGAAGCTGAAGCTCTAACTTTCTACAGAAACAATTATCGTGATTTTCAAGTAGCAGGAAGACTATTTTAATATGCAAGTTAATGTTGGCCAAATAGAAGACCAAGAGGTAATTTATATCCCTGAAAGAGATGTAATCTTTTGTAAGAATACAGTTGTTCCCTACAATGTTATTCGTCTTCTCCTGAAAAGTTCTTCAAGTCGTGAAGAACTCCCTGAAAAAAATCTAGTAATTACTAAAAATAGTTCTAATGTTTCACTTGGTTGTTTAAATACAACTATGTCTAACATTTGGACTATTGATAAAAATATTAAAAACATAAAATCCTCATGGAAGAAAAGAAATTAATTGGTAGAACTTCTCTCATAAAGCGGAGAACAAACGCTTATGAACAGGAGTCTCGAAGAAAGTTTGTCGAGATTATGAATAATCCTCAGTTTACTTATAGTGACTGTTTGGATTACATCGACACTGAAATTAAGCAAGGTAAGCGTATGGCTCGCTTTGATTATAAACTCCGTTGTTTCAAAAATGATGGAATTTATCAGGTGAGTCAGGCTATCAACAAAGTCTTTGGTGCTGTGAACAGCATGGAAGATAAGAGTCCTTCGGGAGATAGCGATATCCAGACTGTAGATATCTGTCTCTCGGATGGCACTCGTACCAAGGCTCCTTATGGCAAAATTGCCTTGAATGGACTTGGTGAAGACGCTTATATTGACATTAACTATGATACTGATGAGCATATGCTTATCGTAACAGGTAAATGTCAGATGCGTTATACTACAATCATTGACGACATTATGACTCAAGCTAATGAACTTCTTAAGACAAATTCGATCTATAAGAATCAAGCTCTTGAGATCACTGATATCAATGAACCAAAGGTTCTTGATTTGTCTAATATTGACAATCAGCTGATGGTATTAAGCGACAGCACTAAATATGCGCTTCGCCCCATTGAAGCTCGCCTTCTTCAACCTAAAAACTGTGTTAATAAAGGCATTCCTCTCAAGTATGGAGCACTTCTTGAAGGAAATTATGGAACTGGTAAGAGCTTAATTGCATTCAAACTGGCAAAGCAGGCTATTGAGAATGGCTGGATGTTTATCTATCTTAAAGATCCAACTCAGCTTGCAGAAGTTCTTCGTATGTCCCAAGTTATTGACAAGAGTGGCTGGGGTGTTGTTGTCTTCGTTGAAGACGTTGATCAGGTTACTCGTGGTAACAGAGATGCTGCTATGCAGGATATCCTTAACACGCTCGATGGTGGTGATACTAAGGGCATGAATGTCATTAGTCTTTTCACTACTAATCATATTGAGCTTATCGAACCTACTTTCTTGAGAGGTAAGAGAATTGGTTCAATTATTTCTCTTGGTAGTCTTGATAAGAAGACTGCTGATGAATTTATCCGCCGTTCGTTTGCAGAAGAGTGTTATGTCATTAAAGACGATCTCACTGAAGTCTGTGAAATGGTGGAACGTGCCAATATTGTGCCTGCATTCATGGCAGAAATCATTGAATCTGTTAAATCTAATATGATTCTTGATAATGAGTGCGAAGTCAAGGCAGACTACCTTAAGTATGCTATTAAAGCATATGAGCATCAGGTACAATTGGCTCAAACTAAGAACATGTCAGAGACTGTTGAGCAGACTTTCATAAAATCAGCACAACAGCTGTTCTGTAAGGATCCCAAAAATTACCCAGCCTTCATCAAAATGATGGAAGATCATTGTGGTGAAGATATTAAAAACTTCCAGTAATTTTTAACAATTTTTAACTTTGAAGTTGTGGATTCTATATATAATATAGCATATTGAAAATTGATTAATAAGTCCTTCTGCCTGTAAATCAATATGCTAGGTGCGACGTAGGCCGAGCGGCTAAGGTTCCTGCCTTCCAAGCAGGTTTTGGTGAGTTCGACTCTCACACGTCGCTCAAAAGGACATCCTGACAGTCCTTTATGGTAGTATTTTAGGCGAAATGATTAACCTAAATGAAAATTTCATGTTTTACCAAAGGAAATGTGAAACTACTACTGATTGCTGCATGATATTGATTAGTTATTTTATTGTTTGTATTGGACAAAAATCATCTTTGGAGGTTGTAAATTACCTATGAACTATCTACGTATTAAACTCAACACATAAAGAATAAGGAGTTGCTATACGAGAAGAAAATTTTATCGTTAGATATTCTCCTAGTGTCTAACGTATCCGCTTGCTGTAAAGTAATAGGAGAGAATATATCGTTGGTATCAATCGAGCTTAGAAAAAAATTCTTCTAGAATTTAATAAATCCCAAATGGTTAGTCCATGCAACTTGATTGCAAGAAATTTAAGCACGGTTTAGGATTTTCCCATTAGATTTCCCTATACTAATGATATATTCTTCTTTTGTCTAAAAAGTAATTCGTTGACATTTGTAACGTCAAGAATTATGTATTCTTTTAAGATTCTGAAACGGTGCTTGTTCACAAAAACAGTTAGAACTTTAGAATACTGAGGACAGTACTTCATTAACAAAATTAGTAATGTACCATAGAAATATGGGTCTACAGGTGCAAATCCTGTATGAGGTACAATGGTCTTTAAGTATATCCTGAATACTTAGGTTGGCATTATCCATAAATGTACAGGTGTACTAGTAAACCGGAATTGACTAGGGTTTATACCAGACCAGAGGTATACTCATTAAACTGGAGCTCTCTCGACGTCCAGATATAGGAGTAGTGATACTCGAGAGTGAGTACCATATGGGAAGCAGTCCACAGCTCTATATGGTTACAAGGAGGCCTTTCAGTAATGTTTAGGAGTTTTGCTGGGAACTACTTAGAGAAATGCTAAGAAGTAGGTGCGAATCCTACTAATGCTCTGGTGGTGGAATGGTAGACACGAGGGACTTTAAAGATTAAAAACACTTGTAAATCTTATAACTGGAATTTTCTAATAGAAAGTTATTAAAGATTTTTAAGTAAAACATTATGTTTCTATTAAATACTCCATTTTTATTTGGTAGACAATGAAATTGTGTATACCTTTCATTATATGAAAAAGGTAAATTATACAAAAGAATTGTTGGAGGAAAAAGTGAAAGATTGTTATTCTTTTGCTGAACTCTGCAGGAGATTAGGTTTAAAACCAGAAGGTTCTAATCCGAAAACTGTAAGAAAAAAGATGGATGAATTTGGAGTAGATTATTCACATTTTACTGGACAAGGATGGAATACTTATAAACATCCTAAATTTGGTAATGGAATTCCTTTAGAATCTAGTCTTTGTGAACATAGTTCACTTTCTTCATGGAATGTAAAGAAAAGATTATTTGCTCATAAAATAAAGGAAAATAAATGTGAAAAGTGCGGACTTACTGAATGGTAGGGTAAGCCACTTGTATGTGAACTACATCATATAAATGGAGATCCCACTGACAATAGGATAGAAAATTTACAAATTTTATGTCCTAATTGTCATAGTTAGACCGACAATTTTAGAAATAAAAATAGAAACAGGGAGGTAATGAGTGCTCCTGAGGAAACTCAGGAAGTAGAAGCAGGCTAACTCGGTGAAAGCTGTAGCCTCCCAAAAAATAAAATACAGTCAACGCCGAACTAATACAAATGCGTAGAGACTATATACCTGCTACCTAAGTCGTAAGATATGGTAAAGACATAGTCCAATCGGGAGTAAACCCGATGAAAATCCCTTGCCCGCAAGGGCGTGTGGGTTCAAGTCCCACCCGGAGTACTAAATCCTACAATAATCGATCGTAAAAAGTAGGTAAATACAAGAGTAGCTAACTTGTATTTTTACAGAGTAGAGGAATTATTAGACTCAGCTGCACGGAAACTGCAGGTCATTTGCTGGTGAGAATCCAGCCTCTGTAACTAAATAGTTGTATTACATTAGAAGATTTTATTTAATTCGTTTACTTTCTTCATTATAAATTTCTTCTGATTACAACTTGGTATTCCTAAAGAGAAGGCTCTGGAGTAATTACCAGATGATAGGTTCAAGTCCTATCTAGGAATCTAACAAAGTCTTACAGGCGCAGCCGTTACTTGAAGTAATTCAAGGCATTCGATGCGGATAATTGTTTAAATAACCTTGATAGAATAAACAGCAAGGCATATGCTCCTTATTAATGGAATTTTGGTGACAATAGCCAGCTAACGAGCTTTAAGGACATGAAGAAAACGGACTTTGTTTTTACAGTACGTAGTTTATGTAATGGGTTTGAGTCGTACAATAAACTATTACAGACCTGTAAACGTTAAGACTATAGGAATAAGCATTACTGTACTTATTTAAAAAGAGAAAATCCTGTAGGAGTTTACATCATTGTACAATGTGTTCATTTTTAAAGGTTTTGATAAAAAGCAAAACTAAAAACATCAGAAATGATAATAAAAGAAGGTTTTAAATTTGTTTTCTTCTTTTACATTGCGGGATAGAGCAGTGGTAGCTTACCAGGCTCATAATCTGGAGGTCGTGGGTTCGAATCCCTCTCCCGCTAGAGAATAATGATAGAAACCTCCACGTGGTTATTCTCGGGTAATGCTAATTCTATCGTAAAAATAAGTTTAATTTTAAATAGGAATAGAAAAAGTAAAATTAAACTTGATGCAACAAATTAAAGATAAATAAATCGGATTTATTAATCCTATTTGTCCCTGTAGCTCAGCTGTATAGAGCAGCGGATTTCTAATCCGCGGGTCGTAGGTTAGAATCCTACCAGGGATACTAGTAACACAAAAGCTATGAAAAAGTTATTACTTATTTTATCTATTTTATTTAGTTTTAATGCTTATAGTCAAGGATATATTGGAGTTGAGGGAGGATTCAATATTATTAATCGACAACCCACTATATCTGTTAAAGCGTTATTACATAGAATAGAATTAAATGTTATTTCTCAACCATTTAGTTTTTCAGATACTAAAGTTTCTAGATTCACTTGTGTAGGTGGTGGTTATTTATTACCAAAAATGTTTGTTGCCGGTGGTGGAGTTGGTACTATGCAGGAAATTCCAGAAATAATTACTCCTTATGGTGAAAGAGGTTGGAATGGAACATTAACAGGATGTTTATATTTTAGAAAATATTTTAATTTAAAGAAATCAATAGATATAACTACAAGTCTTACTGCAGTATATAAAGTCGGAATTATTCTTGGTATAGGATTTTCAGTCGGGTATTTAAAAGAAGAATATCAATATTTAAAATAAATTGAAATGGAATATAAAGGGTATACAATTGAGGATGTAAGCTGGGTTAATCAGTCTGAATCTATTAGGCAAGATGACGATAATAGTATTGAATTGACTAGAGAAGAACTCAGAAAATATATTTTCTTAATTGACGAAAAGGATAAAGAACTTACAAGTTTAGAAATTGAACATACTATTCCAACTATTGAATTTTATGGACAAGGATATGAATATAATCCTAATGGAGCAGATCAAGAGCCTGAAAGTTATATTAGTTTAAACTGGAAACGTCGCGAAACATCTGAAGAAGCTTTTAAACGTATTGAAAAACGTAAAAAGGAAATTGAAAAGGAGATAAAGAACAATATTGCTAAAGAAAACGCTCGAAAACAGGCTGAAAAAATCGAAGCTGATCGTATGATTCGACATCTTAGATCATTAGGATATGAAGTCATATAACTTATATAGTTTATGGAAGAAGAATATATAATTTTTCAAACTTATCTTGATAAAGATAATGTATTTAGATATAGAATTATTTCTAGTTAAATCTAAATAATTGTCCTATGGTGTAATGGTAGCACATCAGATTTTGGTTCTGCTTGTCCAGGTTCGAATCCTGGTAGGACAACAAAATATAGTTCTATAGCATAAACGGAAATGCGCATTTGATGAAGAATTTAATTATAGAAATATAATTATTAATTTGAAAAGATTGGCAATAGTTTTTTATGGTAGTGTATCTACTTGCTGCAATCGAAGTAAGTTCTTAACATGAATGAGATTAAAAGGTTCGATTCCTTTTAGAACTACAAAGGAAAATAATGTTAAACAATAAAAGATTAATACCATGTGCTTATATGCAAAAGATTCAAAGCCTCGTGTGGCTACTAAAGACATTAAGGTCTATAAACACGTAAAATATGTTGATGTATCTTACAGAACAGCAATTACTCCGCATCAAGAGACTACTTTTGAACTTGATAAAGAATTTATTCCAAAAGCAAAAGTAGCTAAAGGTACTACTACTTTTAAGTCTGGAGTGATTCATGCGTGTCTGTGGCCAGACGCTGACAGAGGGACTTGTCTTGAAGCATATATTCCCAAAGGTACTAATTATTGGATTGGTATTGATGGTTGTACTGTATGTGCTGAGAAACTCTTTGTTACAAGTAATGAAGTAGAAGGACCTGCATGTATGGATGTAGACTTAGCAAGAGAAATACTTGCAGATGTACCTACAGTTGAAGGGGTTACTATTGGTGAGTTTACTTCCGATGACTATATTGTTGTTGGATTTTATCAAAATGGTAAACCAATGATTGCTGATATAGCTAATATGATTCAAAGTGTTGCTATTGACAGAGAATATGATAGCAAAATTGATGAGTATTATAGCTATAATGAAGCTGCAAAAGACTTCAACGGAATATCCCATTGTGCAAAACACCCAAAAAGTGAAAGATATGAAGCGTTTAACGCAGTATCCAGACTTAGTCCCAAGCATTATATTCCTGCATGTGGAGAAATGAGAACTTTGTTATCTAACATTATCTATATTGCAGCAAGTTGTGCTTTGAAGAATATACCGATTTCTATTTCTATGGAAGGTTGGTATTGGACGTCCTCGGGGGGCTCGTTGTACTGCAGTTGGTGCTGCTACATCCGCTCGGAGGGTGTCTACCAGGGCTGGGACCACAAGGTCTGTCGGGGCCGGGTCGTTCCCTTTGTTGCTCCTAATTCTATTTCTCAAAAAGAATGAATAAATTTGAACTTCACATAAGAAAATGGTTTAGAATATTCCTAATATCGACATTGGAAAAAGTTATGAAAAAATTAAATTAAATACACTTAATTGTTAAACCGCAAGTCGGGAAGTTGTTAAAAGCAACAATATTTAATTATGGGGAGATTTTATATAAATCAGTGCAATTAAGTGAAAAGAGTTTTAAGGCTTGTACTCTTGGCGGAAAACAAACCTATTTGCATCTTTAGCTCAGTAGGTTTAGAGCCATCTATTTTTAGGATGAGAGTTGGGTTCGAGTCCCAGAGGATGCACAAAATCTATATGCTCCTATATTATAGAGCAATATCTCCTAAGTTCTTAGTGCAAATACAAAATCAAATTATATAATACAATGGAAACAGAAATTAAGGAATCTCTTTCTAATGAAGGTCTGATTAAAGCACCTATTTTCAGAAGAGAATCAAGAAAGCAAAATGTATGTCTTTGTGATAAATGTCCAGAGCGTTACCATGATTATTGGTGCGATACTGAAAGATGCGGGTTTGCTAAAGGAGTACAATTGCATGGACTATATTTTAGTGGTTATTATATTCCATTTAGAACATGTCCAAAAAATGGAGAAGTCATTATTAAACAAGAAAATAATTAAAATATTTATGAAAATACCTATATATAATGAAGACACAATCCTTGAAGCAATCGAAGAAGAAGGGTTGGCAGGATGTGCATACGGATATAAAACTCCATTTTGCATCTTTATCTTTATAGAAGGTATGGAAAAGGATGAAATTTGGGAGAAATTTCCAACACCATTAATTGGTTTAGAAAATGCTCATTATGATATGAATACTTTAGAGCCTGTAAAATATTTTATGATTGATAAAGGCCCGTCTTTTGAACCTAGAACTGATAGTAATGTATCTGGGTTAGAAGAGAGTATAGAATATTTTAATAAAGAATTTTAATAATGGATAAACGTTCAGATGCAATCGGCGATAAAGGTTGGCGAGGAAAGTGAGGTTGCGATAAACACAAAAACACTGTATGAAATAAAGCAGAGGTGCCTTTACCATTAAATTATATCTGTAAAATGATATAGCCTTTATAATCCATTATTTTTTATAGTTTGTACTTAACAAACTAATTGCTCCTATGGTGAAATGGCTTATCACGTCGGACTGTTAATCCGTTATTTCTGGTTCGAATCCAGATGGGAGCGCAATTTAATTTAAGAAACAACAAAACAGTACATAAATTATGAAAGAATCAATTTTCTTTGCTAAACCTGGTGAAAAAGGTTTGAATGAAACTAGTGCTGCTCATCTCTGTGCACTAGCAAACCAAATAGAGCTTGAAAACGAAACAGCACTCAATGAAATTTGTTTTGTAAATACTGAAGTCGCAGTTGTTGGCAATGCTCAAAATCTTCCAACCCAAGATGGAATTAAAGAAGACGAGTTTGATCTTATTGAAACTCGTCTAACTCGGATTGCTAAAATGCATCGTTTTATTGCGTGGTTTGCTGAAGCTAGAAAAGCTCTTGAAGCAGAGAAAGCTCAAGTAAGAGCACTTACTGTTGAAAAGTGGTGCAAACAACAGGGTATTGAATATCCAACATATCCTGAGCAGCCTAGTAAAGTAAATACTAGTGAATATGACGATGTTCTTAAAACTCTTAACGTCAAAGAGTATGAAGAGTATCTTGGTTTACAAGCAACTGCTGCAGTGTTTGGGAAATTTATTCATCCTGATCGGCCGATGGACACTGCACGAAAAGCTCTTCATTATGCTTTAAGTCATCCGTATAAAACTCGTGGAGAAGGACGTGATACCACAGTTTATCATTCTACACCTTCTATTTCTGCACAGAAAGTTGATGCTAAGTTTGCTGTTCTGCAAAAGCTATATAGGGAATATGAACAAAGATTAAATCGACTGAAAGCAGAAATTCGCAAGAAGCAGACAGCAATCAATGTGGAAGAAAACCACCAAAGTCATCTTCTTGAGGAACAGTTCCTTAAAGAATATGAAGTGTATAGAACTCGCGTCGAAGAGCTAAACCGTCAGTTCCGTGATTGGTTACTTGCTGAAAACGAGAGACTATCTAAAGTCAAGTTAGCTATTCCAAGCTCACTTGAAACAACAGTTGATTATCTCAATAAACTTGCTGATAATAACTAATAGGTTGTAGAACTTGGACCATATTAAATCCTAATCTACATTTGTGTAAATAAGATTAAACACCTTACTATGTCTTGAAAACATATAATTTTGGATAAAATTTAGTGGACTCCATGTCTACGCATACTTGGCTACATCAGCAAATATAATAACTTTTTATTTGGGATTCAGTCTCAGATTAAGGCTCAGTTGCTGGTGTAGGTCCTAGTTTTAAACTTTGTCTACACTGTTTAATCTTATTTATAACTATTTTTACTCTTTATAGAGTGAAGGGAATTAGTTGGTATATAGTGGTTCAAATCCACAATTCCCTCTAAAAAATAAAACTATGATTGAATTTATTAAGAAATTAATTTGCAGAAAACCGCAGCAATTGAGATGCCTTAAGTGTAAATATTTTACTTGGTGGGATGGAGATTATTGTTGTTTTCAACAAATGCAAATTTTATGCCCATCTAAAGATGGTTATATTAGTAAACAAGATTACAATAAACTTTGTAATAAATATTTATTTTGTCGAAATTATAAACGAAGTAAACAAAATACAATCGAAGAAAGTAAAATTGTAAAATGATAACTGATGATTTATTTATAGGAGCATGGGTTTCTTGTTATGGTGAAATTGGCACTGTAGCAATGTTAAATGAAGAGACTTGTGCTATATGGAAAAATGGAGATATGAGTAAAGAAGAAAATTACATTGCCACCGCAGCAATGGCTCCATTATTTCCAGGAGATTTAAATCCCATTCCTTTAACTCTGGATATCTTAGAAAAGAATGGATTTAAATATAAAGAATCTATCGATAGATGGTGTTTTAAAAGTACTCAATTTGGACTTTATAAAATAGAAGATTGTTTTATAGGAGTTGTTTGTGGAATGTATCGATATGTTAAATATGTTCATGAATTACAACAACTTCTTAAATTAGCAACAATAGATTATAAAATAATACTATAATGGACGATAATTTTCAAAAGAATATAGAACCAATTGATGAGAAAGAGGAAATGTTGAAGAAATTCTTAGGCTTGTATAAATGCAAAACATTGTATTGGAGTGGCCCAAAACCGATTTTTTCTGATAATGACAATAATAATTCAGAAGCTACAACTGATTCTCCTCTAAATTTTTAATATTTAATGGAAAGTTGGCAGAGTTGGTTTAATGCAACGGTCTTGAAGCCAATTCGAGTGTTATGGCGAGAAATCCCATAGCAGAAGCATCCCTAATTCGGTGAAAATCCTTCTCAAACTAAAGAAGAAACAGATAATAGCGCGATATTAGCGACTGTGACTGTTTACACTAACCAATAATGTGTAAGGACAACGCCGAGCTAAATTGAGAATATGCCTTTTACGTATAAATTTTCGGATTTAGTAAATCGTAAGAGATGGTTAGCCTACAGTTCTCATAAATGTGTACAGACTATAGAGGTGCAGCCTAAGTTGAAATTTATGTTTATTAAGAAATACTGGTTGAAAGATACCGTAATAATTCAAAGAGAATAGAATAGTCTTTTTAAACATATCTTGCAAGAATTTCAATATGGTTATAACATAGTCGAGACTACAATAAAATTATCAGATTCAAGATAGTAAATAACCGTGGAATTCGGTCGCGTGTGTATAATCAAAGCTCGCGGAAAAGATGATTTTAGCTATGGTAACATAGTGTAGCAAGGAAAACCGTCGGTCGTTAATTCGGCCCGAGAGTTCGAATCTCTCACTTTCCACATTTTCTAAGTGCATCCTCCATTGAGGAAGGCAATCCTGGATTGTATAAGCAAGATCTTATGCAAACTAGGCTTTTGGAGGCATAAGCATAGTTGGTACTGCAGCAGATTGCTAATCTGTTACCCGACGTAAGTTGGGTCGTAGGTTCGAGTCCTACTGCCTCCGCATTGAAGAGAGAGCTGAATATCTTTAATCCCGTGTTGCTGGGTAACGAGCCGTTGAAGCTAAGCAGGAGGCGACATAGTCTACTATGGAAAACTTAATGTACATATGGTTTTCCTGGTAGGTCTTCTATAGAGAAAATGTAAGCAGGCAGCAGCTTGCCGAACACTAAAGCTATGAAATGGGCCGTGTAGTGTAATGGTAGCACGTCTCCTTTGCACGGAGACAGAGGGGTTCGAATCCCACATGTGTCCACTATTTCCCGTAATAGCTCAGTTGGCTAGAGCGTCCGTCTCATACGCGGAAAGTCGTTGGTTCAAGTCCATCTTACGGGACTATTTATTAATTTTATCTAATATGAAATTTTACATTCCTTTTGGTGATTGGTCGAAAGACGGCCATTGTCAGTATGAGAAAGTTTTAGTAGAAGCTCCAAGTATGGAAGGACTATTAGAAGCAGAAAAGAAGATAAAGGAAAAATATGGTGAAGATTTCTTTGAAGGATTCGCAAATCAATATGAGGATTGTAATTTGTCAGATTCTGTAAAACAAGCACTAAATGAAAACTGTCATTGTGGACTTACTTTAGAAGATGATTGGTTTTCTTTAGACGATATAATCAAATATTTTATCGATTTATTAAATGCATTTAATGCAAATATTACACGTATTGAAGAGTACCCAATGATATGTAATTGGACGTGTCCTGGATTTGAAGACGTTGGTTATGGTTGTTTTGAATAATAGTGTTCAGTTAGCACTTCAATGTAACTGTAATTTATCTATTTTATAAAGAAAATAGACATTGAGGATATGTGCTCCTCCGTTTCTGAAATACGTTAGTCAGATGCAGTAAACTACAACGAAGTATTAAAAATGTAGTTAAAAATCAACGGATGCATACGTTATAACCTGAGATTGCACGGAAGCGTTGGTAAGGTTAGACTAGGGTAGTGCGGTAGTTGGTCACCGGCTTCATTTGGGATGAAGACATTCACGCAGGTTCGAGTCCTGTCTACCCTACAAACTTTATATATAAAATGCCGAAGCGGCGCAGTTGGAGAGGCGCAGCAGACTGTAAATCTGTTGCCGTTTGGCTGAGTAGGTTCGAATCCTACCTTCGGCACAAGAAATCAATAAATACATTACGGCAAGTAGTTCAGTTGGTTAGAACGCTACACTGATAATGTAGAAATCGGTGGTTCGAGTCCACCCTTGCCGACTTATTATGGAGTGTATAGCTTAGTTGGTTAGAGCAGTGGATTGTGGATCCACAGGTCGAGAGTTCAATTCTCTCTGCACTCCCAATTTAATTTGAATATAAAATGGAAATTCAAGATATATTATTAGATAAATTAATTCAATTAAAATCTTTTGTTCATAAAAATAAAGATTTTATTGAAAAATTAGAAGATTTTCCACCAGATCTTTTAATAAGAGACTTGCAATTCGCTTGTGATAACGATAAAGGTTATTATAAAGATAATGATGATAACTATTTTTATATTAAAGGCATTAAATTTAATGATGAGGAATTAGAATCTATTTCAGAAGAGCCTGATAGTATTCTTAATATAGAATTTACTATTGTAACAGAAAATTCTATAACTAATCATTTAATGCCTATTAATGTTTTTATCGATTCTTTTATTGAAAATAAACTTTGTGCATCTTCTAAAAAAGAATTTGAAAAAGTAATTACTAAGGTTGTTACTAAAGCAAAAAAGCAAGCATTTAATTGTGTTAATCCTCAAAAGTGTTTAAATGCGCTTATAACTTTTTCTAATCAAATAAATGATATCCCACAATGAAAACAAAAATTAAAACAAAAGGTGGTTACAAGTCTGTAGATATTACAGATATTGAACTTTCTGAAAAACAATTTGAAGAAATCGAAACAAAACTTGACGCTGAATACAAACATAATTATGATGTTTTGCAAGGTGCAACAAGAGCTGAAAACGCATTTAATACTGTTATAAAATACATTTTTAATATTTCATCTAGCATAGAAGAGGCTTTTCAAGGAAACGAAGATCTTCTGGAAAAACTACGTAAAGCATTCTTTAGAAACTGGAAATTTAAGTCTAATAATTCTTGTAGATTTTCATTAACTGATTATGAATGTCGTAAAGAAGTAATTGATAAATACATTATAGAAGTACAATCTTATGTTGATGTAATCACGAACAGTTCTTCTGAGTTATTTTTAGTTGAATCTGATAAGACTGCTTCTGAGCTACAGGCTATGTTGGACTCGCTAGAACTTAAAGAAGACGATTATTATTCTGGTGAAGGAGGAACACTTGAGGTTGAAAAAGTAAGTGCCGTAAGATCTTTATGGAGTTATTTATATGAAGAAGATTGGGATAAACCAATTGATATGGATAAAATTCATGAAGATTTCACTGATGAAGAACTTCATCGGATGGATCAAATTCTTGCTAAACAGTACGGTTTTGATGAAAATGCTAAATTGTTTGAAGTAAGAGTTGATTATGGATTTCGTAGTATTCGTGATTTTGTAGAACACACTCTCAACGGCCAAAAAATAGATTAATATGAAAGATTTTTCAAATTGGGGAATAAAGAAAAGAAGTTACCCTGATTATAATTATAATGCTATTTGGAATAATCTTAAAACTATACGTATGGGTAGTGGAGAGGCTAAGGCATTACCTCCAGATCATTCTGAGTTTTATGATATTGCAATTGGAACAAAATGTAATTTGAATTGTCCATTTTGTTATGCTAATTCTTCTAAAAACGGAAGATTTTTTACTAATATAGTAGAAAAAGTAAAACTTTTCTTTGGTACTATGGATAATAACCAAAAACCATTCCAAGTAGCAATTGGTTCTTCAGGAGAGCCAACAATTCACCCAGAATTTCTTCCATTTTTACAGTATCTTTATGAAATTGGTATAGTTCCTAATTATACAACTAACGGAATAACGATTGCTGAAAATTCTATCAATGGTCTGATTGATTATACAGAGAAATACTGTGGAGGTGTTGCAATCTCTATTAATACTTTTAGTACTTATATAGTCTCTAGAAGTATTGCTGCTGTATGTAAGCTTCTTAAACGTGATGTGCATACTAATGTACATTATATAGTTTCAGATAAAGATTCAATAAATTATCTTAAAAGTTTATGGAATATGTTTGGTGATGACATTCATACTTACGTGTTATTACCAATGATGAAACATGGAAGAAGTGAACTTGATATGGATCAAGAAGCTTTTAGTATGCTCCAAGAATTTTTATTTACTCTTTCTCAAGAGCAAAAAGAAAAATTTGCATTCGGAGCTAATTTTTATCCATATCTTATTAATCAAGAACATAACGAAAAAGAGATTAAATGCTCTCTTTATCAACCTGAATCTTTCAGTAAAAATCTTATTCTTGATGATATAATAAGAATTACTCCAAGTTCTTTTAATACTGAAGTAACTTTATTTGAAAAGAAATATGAAAACGATATTTTTATTTAAAATACAATCCTACTCTGATGTGATTACAAATAGTTCGAGTGAATTATTTGTAATTAATCAGGGAGAAAAAACTAAAGAAGAAATCATTTCTCTTCTTAACTCAATTTATCCTGAATGGAGAACTGAATACGAAGAACCAGTTCCTTTTGACCAAATTGAAGATTTTGAGCTTGATTATATAACTGGATATGACTGGTCAGGACAAGAGATGTTAAACAAATTCCTCCGCCCATATTATCCTGATAAACTTGAAGAAGGTGTTGAAAAGTTTAATGAATATTTTAAAACAGCTAAGTATAAAACAGATGCTGTTAAAATAGCTCAAACATATAATCTCACTCCTGAAGAATTCTGGGATGAATTTGATATTTGGCACGCTGAATTGCACAACGGCATGAGCAACAAGTTTGTTAATTTACCTTATTTAGAAATTTCAGAAAAAGGGAGAAAAGCTGTTGAAGAACAGCATAAAAATGATTGGCTTCTTCGCTCCATTGATGAAAATCCTGATTGGGATCATCAAGAAGACTTAATGGATATAGCAACAAGAATTCATCTAGGATAATCTTTTTAATTAAAAATAATATGAAAAAAGTTTTTAACAAAATTAACAACTGGTTAGGAGGGGGGGGCATAAGGAAGATTTTGCCTCTCGATTAAACAAAGTCAAATCTGTCTTTCTACAGGCGTTTAATGAAGCCCAACAGCTTTCATCAGAATTGAAAGATAGTATATCTCAGAAAGAGAAAACT